TCTCATATCTCTCTCATCACATAAATATTTTTTCTCATATCTCTCATCACATAAACCTCTTTCTCATATCTCTCTCATCACATAAACATTTCACCATTCCTCTCCCTCATCACATAAAAATATGGGGAACCTATCCAAAGTTCCCCATACTTATTTTACGACCAGTAATTATTTACTTTCCCATATTAGTTTATCTTCGGCTATTCCGATCTTTACTTCCTCGCACTTTCTTCCTATCCATCCATTGAGATACGAGAATGGTTCTGAGTTTTTTACTTCTTCTCCTAAGAAATTAAAAGCTTCAGTAGAAACATGGGATGCTTCATGGCAAACTGTTTCAAAATCAATTATTTTCTTATTAATAAACCATATCAAAAATCCCGTATTAGGATTTAATTTACACCCTCCGTATGGAACGGATACAGTTACAGCCTTGCTATTATATACGTAACTAAAATCGTTATTGAAACATTCTACCATGCCAGATATGTCTTTTCCTACGTATATCCACAGATTAAAAGGATAGACTTCCGGATAGAACTGATATAATTCACACTTCATTTCGATAAAAGTTTTTTACTTTCAAGGAAGTCCTTAAACTGGTCACTTGATACGTCTATAACGAATCCAGCAGCACCAGCATGTCCTCCACCACCAAATCTCTTACTTACCTCACAGCAATCTACGCCGTCTTCCACGCATTCATAAAGAGAGAACCGGACTTTACCACCTGGCATGATACAAAATGGCATAAGAGCTTTAATTTTTCTACCGTCTAACCAGTCTCGTGTAAGAGAATCAAATACTTTAGAACTAAATTCGGTGGTATTCATCGCCACGACCTTAACCTCGTCTACGTAAGCTTCGAACGAGCACGCACTTACCTCTTGTTCGTTTTTGCCGGCCATGTAGTTAATTATAGCACGTCCTTCTTTAGCGAGATCATAGAAAATTAAATCCACCTCATTGTCCTTCATATTTTCTTTAAAATGGTCATACAAATACGACAATGCTATTAACACATTGAGTCTTATTTTTGATCTCAAGGCATACTGGACGGCTACTACCGTATCCCAGCCTAAACCGGATTCTTTATTCCACACATCGTAGTCTGATAAGCACCTGACTATCGCCGGCACCTTCCCCATCAGCAGGTCCGAGGCCAGTGCGCACGCACCGGTACCGACTCTCCTCAACCCTGGAACTACGAACCCCCATGTCTTACTATCTTCGATAATTCCCTTGTGATGATCTATCCACATCAGGCTCTTTCCTTCATCAAGCCATTTCTTGAAAATCGTTTTAGAATCGGCTCCGAAAGACACGTCAAGAACGTAAACAACCCCACATTCATCTACTTTATCAATAACTTTCTTTACATCATCTTCATACGAATACGGGATATAAATAACATCCTTGTTTTTACTGTTTTCGTACATGGTTGCGATGGCTGCCGACACAACGCCATCTAAATCCGATTTATGATAAACTATCGCCGTTTTATTCACCTTCATAATATTGCACATAACTACCTAAAATTATTTACCAACAAACTGAATAACGTCCATATAGTCAATGCCGGCATTCTCAGCACATACCTTATCCGAATCAGAGAACTGCCCTGGCAGACCACTAGCGTCCCCGACCATCAACGAACATCCCTTAAGTTGACTGAAGTCCATACCTGGCATTATCGTATCTTTACATTTCATAAGAATATCATCAATCATGCCCGTGTTAGGCTTCCTCCTCGGATCTTGTTTGTCATTGGAATAACACAACCTTTTTTCATATAGGACGCCTCTTATGCCTCTCTTTACCGCCAGATCATGTACGGACCTCAGTACGTATTCTATCTTAGCTTCAATATCAGCTCCAGAAACAAACCCAGCTTCTACTCCTCCTTGATTGCTTACGATAGCAAACACCTTAACGCCGTTCTCCTGCATGAGGTCAAGAGCCTTATTCACCACATCCATCTTAATCCTCATATCTGTCAAGTCTGTAGCGAACGTATTCCCAGAAGCGGTTTCTATAAGCGTCCCGTCAAAATCGAATAGCAGTATTCTTTTGTTTTTAATATCCAAATCGTTCATCATTTTTCACTCCTACTCTTTTTTATTACCCTAAGCTGAAGACGGAATAGATTACTGTCTTCTTTTATAATATCATACACAGCATAAGAATTTTCTCCTATATCCCATCCAAGATAATCGAGCAGGTCTTTTAAGTAAACTCTCTTGTATTTTACACCAAGGTTATTTACCTTAAACGATCTCTCGTCTTCAACATCAGAAGCAGCCAGATAAAAGACCGTATTTTCAACTCCTTCAAATATCTTCCCTTCTTCTAAGCCGATAACAACCGCATCCGTTACCCCCATCCAATTCAAATTATCGACAGAGATAGTCATTATCTTACTTTTGCTGATTGACAACTTCCGGATCTTGCTTTCTTTAGTTTTAGATCCTAAAAAATCCTTACTGTTAAAAAAATCTACTTTCATGGTTATAATGTTTTATATTGATGTTGCAAATATACATAATAAATAATCAACAAAGAAATAAATAGGATTAAAACATGATAAAAAAACCCATAGCACTACGTATTTAATAAAAATAAATCAATGACGTAAGAGAATAAAAATAATCATATATTTGTCGGTATCTTAATCAATTAAAAATAAATGTCATGGCAGAAATGAAAATAGGTTTTGTAACCTTCAATCCGGGATCAGGTGATGGTAATCAGGCGGTTACCGTATCAGGTGAAAAATACGAAGGTCGTGTACAACGCACGCAACAAGTAGAATTTGGTGCCGAATCAGGGGGTGTTAAGAAAAGTGCTACCATCAACCAATCTCCGGTAGCTGAGTTCGTAAAAATAGATCCTACTGCATCTGTAGGGAAAGAAGGTGGTACTGTAACAATCAACGGTACAAGTAACTCAACTAAATTAACGTTCTCCTTAACTCCGGACGAAACTCATCCTCTGACGTTGGAAATACCTACCTCCTATCAGGCGGCAGGTAAGGCTACCAACAACGGCGCTGTTATCGCCGACGACCCTGGTGCAACAGGAGCCTTTGCTTTCAGTATCGTATTCTCCGATATTGCTGCGAACACTGATGTAAACGATCTGGTAAATACTCTTAAGGTGACGGCCGCCGGAGGTCGGACGGCTAATACGGTTATTACCCAGACAGCAGGTGATCCGTTCTTGGAAATAGACAAGGAGGTAATTAACTTGGATGCAAACGGTACTCCTCAGACTATCAACGTTAATGCAAACATCAGGTGGACTATCACTCAAGCTGTTTCTAAGTTGGTAAGGAAAGTAATGAAATAACAATTACTTACAGAAAAAGAAAAGGGACGTCTATTTGGCGTCCCTTTTTTCTATGCATTGTATGTAGTATTTATCTTTTTGCCTACTGACAAAAATCTTTTTAAAAATCATCTGTTTTATGATATGGACTCTTTTCCCGTCATCTAATTCCCTCCATATTTCATTAAAGATCAAATCTATTAATTCCATGACCTTCTTATCAGAGACAAGATTCTTTCTACCGGGGCTGACCCATCCATCATCAGTCATCTTACTGGCTATTTTATTAGCTATCCTGCTTAATTCACGTGGGGTGCTCATTTTAATACGTTTTTAAATATTCTACCTTTTTCACACTGAAGTATGCAGTCTCTCATGGGATGATCTTGTTCATGATCGTCACACATCGGAAATTCTTTTCCATAGGGAAAAGCGATGTGCGGGCACTGCGCCCTGAACGCATCCCAGGCCGACTTCCTTACAGCCTCAGCTCCGGCACGCACGCCCTTCTCTCTTTCCTTGGCTGGGTCAGCATACACGTTTGAAATAGCTCTTTTCTTCCAAGTAAGCATATTGTAGTAAAACTTATCCACCAGTTTCCTGCCCACTACATCAAACTTCTGTCTATGAATTAAAGGTGCGGCCTTAACGATGTTCTTCCTATTTTTACTAACATCGACATAAATCAGTCCAGCATAAGACGGAACTTCACTTACGTCAATCATATTAGGCGGACAGGCGTAGTAGAAATAGTTTGGAGGATAGCTTATGACACCACCTACCTTAATAATGCCGTCTTTAAGAACCTTATGTTTTTTATCCTTTTTGAAGTCGTTAAAGAAATCTTGTTTAGACATCTTGACCTCTACTTCATAAGCGTACAATGATCTTGTTATGGCCAGGAAGTCAGATTCCCAATCATATATATGAAGATTGTTAATAACATACATCGGATTACTTAGCAGATCCCTATTAAGGATCTTAAGCATTTGTTGCTCTGGGTAGTTCATTTTTTATTTTTATAATTTAATGTTTGAGAATGACAATTAGGGCATAATATTTGCAAATTTTCTATCCTATTATCACTTTTTATACCATTTATATGGTGAAGCTGTAATGATATATCCTTTTCCATCCATTTTGAAATACCACATATGTCACATTTTCGCTCCTTTAATCCCTCTTTTATTAATCTTCTTCTAAGACAATCAGTATTTAAATAATTTGAATTTTCAACAAGTATCTCATTAAGCGGTCTATTTATCCTAAATATTGACAATTCTTTAGATTTATAAAAATGAGAGGTATCTATTTTAAAAATAATAAATTTATGATGTAACGTTTTTATATTTCCAGAATTAGGATACAATCCAAGAGCTCTACATACATCTGAATATGTATGAACATTCCTTACTATACCTTCAAGCAATTCTTTTGTATATAAAATTCTTCTCATGTTATATTAATTTAGAGGCCGATGGCGGGATCGAACCGCCATAAAAGGTTTTGCGGACCTCCGGCTAAACCATTCACCCAATCGGCCATATTGTAGCCCAACCGGGAGTCGAACCCGGAACTAAAGTTTAGGAAACTTTTGTTATATCCGTTTAACTACCAGGCTATTTAATGTTTGCTATGTTCACACACCACAAACACTTAGATAATTAACACTTTACACAAAATATGTACCGTTATCCAAGGAGGATTCGAACCTCCGCTAACAGAACCAAAATCTGTTGTGCTACCACTACACCATTGGACAGTGGTCCCAGAGGGATTTGAACCCACGATCTTGCGGTTATGAGCCGCCTGCTTTCACCACTAAGCTACAGGACCTTAAAAATATGCAGGAGCCTTCACAGACGCCTGCATATAACAGCTAAATTTTTAACCAATAATTATCCTAAAAACTCTCTCAACGCAAAGTTAAGTACTAACCCATAATATGGCAAACATTAAAATATAAAAAGGATTAAAATACCTACTTCTTTTTTTTCTTCTTCTTTTTAGTGTCTTTTACTCGTTCAGCTTCGTTTTCGGGCTCCACAATGTCACCTGCTTCTTCCTGAATCACATCTGTATCAAGAAGCGTATTGTATTTAACTTCCTTATTTTCATCAAATTTCTCCGATTCTGCCACATCCTTATCTGACTCCTCATCTTTATCCAATTCCGGCTCAGCGACATTGTTTTTATCTTTCCCGATTATACCTATTTGGTAGCCTCTTAATTCTACTTGCATTAATTTCAGCTTCGATTCTAACTCTTGTATTGTTTTGGACCCAACCGAAACCTCGTTTTCCAAATCTCCTATTCTGATCCTGGCTTCAATCAATGCATTTGATTTCTTTTTTAATTCAGATGAGATACTGTTTTTCTTTTCTTCCAAGTTTCTGATTTTGTAATTAGCCTCATCAAGATCAGACCTGGCTTTGTCAAGATCGACATTGACAGCATCAAGTTCTTCCGTTTTCTTCTTGACGCTTTTTATCAACTTTTTCTGATTTTCCTTCAAGGCGTCAATCTTTTCCTTAGACTCAGAAAGATCTTTGCCAACAGATAAAATCTCTTTATCCTTTGAAGCGATATCTGACTTGAGTTCGGAAAGCCTTTCCTTGTAAGAAGCGGCCTTATCCTGCATTTCCTCAATTTCTTTTGCAAGATTTTCGGATTTAATAGCTTTCTCCCTGTACATTGACAGCTTGCTGTCTGTGATGAATGTAAAACCTAACATGCTCATTTTAAAAATATTTAAACATTACTTAACTCCAGAACTACCAAGACCTTTTTCTCCACGTTCATTCCCGTCTTCTACCTCAATATCTGTTACTTCTTCCAATACCATTTTGTATTGTGGAACGATTTCCATCTGAGCTATTCGATCGTTTTTGCGGATTACGGTCGGTTTTTTATTGATTTTAGTAAGATTAACCATATACTCTCCTTTGTAGATAAATTCGCATTTGCCAGGAGCGTTAGTAACTACCACTCCCTCGTCAAAAGAGAATCCAGATCTTCCTTCCACATTCACACACCAACCTTCTGGTATATTCAACTTGAATCCTGTTCCGATTCTAACAGAATAACCTTGATATAAGGTAATTGATTCAAAATCGGAAGGAACATCTATTTCTACTCCCATGTCATTCATCATCTTCACTACTCTATATGCACGAATATCACAACAGGCATCACCATCATGTTTGTATTCAGGTGCCACGACATCAGGATACAGCTTCTTAATACCTACCTGAACAGTCTTCTGATACCCTGGAGTCAAATACGATTCAGGTATTTTATTAACGACCTTATCCTCTTTTTTATGTTTGTTGTTCTTTTCAGAAACAGTATCCTTCTTATTATCTTCTTTTTCATAAAGAAGTCTTTCAATATCTTCTAACTTATCCATAATCATATTTTTATAGTACAATAAACAATACCTTCTTTTTTTATGTCCTTCGTTGATTCATAGCACTCACGAAAAGTACTTATGTCTGCATCATTAGGATCATCGACCCACTCATCTCCTTGCTTATATTTTTCTCTGGTTTCTGAGTAGATCATACATAATTTATCCCCATGCTTCGCCATAATCCTTTCTTCTGTCACTTTCCTACGAAGCTTAATAAGGGGAAATCTTGTAACTATTTCTACTGTCATTCTACACAATCTTTAAAAGCCCAAGAGATGTTATTCTCCCGGGCTGATGTTTATATTAAAATGGAAGGTCATCTTCTTCCATAGGAGGGAAGTTCGGCATCTGTGCTTGCGGCTGTGGCTGATGCTGATGCTGATGCTGATGCTGCGGCTTGGTGCTCCTTGTAGTAGGTGCCGGGGCAGGTGCAGCAGGCTGAGCAGTCGGCTGTGGCGTATAAGCCGGTGCCTGATACTGTGCTGGCTGTTGAGCAGGTTGTTGGTAATTCTGATACGGAATAGCACTCGGAACAGACTGAGGTTGTTGAACCTGTTGAGGAGCAGCCGCCTGCTGGGTATAAGTCTGAGGAGCTGTAGGCTCTTGCTGAGTATTACTTCCTAAACCTAATTTAGCCATTATACCAGCTCTGATGTCTTTAATAGAATCATTGAACCTGTTTGAATATTCCTTAATCTTCTGATAAGTAAAGTTGTTTTGAGCTGAATAATCAAGGCTTTTATTACCATCAAATCCTGTAACCTCAACAGGATCAGGCCAGCCATTTACGCCCTTTTTATAAAAACGTTCAACAAGCTGATCTTTTTCTCCGTCTACTCCGGCATACGCGATAATAAGTTCCGAAGATCCAAACTCATCATCTTTCTTCTTCTTAAAGACATTGAAATAAATTTCACGACTGAAATCGATGTTTTCGTAGTATTTTACGAAGCTCTTAACAAAGCCCTTGATATTTCCTTTTTGATTAACGAGAGGTATGGAAATACAATAGTTTTCATTAAGCTCGTAATCTTTTAATACGATAAGGAAATTAGTAACAGTATTTCCATTAGAGAAAGTGCTTGACTTTAACCCGATGTAGTTAATGTACCCAACTACTCCATTATAATACTCTTTCCAATATCCTGCCGGCTGACCGCTATTAGGATTTATGTGCTGAACAAAACCTTCTTTTGGTTCGTTACTTTTTTCATACAAGTTACCATCTGAATTAATATACAGATAATAAGTTGTACCAAAACTTCTGTTTTCTCTAAAAGCCATATTATTATTTTTTTTATAGATTATACAATGTTTGATTTAAGACGTATGTTGATTCGTATTTAGGATTGAACATCTTTATCATCTTATACTGATCAGACCAATCCATAACAACATCTCCTTTTATAAGTGATTTTACGGAAGACAGTATATTTTCCTTACCGATAGAAAAATTAAAACACGGGCCTTCCAGCGCATTAAAAGGCATTGATTCCATTATCTTTTTTCTATTTCCAAAATCCTCAGACATTACTGTTATGCCGTTTTCTTCATCTACCTTAACATTGACAACATTATCCACTAAAGTCATGGAATTAAGAACCGATATAAGCAAATCCCTATCGAACTTAACACTCGAAGATTTTTCGAATTTATTACATACGTATTCGTAGTTAGGATACTGTTGTTCTACGTTCATATCCGATATAATCACATTATCAAAGCATAAAAACGTCCTAACACCATCTGTGGAAATACTGATCTCCGTATCCTTATCAGATAGAAAGCGGTATAAAATAGAAGCTGCGACCTCACTTAACATAATCGACCTTTCTTCTACTGCATTAGCATACTCTTTCCTGTTTATAAACAGACGGAACATATCAGTAGAAACAATGTCAATATAGTCCTTCTTAACATTAAGAAGAATCGAGCATATAGCCGGTCTAAATTCATCCGATCCAACAAACGCAAAAGATCTTTTCATAGACTGAATGAAAGACGAGCTCATAACACGAATACCGTCACCTACAGGATAAAAGAAATCAGGGAAAGCCTTATCCTCAATCCAAGTAGAAGAAAAAGATCCTCTATCGTATTTAAAAACGATACTGTAATCGTTTTTAATCTCTATCTCTATATCCTGGTTATGATTTTTAAAAAACGAAATAAGAGTCCCGGCATCTACTAAAAAAGAAAACTTATAGTCACAAGAAATATCAGTATTCACATCGAAAATATCATCCGTATATGTTATACGTTCGTTCATGGCTTGTATCCGGATATGATCAAAATATAAAGTAATTTTTATATTCGATGTGACACAATCCTTTAAAACCTTATCAAACATCTTTGAAATGTTTGAAAGTTTCTCATTCATTAGTATGCCAGGAACTCTTACTTTCATTTTTTAAAACTTACGATTATGATTATCTAACACTGCAAATGTATTATTTTAAAATCTAATTACGAATTAATTGGATTTAAAATGATTTAAAATAGATTAAATGGTTCTTCTTGCTGCTTCTGCTATAAGCATCGCATCAACTATACCGTCATGGGCTGTCTTACATCTTTCGTTTTTAACGAACGTATCGTTTGGCCACAGCCTTTTAGCGCAAGCCAATGACGTTTTCTTAGTATTTACCTTACTGGCTTCCATGACCTTATCAGAATGCGTCCAAACCAATTTCTGCCATGTTTTAGGGGCTATGAAATTAACGGAGCAACTTATGTCCGTAAATGCCATGCAGAGGGAGAGGAACAGCCCATGCAGTTGACCTTTGTTCTCCATGAGAGAGGCTGTAGAGGACGTGCTGACCCCGTACAGTGCGTGGACGTCCTCTATGACAAACACTACCCTATCAGGATTGTTTTCTACAATCATATCCCAACAAAAAACATATTCTTTAGTCAAGTCTACCGGCCCTGAAGCTGATATTCTCGGAGTGGATATTCTTGATATTAGTTTGCTGTCTTGATCGATGCAGGCTATAGCTCCGTCTTTTCCAGGATCTGCTGCTATATATAATACCATAATATATCAATTTAGATTCATGTCGATTTTACCAATGCTATCGTCATTTTCAAAGCCTCCATTGTCTGTAAGTTCGTAATCAATAGCCACAGCACCATTACTAAGAATGTAAAATCCTTTAAACATCTTTCCTATTTCAATAGGATACACAACATTTACGTCCCTTCCAATATCCTCAAACGGCATAGCGATATCTTCTGTTTCAGCTTCTTTTTGTTTTGCTAATACCCCAACAGGTATATTTTCACCTTTTATAGATGCGTATGTAACCATATACAGAACATCATTATTGACAAACGCCCTATCACTACTTACCTTATCCAAGCTAACATATATAATATGTTTTATAAAACTATTGATATCCCCACATATGTTAATAGCTTCTACTTCTTTAGGAATAACGACTTCCACTTCTTCTGGTTTTATATTTTTCTTTTTCATTGCATTAATCTTTTTGTGTTTTGTTTTACTTCTTCAACAAGATCCCGATTTTTCATCATTTCCTGCTTAAGTTTCTCATTCTCCTTAATTCTTTTCACCCTATCGGCAAGAATCTTCTTATATTTCTTATCCGATATTTTAATAAACCAAGGACAGTTCCTTGATGGAATCCTTTTACATGGGTAATCAGTGAGACCGTTCGGTCCAAACTGCTCGCATCGGTTACATTTGTCTTCTCCTGTCATTACATCATATTTTAGGGAAACATTCTTCCAGCTCTCTATAAGAGCACTCTACTACAACAGAATCTCCTTTAGGGAGAAATACTAAAATAGAATCGATAGAAAAAACACTATCTACTTTCCTTACAAGTTGGCCATGTTTGTAAGAAGACATGACCAACCTAATTCCATACGTATCAGAATAAGAGCCTTTCCTACATGGAATTATGTTTTCAACAACATAATCAAAGCCTCCGATATTAACTTCATCTCCGGCATTGATTTCCATGATAGGAACCATCTTGACCCTTCTATCTATGCTTATTTTCATTTTGCTACTTCGAATTTGATTTGCTCCTTCGGTTCATAATTCCATACCTCAAAATCATCAGCTACAAAATCATAAAACCCTTTCCCTTCCATACGAGACGAGATAGTAACCTGTGGAACCGGGCCGAATAGAGATCGACGAAGGAGCTCATTTGCCTGTTCTTCGTGACGGTCATACACATGCATATCTTGTATAAAATGAGTGAAAACTGCGGGCCTTAACCCAGCATCGTGAGCGAACATCATCATCAACGCCGCATATTGAGCTACATTCCAGTAAGAAGCTGTAATCATATCCTGGCTGCGCTGATAAAGCGTCATATACAACTCATCTCCTTTAACAGATAAATTGATCTGAAACGCACATTCTTGAAGAGGTTTTAGTCCATTGGTTTCAGGATCGAACATGGATGCTACTATTCTTCTTGACGAACGATCATTCTTGAGTGACCAAAGAATGAAGTCTGTTTGGTTAAGAAAACCATAAAGACCATCATGGATATCTGTCATACCATCTGGAGATTTTCCGGTTCCCATATAAACATGTCTGTTCACCATATCTCCATAACATCCTTCGATCTTTCCATTATCATCAGCCCACTGATCCCATATATGAAGACCAAGATCTTTGATATCTACCGATCTTTTTTGCCAAATCCACAATATTTCTTTTATGGAGTTTTTAAGATTAGTAGGTCTAAGTGAACCAAGAGGAAATTCCCGACGAAGATCGTACTGGTTACATACTTGCAGGATACGCTTCACCTTGACGCCTGTCCCGTCACCGTAGACCGGACGCTTTATCTCTTCCCACGGCTGGCTCATTATAAGAGCCAAATTGTCTTGAAATATTTTATCTACTCTTGCCATATTCTTATTAGGTACTTATATACTATAGTATCACCATCTCAAGGTTATGCCAACAAACAAGAATCATTAAAAATTCTAAGAGGAATGGTTATAAAGACGATTAATTTCTTCTTGTTCTAAACACGGACCACCTACAACTTTCTCTGTTGCTTTTCTTTGTCTAACAAAATCTTCAGCTTCGGAAAAAGTTGTAGCATAAATATATCCACCATACTTTTCTCCATTTATATCAAATTCTGTCACAAACTTCTTTTGTTTTTTTTCTTTTGTTTTCATAACTGTAATTTTTAAAAGTGAATAATTTATTGATTTATAAAAAATAAAGCGGTGATAAACTAAGTTATCTTAACCAACCACCATCCAGTCATCAGCCAACATATCTGATTGCGAAGCTAACCATCCGTTTACGATATTATCGTTAGCATCTTTCATGCACAGATAAGCGCAAAATTTAATCATGTTGGTTTCAGTTACGTCATAATAATCGTTTACGTATTTTTTAAACGAATCCGGCAATGACTTTACTTTATTAACTATCATATCAGTAGACAACCAATCTTCCTGGCGCTGGAATACGAACATACCTTTACCATTCCATCCGGCACGTGCAATCAACGCACCTTTTTTTACTTCTTCTAAAGCTTCTCCAAATTTCATAACTATATTTTTTATAAATTAAACTCTGCAAAATCTATTTCAGATCCGGTTGACAAATTAATCATTGACTTTTCAAGATCTTCCATTGGAACCGGTTTCACAATACCTCCATTACCAAGAGTCCTTTTATAGAAGTTTATCACCACCTGATCGCTGGTTTTTACCGTCTTAGGAATAGGTTGACGAAGATATAATCCATCAAGAGACTTTACTCTTGAAAGAGCCGTATATAGCTGTCCTGTTTCAAAAGAATTAGATACATCCATCATAGCCGCATCCAATGTCAGGCCTTGGGCTTTATGGATCGTGATAGAATAACCTATTTTTATAGGATACTGAATAATAGCTCCTACTACTTCAGATTCTATCTTATATCCGTTTCTTACATATTTTACTTTCTCAAACGAACATGGTGTTATAACAACCTTAGTATGCTCATCATCTTTTGGTTTATCAAGGACTACTTCAATCTCCCCCTTTTTTATAGATAATACAGTACCAAGAGAGCCATTGAAGTACTCTCCTCCGTTTCTTGTTATCATAACTCTTGATCCTTCTTTCAAGAAAAGAGTTTTTTCAACCGGAGCATCTTTAGGATAATCGCCGTTTATAACAGCTTCTAATTTTCTTAAAGAGCCTGGTAACGATGATATTCTCATTTCGTTAATAGCCGTAGCTTTTGAGTTGGTAGTTACAATCTCAACATATCCTTGATTATTATCAGACTGAATACATCTGCTGTTTATTGTATCAAATACATCATCATCCATCTGCCCTTCACGCACCTTATTAAGGACACTAATAAACTTCTCATCTTTCTGACGATATATTTTTTCAAAAGACACCATTTCCATACCAGAAGCCATTAGAGACTTGGAGCTAAAGAAATAAGATGTATCGTATATTTCTCTAAAAAAATCCTCTTTAATCACAGGAGGAAGCTGAAACAGGTCGCCTACCATAATAAGTTTCACGCCGCCAAACGGATCCTTGTCTCCTCTTGCATGACGAAGTATATCAGCCACGTTGTCAAGAAGATCAGGGCGAACCATAGAAATCTCGTCTATGATAAGATACTTTATATTCTGTAAAATCTTTTCCGAACCTCCGTTGAATTTATATTCGCAGTTATCCATAAACGCACCTTTTCGTATTTCAGGTATATACGGCTGCATTCCTATTCTAAAAAATGAATGAATGGTTTGACCACCTGCATTAACAGCAGCAACACCTGTAGGAGCTACAACAACCGCATTTTTTAATGCCGGTATAATACGCTTAAGGAACGTTGTTTTTCCACTTCCTCCTTTACCGGTTATAAACAGCGGTTTTGGTGACTTACAAATAGACTTAATAGCCTTTCCTTGTGCGACATTACCTTCGGACATAACTGAACGAAGAACGCACTCCATGATTTTTTTGTCGTAACTTATAGCCATCTTTTTTCTGATTTTGTTCTACAAAACAAAAGTACGAAAACAAGATAAAACATAAAATATAAAATGAATTAATTAGAATTAAAAAGAAATAATAAGTTGGATAAGTGGCTTTGTGACAGACAGTAATGTAGTTTCGTATTGATACAGTTATGGCATAGTGGTGGCTAACGGGTGTTTCCGTCGATGTTCTACGAGATTATCGTTTTTCGGCTCTGTCGGCGACCAATGACATACTCCCATCGCTAAAGCGAATGGGATTCTTGGATACCAACGCAAGAAACCTCGATATTACTATCGTTGGAATTACTCTTGCTCTCCAATTCGGAAATGCCCTTCCGAAGTATATTACGGGCTGCAAGAACATCACGGTCGTTGACCGCGCCGCACGACGGGCATACCCACGTGCGGTCGCGTAACGACAGCCCTTTATTAATGCAGCCACATTCACAAGTTTTGGAAGAAGGATACCATTTGTCAATCTTATGTACAGTTACTCCATACTTTGAAGCAACATACGTAAGTTTGTTAATAAAAGAAGAATGACTAAGATCAGAAATCTTCTTTCCCCACAAACGTTTCATTCCTTCAATGCTTAAATCTTCAATGAAAATATAATCATATTGTTTGCATAACTGATGAGCTAATTTCCATTGAAAATCTGATCGAAGATCGTTTATTTTACGATACGTTTGTTGAAGTTCAAACAGTTTCCTTCTTCTATTATTGGATCCTTTCTTTGCATTAGAAAGCCGTTTGTTTAGTTTTCTAATCTTGTTTTGATATTGTTTGAAGAATAGAGGAGAATCAATTTTGCTACCATCGCTTTTAGTTAAATAAGTTTTTAGTCCAAAATCCAATCCGATAGATGCACCATCATGTGTCTTTCTATAAGAGTTTATAGGATTATGATCTGTAACTATAATCAAACTAAAACGTGAACAGGTTTCTCTAACTATTCTAATTTGTTTAACATTACCTTCATAAGGTCTACTGTATGAGAATCTAAATCGTTTGTTTCCTTTGTTAATTGTTAAACAATTGCCATTCAGGGTAAACCCTCCTTGTCTAAAAACAAAAGAGTTAAATTTCTCCGGTGATTTAAACTTGGGAGGTCGTTTAGCTAACTTCTTAAAGAAACGGTTGTAAGATTCATCAAGACGTTCAATTATTTCTTGTGTTGTTTGAGAATGAAGAAGATTTCTTTTAATTCTTTTAGCAAAATGCTTCTTCATCTTACCAACTGAGATATATTTTCCAAATAGTTTATAGTATCTACGTTGTAGAGCTAACGCATGATTCCATACAAAACAACATTCACGAAGCATCTTTTCCAGATACTTTGTTTTCTTTGAATGGTATATGTTGTATTTGTATGAAATCATTTTAATTAAACTTATAACACAAATATCGTAATATCTTTTGGATATACATCAAAATCAATTACTAAAAAAATACATATATGAATATCCTACTTAAAAGTATGAGCTTAACAGAAGATCGCAATTCTATTCTAACATATCATTTCAATAATCATATCATCTTTATTTTTAGGCATTACCATATTAACAACATGCCCCAATACAGAATAAGACCATTGCCTATATTTTAGAATAAGTTTTCGAACAAAAAACTCGTCATAATCCTCCTCCATATCATATATGGCACACTCCTCTAATATTTGTTCCTTTTTTATATTAAGAAACAATAATGCTTCTCTTATATAATCCCTTATTCTTCTGAACTTCAAATCATCTCCAAATTTACTAAGTATCAAATCCTTAATTTTAATAAGTAGATTTATCTTAAATCTTCCATCTTTAGTCATAAACTTCCTGACCCCCTTTCTCTTCTTTAGGTTTTGAAGAATAAATTCAGCTACAGCACATACCTTCGATTTCGTCCTCTCCTTTCTTGCTGTATCACATCTTCTCTCTCCCCTTACTTTTTTAACACAACGAAATCTGGTTTTACTAACAAACATATCTCGATATTTCTCTCTGGCATTCTTGAGATATCTTGCGTACCCTATTCTTTTTACTTCTCTTATCTCACTTATGACAACATTTGTTATATAATTAAGATCCTCAATGTGAGTAGTTGTAATACCAAAATATGTCACTCTGAAAAAATAAACAATACCAGACGCTAACTTATCATAATCTACTTGAATGCTTGAAAAAGGGTTTGCATTGGCTAAAATATACGCTACTGTTTGCATCTTGAACATCCAATACATATTGGAAGGAGCCTCCCATACACCAGTCTCTTCAAACTTTTTAATTCTATCTTTATACCACTCGTCTCTGGCATATTTAGGAATACCAGGAAAAATCAATGAGTTTTTAGACTGTCTGATAGCCATCTTCCCTTCCGATACCTGACGAGCCTCAGAAGGTGTAAACGAGAAATTCCTCCTTAAAAGCGAAAAATTTGATTCACCATTAATTGTAATTGAAATTATGTCAATATCTTTGTCCATATTGGTTATTTGTTTTTCTGCAAATATAGCAGAAAAGAATATATGATGTATGATACACGTATATTTTTTTTAAGCTCCAGTCTGAGATAGATAGGAGCTTTTATTATTTTTTACATTATTTAACATATAAATTAGTTAGTAATCGTCTCATTTTCAGCAAGTGGCAATTTGGATATATAACATACTTCGTATGTATATAGCAGAAAATAAATTTTCAACTATATAATAGCTTAATTAAATGGATTTAATCTATTTACTTTCGGGAACACTCATGCGGTTCCCGCATTCGTATTCCCTTCTATGTATAATTATTACACTACATATGGATTTATAATAAATATTCTATTTTGTCATCATGTGTTATATTTATCAACATATGATGACAAAATAGATAGTAAAATACAAAATGTTGTTACAAACTGATTCCATGAGATAAGCTGGACAGGCGGCTGGCACAGGGCAGGCTCGTGTCACCGCACCGACAGCCCCGGCAGCAGGGATAGCTTTTTACGTGGAACGATTAACCTTATTATATATATAAAATACGTTAATTTTAAATTTATAAATCCTTAATCCTTATCTTTGTATCAAAACGATAATCTCATGAAAGAAAGTGATAATAAAGATGTTAGTAATAGGGCTTATAGGCTTTTAGTACCTTATTCCAATACGGTAGATATGGCTAAGAAGATACTTCTGTTTTATAACGGATACCTAATGGCTTCCGGAAATGAGAAGAATGTCATAGATGCGAGGCACTTAAATCTTCTTGCCTATTATTTTGTGTTTGGATATTCGTATGAAACGAAGAAGAAGTTTTCTCATTGTTTCAGTACCGATCTTCAATATGTATCGGTTTTGGATACGGAGATGAAGAAGCGTGGTATTTTGATTGACCGTGAAGGGAATTACAGAACAAGGTGTTTGTGCCCGGATATAGAGAACATGCGCCGTCTTTTTGTATTGGAGGGTTCAAGAGATCAATGTGCGTTGGTTTCTTTATTTTACAGAAAGAAAACTTTTGAAGCCGATGCCGAAGAATGATTTCCCTATATCATTTGAGTCACATATTATAGATGATGTGATGGATAAGACCGGGGGCGTTTACGACCGAAACCAGATACGTGACGTTTTCAGAGCCAGTATTTCTTATGCCAATAACTTATGTACGTACACAGATAACGTGTCTGTATCGTTTCCGTATGTGGGTGATATGGTTTGTAACCTTCATGAGATGGAGAGGCGCAAACATAACCTTGAGCGTCTTAAATCCAAGGTAGAAAAATTATCTAAGTATCAGGAAAAAGAACTTCAGTGCCTTGATATTAAGATAAGGATGATAAAGGATGCTTATGACTCAGGTGAGATAAAAGGTGGGGATATGTTGATAAAACACAACAAATTATCTATCTTTAAATCTCGTAAAGGTCATAGTTTTAGTGAAATACAAAATATTCAAGAACAGGAATTTAACAGATAAGTCATGAAAAAGATTTTGCAAGCGGAAGTTATATACGATGCTTTTATGGATACGATATTAAAAAAACTTCCAAGAAAAAAAGAGGATTATCCTGATTGGTACAAAGAACGTCTTGAAAAGTGTGAAGGATGTAAATTCAACACCAAGAACGTTCCTAACTCTATGTTGCCTCTTTCTTTGTATGTAAGCAAGAAAATAGGTAAAAATCGTTGTTCGGTATGTACGTGCTTCATCAAGCAGAAGGCCTGGAGCAAGACAGAGGAATGTGCGCTTGGGGAGGGGCTTCCCCGTCCTTCGTGGATGGATCGTCAGTATTCTATTGATTTTTATGATGAGAAATCAAGATGGAATAGATTGGAACTTATCACAATGGATTCTGATGAATTTAATGTTATTTCTACAGATGACAAGCAATACAATATTGACCTCTCTAAAGACGGTAAATCATTTGAAATCATTTTCGAACCGATAGAAAAAGGGAACAGTATAAGGTTTTCATTCGTTCTTGAGTCAAAGCATGATATGAAGATAACAGCATCAGAGACATCTTGTGGTTGTACGTCATCTAATTTGAATATCATAGACTCCCGTCACTTTAAGTTCAATATAGAGATACATACAGCAGGATTTGGAATAGGAAGATTCGTAAAGCACATGACTGTTCACTATCAAAAAGATGGGTCTAAAAAAGAGGAAAAAATTCCGTTTAATTTTGAAGGTACTATAATTCAAAAAAGTTAAGTTATGGGCGGATGTGGTAAAGCAAGGCATTTACAATGCGAGGATAAAAGGAAGTCCTTATTTTCTATGTTGCAGGCATCTTGTGACGATCTCCCCGATTATTCTGCCGGGGACATTCTCTATGCCGTACTTAGATCTTTTGCAAAGAAAAGAGGATTGTCTGTTTCTTTTTTAAGGACGCTGACAGACAGCGAGCTTTTTGAAGTGGCTGATTATAATTTATCAATGGAGTTGATGGACGTTATTATTCATGATAAAAAGGTTCTTGACAATGAAGAAGATTGATTTTGATTCAGATATAAAACATCTTATTTCTTATTACAACCATCTACTGTCTGCGCAAGATAAGGTGGGAGAGGAGATGGAAGAGATAACTAAGGATATTATTAGGAAGAAGGATGAGGAAAACAACATAGAGTTAGAAGACTTTATTGATTTGGAGGAAAAGTCGTTTATGACCAACTTGTATCAACAAGAGATGCTGAAAGTATCTTCTTCTATAAAGGCAGTTTACAGGTTATCTATTAACGCCGGTCATAATCTTAACATAGATGATGACAGCAAGAAGGTTCTTGACAGGATAGTAAACGACGGAGAATCAGATTTTATTATGTACGTTGACAATAATACTGATTCTGTTATGTTCAAGGAAGAATCTGTTGAGGAAGGAATAAAAAACATGTGCAAGTATCGTGTTGATCCATCTTCTCTTGAAGACAGGTTTAATATGCTTAAGTCTCAGTATGAGTATTTTTTAAAAATAGTGAATAATGAAGGTAAGAAAGCCGACTAACGATGATGTCTCTTACGTAGATCGAAAACTCCTTGTGCTAAGGGATCAGATAGATAAGGCTGAACGTTATCTATCTGAAAACCCTTGGGATAAAATAGAAGATTCCGATAAGAGGGAGAAGGAATTTAGGTTTCAAAAAAGCTTGTCTGATAGCTTAATGCAATGGACTGAATCTTATATTAAGATGTGTGGGATAATGGATGTCTATAATCAGCTTGAGGCTGCCAAAAACAAAAAAAGCCTAAAAGGAGGACAAACAGTATCAGGTATTCAGTCTTTTGTTAAGAATGAAGCTAAGAACAAGCTCGATAAATAGTTTTGTCATGAATATTAACAGTAAAGAACTTTATATAAATATGGGTAACGATATTCCGTTATGGAATGACCTTTATTCTTATGAAGAGCAAGATGATGATGTCAAGCAATTCTGGGAGAATGAGGCTATGAAACTCCTTAACGGTGTTACCATAAATGGGGTGTTTATCCATCCTTGGCTATACTGGCATATCAATTTCTGGAAGATGATGATTGACGTAGGAGAAGATCGTATTCCAGGAAATTCACAGCTTCGTGATAATGAATGGATGTTTGCCGAATTTCTAAAGCAGGCTGAAGAAGAGAATAAAGGAATATTCATGTTCGGGTGCCGTCGTTTTGGGAAAGCCCTTCTTGATTCTGAGATACTTTATCTTGAGGACCGGGAAAAGATGATAGGAAATATTGTTGTAGGGGATAAGATATATGACGATAAAGGTAATTTGGTAGAGGTCGTAGGTGTCTATCCTCAAGGGAAAGTAACCACCTACAGAGTCGTATTCGAAGACGGTCGTAACGTTATTTGTTGCGGAAATCACCAATGGCGTGTCAATCATGGCGGAAAATGGCATGTTAGGAGTCTTAGATCCATAGCTGGATTAGATTATAAGAGTATGTCTATTCCAGTAGGTGAGGCCCTGAACTACCCTACGGCAAAGCTGCCGGTTCCGCCGTCGGCCTACGCCTCGATGCTGGCGGCTTATCTTGGTGGCTATGGAGGGGATATGTTTTTTGATAAATACGTTTGTAAGAAGTTTTTAAGATCGTCCATAGATCAAAAGAAAGATTTTATAGAAAACTTCATTCGTTCTTTCAGAAACGTAGTAACCGGAGAAGAAGAGCTTACGTTGTCTCATATTGACATGGATGTCATAAATTTTGTACAACGTATGTTTTGGGCTTCAGGTTGGTATGCTAAATTGGAGGGGAATAAACTTATACTATCAAGGAATCGTAAGGAATTAAAAATAAGATCCATATCGATATACGGAAAGGAGCATGCCACTTGTATAACCGTTGATAATGATTCTCATTTATTTTTGACCACCAATTACATCGTTACTCATAATACGGCCATAATGAGTTCTCTTCTGGCTCGTAATGCTACAATGACGTACAATTTGACGCATAATGTTATTGGAGCAAGTAAAGAAGACCTTGCCAATATGGGAGAGTATCTTGAGTTTGGACTTGATAATCTTCCTCCTTATCTTACTATAAACAGGACCGGTAACGACTGGACTAAAGAAGTTGTTTTAGGTACAAGAAACATCAATAATCAACGTGATGTTCATGCCAGAATAAGAATCACTAACGTTGATGATGGAAAGACGCGAGGCTCATTGAAGACCGCAGGCGGAACTCCATATACGTCTATATATGATGAGGTAGGTAAATTTCCGGTGCTTGGGGCATGGCTTGCCGGTAGGCCGGCTCATATGATGCATGGTAGAATGAGGGGCGTTTGTTTGATGGCTGGATGTTGTTGTGCTGGAACCATAGTATATAAATCAAATGGTGAACCATGCCGAATAGAGGATTTGAAGCAAGAGGATGGAATAGTAGGATTCGATAATGTATCATCAAAAGCTGTAAGTCAAGACATAACATGGATGAAACCTCCTGCCGAGAAAGAGTGTTATAGAATAACGACCAAAAGAGGCAGGGTATTGGAATGTAGCGGTGATCACCCTATTTTGACTGTTATAAGTAAAAGAAGTGGTGAATTTAGGTATTTTGGGGCTGACTTCAGAAGAGCTGACTCTCTTAGAGTTGGTCGTAAAATATGTGTATCGGATGGTGTGGATATATGGGGAGATAAAAAAATGTTTGATCCATACCTTGTTGGTATTCTAATAGGGGATGGGAGCTATGGTTTTGATAAGACTCCTGTCGTGTCTACCAGTGATAATGAGGTGTATGATTATATACGATCTAAATATGAGTGTTGTATAGAGAAACAGTATAAGACTAAGAACGGAAAAGACTATAGGGAAATAAGAATAAAAGGTATATGCCATGAGTTAAGGGAACTTGGTATATATGGTCAGACTAAAAAAAACAAAACACTTCCTTTAAATATACATTTATATAGAAGGGAGGATGTTATTATGATGATTAGGGGGTATTTTGATGCTGATGCTACTTTTTGTTCTAATAATGATAAAAGACATCATCGTATAAGTGTAGGATCTTGTAATAAACATCTTCTTGAAGAAATAAAGGATGTTCTTTTTAAATTTGGAATACATAGTACTATTTCTTATAGCCCATCTAAGAATCCAGCAGATAGATCTATTATTCTTGATTCATATGTATGTAATATATTGGATAAATTATCCATGTTTAAATATTGTGATATAATTGGAACAGATATAGGATATAGAAGAGAAAAACTTGATTCTATAAGGGAATTTAGTTCTAATTTTAGCACATTTGGTTCTTTTAGGTCAAAATATTTAGATGGAGTGATAATAGAAAGGATAGATAAGATAGAGTATATAGGAATTAAGCCTGTTTACAATCTCACTGCATCAGATACTCACACTTATATAGCAAATGGTATTATAACTCATAATACTGGAGGTAATGTAGAAAAGTCTCAAGATGCCCAGAAAATCATGAACTCTCCGGACGAATATGGATTCATTATAATGAATTATGATATTCTAAATAAGAGAGTTATTAAACCAACATGGCGTATATGTAAATCTGGATGCTTTGTTCCGGCCCAGATGTCTCATGCTTATGAAAAGAAAGAAACGACTCTTGATAAGTATCTTGGAGTAGAGAATGCTCCCGGTCTTAAGAAGATAAAAATAAAAGTTTCAGACTTTGATAAAAATACTGGAATAATAAAATCACGTCTTGACGAACTTGTCAAAAAGGATAGAGCTTTATACGTCCAGGAACGAATGGCATTCCCTTTGTCTATAGATGATTGTTTCCTTAATACGAACGTAAATAGGTTCCCTGTAGAAGATGCGTTGAAACACAAAAGCCGTCTTCTTGAAGAAGGTAGGCCTGGTAAAACAGTGGATATTTATCAGATAGACGGCATGAAAATGGGGTATAATTTTAGTGATAAGCAGCTTGCTGATTATCCGTTTCAAGGTGGTAACATAGATTCTCCTGTTGTTATATATGAGGATCCACCAGAAGAAGGAGGTGTTTTTGATTACACTTATGTCTCATCGCTTGACCCCTATAAATCTGACAAGGCTGATACTGATTCTGTTGGTTCGTTTTATGTACTTAAAAGATATGTAAAAATCAACGATCCATTTGCTTATTGCATAGTAGCATCATACGCATCACGTCCTCCATCTTCCGATGATTTTTGTAGGAATTGTGAAATACTTCAAGAAGCGTATGGGGCCAAGTGTCTTATGGAGAATGCCGACCGAATGTATGAATTTTATCTTACGAGACGAAATAAGCAGCTTATGTTGCTGGAAGATGGCGAACGTCTTGCCGGTAAGATTATCCGTGCCGGAGCCCGTCAGAACAATAAGCTCGGTTTGGCTCCTACGGTTCCCAATCAGCGTATGCTTTTCAATACCGTTATTCAATATTGTTGGGAGGATGTTGTTGTTGGGTATGATGATGATGGTAATGAAATAACACAGAAAGGTATTTACCGTATCCCTGATATAGAACTTCTTGATGAGATCATAGCCTTCGGCCCCGGGACCAACACCGACCGTATCATAGCCTTCGGCCACGCTCTTCTTCTGGCTAAGTATTATGATGATATGGGTTACATGCCTGAAAGTACGACTCAGAAGGAGAATCAAAAGAAGAGAGAGCGCAAGAAGATAGAACAGGTCAAAGGATTTACGGTAAGAAGACATAACCCTTATAAAATGAGGTGACGAGAACAAATTCCTTATCTTTGTGAAAAATAGGATAATAGGATGGAATATTTCAATAGAGATCAGGCTTTTCCGGCCAGAGGAGTATTTTCAGGTTTGCCGGTACAGGCGATACCTACCAAGAGAAAAACCAAGGAGTGGTTTAAAGCCACTATGGATTCTCTTGAATTGATTGGCTTAAAGCAGCTTGATGAGAACCAAAAGTTCAAGGATTTTTATAGAATGATGGAAGGTAAGTTATCCTTTATGGAGCTGAAAGACGTAATTCCTTATCTTAAGGATGTTCAGTCTATAAGGGACAATGTAAATATTCCATCATTCTTACGTCATTATGATATAATAGGTACGATCGTAAACGCTTTTGTAGGATGGTTGGGCAACCTTTCTGACAAGTATAATGTAGTTGGATTGGACGAATCTGAAGTGAATCAGTATTCTGCCACGAAGGAGAATCTCCTTCATAATTACATTAAAGAGGAATTGGACAGAAGGATTAGGCAAGAATTGTTAAATAGGGGATTGGATCCGGATTATAATAATTTTGCAAGCGAAGAAGAAAAGCAGGCTTATGCTCAACAGATACAAGAGGTGAAAGCATCTATGACCCCTCCTGAGATAGAGAACTTCATGAATACAAAATGGAAGACTGCCGAGGTTATATGGGGTTCTCATACGCTTGAGGCGGACAGGGGGCGTTTTTACATGGATGAGATAGACACTGAGAATTTCATCGACTATCTTCTTACCGGTCGTTGCTTTAGAAATTATCATGTAGGATACGACTATTATAAGCCGGAAAGATGGTCTCCGTTGAATACGTTTTATTCTAAGACATTAGATAGCAAGTATCCTCAATATGGGGATTATATTGGTCGTGTTCATTATTATACTGCCAATGATATTATAGTAAGGTGGGGGCATCTTCTTACGGCAAAAGACAAGCAAAAGCTTATAGGAGGTGCTGATAATTTCAATGGTACTTATAACAATGGTGATAATGGAAGCTATGTAAGTTTATCCAAATCGGCGAGCGTAGGGATGTTATATCAGAATAAGGTAATACCTTGGAAAGGATATAATGATTATGCTTCTATAAAAGCTTATGAGGATTATTACGGTATTCCAGCCGGCACATATACCGGATACGATAGTAATGGCAACGAATATCACAGAACCAGATTCATGCCAAATTTAGAGCATGGTAATTATTATAACCGTGCCCAGAGTTTAAGCGACGAGCATGTTCGTAGTGATTTGTATCAGGTAACTGAATCATATTGGGTATCTCCGGCTCAGGTGTATGTAATTACCTACCAAACTGAAACCGGATTAGTAACTACCGAAATGGTAACCGATGAGCTTCTTCAAGACTTTTTACAGGAAAATGGTATTAAGAAAATTACCAGAACCATGAGTAAAGGAATGGAGGATCCGGAGATTAATACTTATTTCGTAGATTACGTTCCACAGGTAAGGTACGGGGTTAAAATCAGTGGCGGGGCTCTCGCTCAGGACAACCTGTATCTGGATGGAGAACCTATCGATCACCAGATAAAAGGGGATAGCAACATCTATGACTTTGTTTTACCTGTTGCCGGATATATCGGTACTTCTATGGCTAACAGGATTCAGCCATATCAAATATTCTATAATTTCTCCATAAACCAGATAAACAATATTCTTGAAAAGGAGATCGGTAAATTCTTCTTAGGGGATATCAATCTGGTTCCAAGTGAATACAAGGATTTGGGTGAAGATGTGGCTGATATATGGGCAAACCTTCTTGATGTAGCTAAGTCTGTAGGTGCTCTTACATTAGATACCTCATCTCAAAACACGAAAGGTGGTGTTCCTTTCAACCAGTTTGCTGTCTATGATTTGTCCCAGACAGAGCAGCTTAAAACAAGAATGGAGCTTGCTGAATGGTCGAGGATGAAGTGCTTTGAAATGGTTGGTATCACGCCTCAAGTAATTAACGGTCCCAACAGGTATGAGACCGCCACCGGGGTCCAGCAGGGCGTTACGGCATCTATGTTACAAACACAGATATACTTTGATAACTTCGGTTACTTCAAGAAACGTGCTCTCGATCTCCATCTTGCTGTAGCTCAACAATGCCAGGAAGAAGGAAAGGATATTTCTGTAATGTACACAAAAAGTGACCTTACCAGAGCATTCTTATCTATAGGAACCGACGGTCTTAGTCTAAGGCATCTTGGTGTTCAGGCATTATCTAATTCCAAGAAAAGGGATGAGCTTGAGAAATTTAAAACTTTCATGTTGCAGCTAAATACAGCCGGAGGCGATATTTACGATCTTGCATCTATCTTCACATCAGATTCTATGGTGGAACTTATACAGAATGCAAGGAATACTCGCGCATACAACGAGCGTCAGATGCAGCAGCAACAACAGAATCAGATGCAGCTTAACCAGCAACAGATACAAGCTGAAGCTGCTGAGAAGGATAAGCAACGTCAGCATGAACTTGCTTTGGAAGACAAGAAAGGTCAATACAGGATACTTCAAGAGAAGATCCAGGCGGCAGGCAGGGCGGCAGACGCCAAGAGCGACGCCACCTCCCTCAACTTCCTGGCTTCTGTTTCAGATCAGACCGTAAGGCAGGCTGATATAGAAAGTAAGGAAAGGATAGAGGATAAGAAAATTGAAAACGATTCCAAACTTCATGATGATGAAATGAGAATGAAAATGGAAGAGTTAAAACTAAAATCCAAAGAGCTTGCTCAACGAGCGAGGGAAGATGCCACCAAAAGGTATGTAGCCGGAATCAATAAGAATTAAGGATTAAATATCCCCAAATTTCATTAGAAAATCTCTAATAAAATTTGGGGATATTTAATTTTTAGTGAAGATTAAACACTTATAAGTTTTTTGTCTGAAATATAGGTATTTAAATATTTTTGCAGTATGGGAAAATTAGAAAAAAATGGAATAGTAGAATTGGACGATATTTTTAGTATCGGTCCGGTTGATGATGTTTATAATAGGGAAGAAGATATTCTGCCTATTAATGGTAATGAACCGGCTAAAAAAGATGAGAAGCCTGTAGAAGAAGGTTCTCAAATTAAAGAAGAGCTGGTTGTTGATCCTACTCCTGATCCTAAAGAGGATAAAAAAGGAGAAGAGAATGTAGTTGATGTTAATCAGGATCAGGTAGAGACCCCGGTTGTCAATTACAGAAAAGTATTGGATGCCCTTTCTTCAAGGGGAATTATTCCCGATTTGAAAGATGTGGTGTTTAGCGGTGAAAACGGCGAAGAGATTACTATCAATGATCTTGATTTTAGTAAAGAAGATTCATTGTGTGACATACTATCCACAGTCCTTGAAAGCCAGAAAGAGGACATTGTTAAGGATAAGATAGATGTTACCTCTGTTTCTGATATTACTAAGAAGCTTATCCAGGCTGATAAGGCCGGCGCGAATATCGTTGATATTCTTAAGCAATATGATACGAATGTCGCTCCTATAGAAAAGCTTGACATTGAAAACAAAGCAGATCAGATAAAGATCGTTCGCCATTATGTTGATCTTCTTGGGTTGCCTAAAGATGAAGCTGATGAGTTTTTCAAAGGCATTATCAATAAAGGTGAAGAGTATGTTGAAGCAAAGGCTATAAAGTATAAGGCTGAGCTTGATAAGAGAATGGATGATATTATCCAGCAACGTACTAAAGAGGCTGCCGAAAAGAAGGCGAAGGATGCAGAAGATTTTAGAAGGTATAAGAAAGACCTTAAGTCTTCTATCCAGGCAAAGTATCAGCTAAATGACACTATGGTATCTAAAGCTCTTGATTTTGCCCTAAAACCTTCTGAATCGAATCCCAGAATTACCAAAGCATTTAATAGGGTAAGGGAGATGATGATGAATCCGGAAGAAGCGCCAGATTTGATTATGTTTCTTATGAACCCAGGAGAGTTCATAAAACAGAAGTCGAATCAAGCTGTAGTTGATGAGAAAAAGAAAATTTATAAGCTCATCAGCCACACAAATAAAGACAAGAGGGTAGCTCCGGTAGATGATAAAGGTGATCAAGTTCAAGGTGTGAAGTTCGATGAAATCAGTATAGATTAAAAATTAAAACATTTTTTCGTTCATGGCTAATGTACTTTTAACAAAAAATTTCCCGGCCACCATGAATGGTGACACGGTGATTGGATATACCGACGCTAAAGTCGTTAAGCAAAGTATCGTAGAGCACGATCTTAGCTCTTTAGAAGATTGGTACTACGAAAATCCGGATAAGAACCATCTGGGTATGCTTGAGTTGTTTTCTAACATTACAAACTATCCTCTGCCTATGTATATGGGTATGATTAAACAGGATGCTACTATTACCGTAAATGGTATCAATGGTTCATTCCGTTATGATCTTCCGGTATCAGAAACGTATGAGGTGGTTACAGTAGAAGACACGTCTTTGAAATATGCAAAACCTGGTATTGATGAAAGCTTCTTCGAAATTGTGTTGAATGCACAATTCAAACAAGGAGATGTTATTACTTACGATGTGATTAACGGTTGCCAGGCTCTTATCTCTACAGAGCGCCCTCCGAAACAAGAAGGTGAAAACTGGAGATATTGGTGTAAGCTGTGGGGTCGTTCTCGTGCTAAATACTTCCCGAAAGACATGCTTCGCGCCGGTATTAAATACTGGAAGGTAACAAACGTTCTTGGTGAGTTCTCTACTCAGTTCTCTGGTGTAGGAGGTGCTTCTAAGGCCGGTTCTATGACTTGTGAATTTACGCTTGGTGGACACCGTGGTGTTGAAGGTGAAACGACTATGTACGCTGGTATTAAGTCTTTGGCTTATGCGGACGAACGTACACAGAATTTCATCGACAAGGCTTACCAGAAAGTTCGTCAGCTTTCTGAAATCAGAGGAGGTGATGCAAGTTATGCCATTATCGGTTCTCGTCTTGGTGACGGAAGCATTGATATGCGTACGGCACGTGTAGCCAATACAGTGTCTTTGTTCTGTTTGGCTGAGTTGGCTAAGATGGAAGCATACGAACTTATGTTCATGCGTGGAGGTAGAGTTAAGGGTCATAATGGTGTTTTGATGAAAAACGAAGGTTTGTACCATCAACTTCGCCGTGGTTTCGTTATCTCATATGCACGTCCGGGCGGTATCAAGCGCGAACACTTCCTGGCTGCTGCTGACTATATTTTCCGTGGTCGTAGCGATATGCCGATTGAAAATCGTGTAATGAAATTCAAGGTAGGTGCTATGGCTTACAAGAACATCGTTGAAATCTTCCGTGATGAGTTCTTCGCTCAATTAGGTGCTTTGGCTCCTCTTATGGGTACAGAACGTATCATCAATAACCCGGTAACAGGATCAAACGATGCTCTTGAATTAGGACCTGTAAAGATCAAGGGTGTTACTATTCCGGGTATTGGTAAGGTCATTGTAGAACACGAACCTTCTTTGGATTACGTTGATATGGTAGATAGAAGCCAGTTGGTAGACGGCATGACTCCTATCACATCATATTCATGTATTATGGAAGACTTGACCGCTCCTGAATATTCCAATGCATTCGCCGGCATCCCTGCTTCAGCCGAAGCTCGTATTGGTAATATCAACAGCAATGTATTCTACGTTAAGCCTGATATTGGTTCTATGTGGTGGGGTTACGAACAAGGTAGATGGTCATCCAGAGTATCGGCTCAAGAAATTGTATCCAGCCATCCTCGTATGTCAGAACAATTCTGGTGCCACTCTGTATCGGCTTGTTGGGTAAAAGATACCAGCCGGTTCGTAACAATTGAATTGTTACCAAGCTCTTTGTAATCATAACTTTTAATATTAACTTGCGGTCGGCTTTAAAACCGGCCGCAAATTTTGTTTTTTTAGGATATATAAAAATGGGAAAAAAGATTTTTGAAGAAAGCCATGAGTCTAAGAAACTGCTGGCTACCGTAGGAGGAATGAAGATATATTCCGACTCTATTTATGTTATAACAGGTAAGATGGATGAAGAAGCTCCTTCCGGATATCAGGAAAGAGGTATTTCCAAGACTCCTTTCCCCGGAAATAAGACAGTATCTTGTTGTGGATGGGATAAGGATCTTAGGGTGTATGATACCGGTTTCTTCATCAATTCAGCATGTTATAAAGGTTACTCACTTGAAGACAAGAAAGTTGAAATGGATATGCGTATTAAGAATATTCGGTATCCGTTTGAAGAAACTGTCAATGAGGACCTGGACCAAAAGAACTTCGATTTCTGGGATTCTTACAGAATTGACTTATATGATGGTCGTTTGTTCTACACTAATGACGTTCGTGATTTATTTGAACTGTATATAGCTATTTTGTCCAAGTCTCTTACTCCTAAAGAGGAAGACGGTAATCCGATGTATGTCGAATCTTATTATTGTGTAGAAGATAAGACTACGGCCGTAGATATCAGGAAACAACGTCAGATTGACAAGGCTGATATTTTATACGAGTTCATGAACAAACTGAAAGGATCTGAGGCTGAAAGGAAAAGCATCTACGATCTGCTTTTGTATCTTGACATCATATACAGCGTAGAGCTTGATCAGAGCATGGTTCAATACATATTCACTAATTGGATTGACGCCAAGAATACGAACGTTGACATGTATAAAGAAGCAAGCTCAAGGTTCTTATCTGACGACGAATCTTCTGAGGGAATGCAGGTGATTAAATTCCATCGTATGATCAAGGAAATGATTGAGGGCCTGGCTGTCACCGTCAACACCGACGGACTGTATCTGAATGGCGAGCTCCTGGGCGCCGACGCCATCTCTGCATCTATGGCTCTTGCTTCCAATAAGTCTATGTTAGAAACTAAGTCACGTGTCCTGGAAGCGTATAACGCTTTAAAGAACAAGCATAAAAAAATAGAAGGCACTAAGTCTGACAAGAAGAAAAAGGAAGATGAGAAAGGTTTCGATATTGATCAATACGCTGACAAAAAATAATAATTTATGAGAATCGTTGATTGTTATCTCCGGGCCTTACAGAAGGCTGAAGAAAACATGACCAACGGTGGTATAAAACTTGACAAGGCACGTTTTGTTCAGCTTTTTAATGACGAACAAAACCGCCTTGTTCGTTATATCCTTGATAAGAAAAATGAAGAGGATATACGTTATATCCAAAAGCTGGTTGTGTATTCGAAAGAACTTGACGAGAGAGGAGATAAAGATAATCCGGAAAGCACTTTATTTTCATTGCCTTCTGATTTCTTTTCTTTTTCAAACATATCAGGCGTATTTACCAAAGGTGAATGCACGGTCACTGATTTTACCATGTGGGAGGCTAAGAACGAAAACCCTCATGAGCTTCTTGCCGACTTTTTTAACAAACCTGATTTTGATTTTAGGGAAACATTCTACACTATAGGCGAAGATTCGGTAAGGGTGTATAAATCTGGTTTTGATGTAGACACCGTTTACCTTACATATTACCGCTATCCGAAGGAAGTTGACATCGAAGGATATATTAAATCAGATGGTTCTAATTCAACCGATATAGATCCTGAATTAGATGATAAATTAATTGGTATTATCCTTAACATGATTGAAAAGCAATTTGCTTTGAATGAAAGCGAATACGGACGTTATCAAATAGACTCAAACAACGTCCAATCTCCTTTATAGCAGAACAAAGGCGTGTCCTAAATTAAAGACTATCAAAAAGCATTAAGAATTAATTAATTCCTAATGCTTTTTGTTGCTTATATGACTATCGCTATTTTTGAGACAGATAACAGAATACTAATTTTTAAAATATTATAAGGCTATGGCTATCCATAAACCGTATGACAGACACATTATCTGTCCTCCGCACGCTAAGTTGGCGGACGTAGATTCTTTGTTGCTTCAAGAAGGTCAGATCGCTATCTATGATTTGGATGGTGAGCAGACTAAAGATGGTTTGAAAGCGTTGAAAGACTTGAAAGGATATCGTAAGGACGAACAACGTTTCCAGATCAGAATCGGACGTAATGAGATGGTGAACGACCGTGTATCTGATGATAAATCATTCTCTACACCTACGTTTGCTATTGATGAAATTATAGAAGTGTATGCTTCTGCTCCGAAGAGCAAAGAAATTAAAGTAGATGAAGTTATTTTCGGTTACAACGGAATTGACGACAATACCGCTATTACAGCAAGAAAAGGCGATCGTATTCCTATCCATATTAAGCTGACAGGACGTTTGTTTGAGCTTCGTGGTTATCCGATGGGTGAGGTGAATATCGATGATTACATCATTTTCGAAAACTGTCCGGGTCGTGAGGATATGTGCTCAGAATGTGATCCTTGCGAAGATGTTGATATTTTGGCTGCTATCTTGAAAACAATCGAACGTATCAAGAATCAGCCGATTGCAGGTGGTGGCAAGGTAGGTGATTTTGTAGAAATCCATCCTATCCATTCTTGCAATGAACTGGAAAAAACTCCGGTAGAAACCGACATGAATTTCTATTGCATGGAAATGTGTGATACCGGTGATGCTTATGCCCTGGCTCAGCTTAAGGCTGCTTATCCTGGTTTGGATATCAAGAGAGTCGGACGTCATCTTTCTACATCTAAATATCAGGTGATGAAAGAAGGTGGTAAGCCTTCTGATTATACTCAAAAGTTGTCTTCTATCATGAAAGGCTGCGAAGAGTGCCCTGATGGATATACTAAGGTAGACGGCGGTTTGATTTATGCCGTAACGTTAGAGGATGATGGTGTTGATCAGTCTACTGTAGTAGAAAGCATTAAGAATGCCGTTAGTAGCACTGCCGAGAAAACAGCAGCCCAAGATGGCGGAGTGGGTATGTACACTGTGGCCGTAAGCAAGAAACTGACGAAGGCTGATATCGATGCATTTGTAGAAACTAATCCGACTGCCACAGTAACGTTTGTTGCTAAAACAGCAGATATGTGTAGCAATCCTACTGTTACTACCGTTAGTTGGGAAGCATGTGGTTCTTGTAAGATTTCGAAAGAAGCTTATGAAATTACGTTGCCGGATGATGAATGTGGTGGTAGTGCAAAAGCAGAATTACAGGCAGCATTCCCGTATCTGACAATCGAAGATTACGGTACGCCTGGTGGATGTCAACACAAATTCAAAACAACGGTCGTTACTAACATGGTTTGCGACGAATGCGATAAAATTTTCAAAGACTTTTTCGTATCTAAAGCTCCCGAATCTTATCGTGGACGTAACTGGAAACGTTTGGGTGCTGTAGCAGGAGATCAGTCTATCATCGCCGACCCGCTTCCTAAGAACTGCAAATGCGGTATTTTGTTCCGTGGTATTGACTACATGATTTCTCCGTCTGACTGTTTGATTGACCGTCTGACATTCCAAGAAGGATCTGTTCGTATTGCTGTAAATGGCGGTTATCCGGATGAACAGCGCGAGGCTATCAGCACGTACTTCAACCCGATCCATACCGAATACAAACAGCACTGGGCTCCGCGTACTCACCTCGGCGCTGAATTGCTGGATAAGGAACGCGAACAACGTATGTTCTTCGACTTCCGTAAGACTCACCAAGAACTTATGGAACGGATGTTTACCAACGAAGAAACCCGCTTAGACCTGTTGGCTCCGTATGCTGATTATTCAGTAACGTTGAAGCCGGCACGTTATTCTAATGGCTTCGGTAGGGTAATTGATGATCATATTACAGTACACTTCCATGTACCGTATGGTGCTCACGAAGGTATTCAAGACCTTATGGATTTGTTAGCTGCTTCGGCAAATATCAAGCCCTGCAAGATTTGATTTTCCTTTTTTCTATATATCCCAAGGGGGAGGAGGCTGGTCCTCCACCCCCCTTTTTGTAATAAAATAATTTGAAATAGATCGATTTCATATGAACGGCGTGGATTCTTTAGTCGGTGCCTTAGGTAGGGGCATTGATAAAATAACCAACATAGTTGGAAAATGGGGTTCCTCCCAACCGGTAGATGACAGCAAATCCGGTATAAAAATAGGGGACAAAATCTACCAAGTGGTTGTGTCCTTAAATGGCTGTTATTGGTATCTTGACGAAGAAGGTAAGAAGCATCCTGTTTCTGGTATTCCGGCCACAACCGAATGGGAGTGGATTAACATAGCTGAGAAAGTTATCAAAGATTTCAAAACCTGTTACCGTACACCTGGTGGAAAGGTTGAAGTATGGAGTTGGTATCTTCTTAACGATCAGATGGATGTTCTTAAAGAAACCCATAGAATTACCGACAGTACCGACATGGATAATCCGGTAGGTAAGGTTCTTACTAAAATACCGGACGAATGGGTTATGATCGACTGCGATCTTCCTGATATGACAGAACGCGACATTACGTTCGTCAACAGATGTTATAAGACTCCGGATGGTAAGGTTGAAATAGAAGGATTGGAGGCCATAGATGATAAGATAAATATCAGGGAATCTATTTATACCGTTATTCAATCGACGGACGATAATTTCCCTGCCGGCCATGTTTTTAAACTAATTCCAGAGAATTGGGTTCGAATGGTTTGTGACTTTCCTGATATGACAGAACGAGACGTAACTTACGTTCTTGAATGTTACACTACTAAAAAAGGAAAAGTGCAAGTAGAAGGTTTGGTAGCCATAGATAACATCCTTGGAGCCAGGGAAGAGGTTTATACCGTTCTTCAGTCAACCGATCCTGATATTAAGGTAGGAACCGTGCTGGATTCCATTCCCGAAGATTGGGTGAGGATGGTCTGTGATTTTCCTGACATGACGGACCGGGAAATTGTTGAAGTAGACGAATGTTATAAGACTGATGGTGGTAAGGTCAATATAAAAGGTTATCAATCTATTGATGCTGTTCTTGGTGTAAGGGAACAGTATTATTATATTGTTAAGACAACGGACGACGCCTATCCTCAGTGGACGAGAATAGATAAGATACCTAACGAATGGACGAAAACCGAATGCGATTTTCCTGATCTTACGGAAAGACATATTATGTCCGTAGATGAATGTTATACTACTCCTGGTGGTAAAATACATCTTGGTGGATACAGGTCGGTAGATAGCATAATAGGTGTCCGGGACGAGTATCTTATTGTTTTAGAAACTACCGACCCTGATATACAAAGAGGCGCCACATTCAGCAAAATACAAGAAGGATGGCAGCGTATTGTTTGTGATTTCCCTGATGCTACTACATCCGATACAGAAATAGTAGAAAACTGTTATAAGACGGAAAAGGGCAAGGTTCAGATCCGAACATACATAACAATGGACGGATACGGAAATACGAGGGAATTAAGACATATGGTTCTTAAAACAACCGATCCTGATTACAATATCGGATCCAATATCGATCAGATACCGGTAGGGTGGTTAAGTATCGAGTGTGATTTTGCGTCAGCTACACAGCGTCATATAAGACAGGTGAAAAACTGCTACGTTTCTGATGCAGGGAGCATTTACGTTGAGGGAGAAATTGTTTACGACAATGACCTTGACATAGACAAGATGGCGCTGACGGTTATGGAAAGCACTGACCCAGCGATAGCCGTAGGGACGGAGCTGGCTGCCATTCCCTCTGGCTATGTGAAAACAGTTTGTAGATGTAATTGTTGCAACCACTAAATCTTATTGTCATGAGCTGTAACGAATATTTTTTAGTAACACTGGAGTCTAAACCGACTCCAGTCCGTCATAAATACACGAATTTAACAGACGAATGGTATGGTCCTGATGGTGTTAAGTACGAAGATCCTGATACGATAGCCAAAATCGAAGAACAAGCTACAGATAAGAATCGTATAGGGGATAACACTTTATATCAGAAACTTATTGAAATACATTCTCAAGGAGAGTCAATAAAATCAGACATCGGAGACATAGGTAAGGTATTAGATTACATAAATGGGGAGGAAGTGTAATGGGAACCATATCAGATAAGTTAATGAGGATCATCAGCACCAAGGAGGATATAAGGCAAGCCCTTATATCCAAAGGGTATGATGTACCTACTTCCATACCTTTTAAAGAGTATGCGAAAATGATATTAGACCTGCCATGTAAAGCAGATTCCTTCCCAGATATAGAAGGTATCGTAGCCAGATATTCCGCTTCCGGTCTCACTAATGAGCAGATGGCTGCCAATCCCGTATGGGTTGATAAGACGGGCAATGGACACGATCTACAGTTGAAAAACTTCTCTTGGAAGGGGATGTCCGGAATTGGCGGGTATGTTGCAGACATAGATGAGTGGGGCATAAATACAACGGCGGCTTATTTTGAAAGAAACAGCATTAAAATAACAGCAACATTTAAAGAAAATGCCTCATTGGGTTTATTGTACCATAATATAAAATTACGTCAATCTTGCGTTTTAAAAGTAACAGGCATACCAGAAGGTTGCGATGCTTTTTTGGATGATCGATTGGGCAATCGTTTTTACATGTCAGAAGATGGTGTGTATGAAATAATTCCGTCTAACTTTTTGGCAGAAGCTCTCTATTTATCTATAGAAAAATATCCTGAAAGATGGTATGGATCTAAACTTACCATCGAACAACTTCCCCTCTACCCTGGTGCACTCGTTTTTGACGGAGTGGATGATTACGGTACCTGTGATAACTTCCCTATTCTGACTAAGGAAAAGGGATATACGGTTGTGGCGTTGAGACAGTGGATTACAAGGGGTGAAATAGCCCAAGGATTAGTATCTAATGTAAAGAATTGGCTCAAGGATGGTGCCTTCTTGTTAGAATATAGAAATATACAAGCCGAGCATCTTAATAAGCCTATATCTTTTGGAGCAATAGGGAGTGAAAATGATTTACCACACATCCTTACTTATCAGACATCTAAAAGTTATAATGGTGTTTCGATTACAACTGGTAATTTTGAAGGAACAGATGTGCTACATGTTGGGAAATTAGCTCCAACTAATGTAGGAACTTGTATTAACGCTGCTATCTGGGAACTTGTATTTCTCGACCACGATGCCACCGAAGAAGAACTGACCAAGATCAAAGACTACTTCGTCAAAACCTATCCCTGGCTCTTCCCCGACCAAGCATGGACAGTGGTAGGCAAAACCAACGAGGACGAAGATCGTGCTACTATTGCCAACATTACGGGCAATGGTAATGATCTTGTACTGTCGAATTTTGCATTTAGTGGGAATAGTGGGTATGGGGAATACGCTTACAATTTCAGTGATACATCTTGGATAAGCATTCCAGATTATGGAGTCATATCGGATAAAACCAGCAAAAGTTTTAATATAAAATCTTTTGTTTTAGCTGATTATCCTGTACTGTACACTGCTGTAAATAAAGATTCATCAATTAAAAAAGTAAAAATAAAAGTAACTAATTCTATTCCTGGATTTTATTTCGGAAATAAGCCAGCTAATCAAATAATTGATTTGAGTACAGATGGAATTTATGAAATACCATCTTATAATTCTCCTAATGATGTTACTCAATATGGTTTTAGATGCTCTAATGTAAATGATTCCTGTAATATTACCATAGAGCAAATCCCCGAATACGAAGGCTACCTGGTTACTGATGGGGTGGATGATAAGATAACTTCGTCAGCTTTTGAAATGGGTAAGGATTTTACGGTTGTTGGGGAATGGAGGTTTATAATTGATGAAAGAAAGGTTGCAGGCTTAATAAAGCCTCCATCTTTCTATTTGTTTAATGAAAATAATGGATTGAAGTTATTTATAAATAACACAGAAAAAAGTTCATCTTTAAACACTAAATCTTTAAAGGCTATTTGTTCAGATGGACGTGTATATTTTGATGATTGGTCGGAAATGCTACTTAGTGAAGAACAACCTATCACAAGTAGTAGTAAGGATTTGTCAATCGGTTATAACAGTACAATATATACTCAAATGGCTTTTAAGAACTTAGGCATCTACAACGATCAACTCCTCTCTAAAGACGACTGTATCAAAGCATATAACTATTTACAAACTTTAAAAGCAAAATAATATGAAGAAGTACAAAGTTTTATTCTGTGATCTGGATGATACGTTAATTGAGACATTAAGTGGCAAAACATTTCCTAAAGGAATTTGGGATATGAAAATCAAATTTGATGTTTTGGATGCAATTAAGCAGTTTTCTCCTGAGTATGTTTTAATTGTAAGTAATCAAGGGGGAATTGAAGCTGGTTTTGTGGATCATCAAAGATTTCAATCTAAAATAGAATATGTATCACAATGCGTAAAAGAATATTGCGGAGTAAAATGCTATTCGGAATATTGCACCACGAATGATAAGAATGATTTGTATAGAAAACCAAACGTAGGAATGCTTAATCATCTTTGTGAAAACTATGTTGGCGATGATTTTAATTACATAAAATCTGTTACACTTATGATAGGTGACGCAAGTGGACTTGAAGGACAGTTTTCTGATAGTGATAAAAGAACCGCAGAAAATTTCGGGATTGACTATCTTGATGTAAATGAATTTGTTAATTTGTATAATAAAAAGAAATAAAAATAGATGAAATACGCGATAGTAGATTTATTGTGGGCAAAATCACATGGTATTGAAATACTGCCCGAAATGAGAACAAGTATAGATCAGAGTAAAGTTATTCTACATGAAGAAATGTTAGTACCTTTCGAAGATGAATCATTTTCAAGAATTTAGGTATCTATGATAATCAGATCCTCTCCAAAGACGAATGTATCAAAGCATACAACTATTTACAAACTATAAAATCGAAATAATATGAAATTCATTATCATACCAAAAGAAGTATATAATTCCGTATCTGAAGAAAAGAGACGTGAATTAGGAATAGGCAGCCCAAGAGCGAGCGTAGATGGCTCTAAAGTTATTTTACATGTAGAACATTATGACCTTCTATTTAAGTCTTTAGACACGCAGGCTGATGACGAACCTCAATATCCGTATCCGGTATATGACAGCCCTTCTTCTGAGTTTGAATCTGTTCTTTCATCTAAAGAATGGGTGTCTGATGTTAATGACGAGCGTCTTTGATCTTGTTATGGTTGGGGTAATTACTATATTTGTAAAAAGTTGAATAATTAAAGCGTGTGGTAGCGTTATCTACCATATAATCATCATGTTTCAGATAATAATCGGATGCGTTTTGGCTAATATCCTTACGATAGCAATCATCGGTTTAGCCCTGTATTTAGTGTATCTTGACATACTCCCATAGCTAAAGCGAATGGGATTCTTGGATACAAGCGCAAGAAACCCCGATGTTACTATCGTTGGAATTACTCTTGCTCTCCAATTCGGAAATGCCCTTCCGAAGTATATTACGGGCTGCAAGAACATCACGGTCGTTGACCGCGCCGCACGACGGGCATACCCACGTGCGGTCGCGTAACGACAGCCCTTTATTAATGCAGCCACATTCGCAAGTTTTGGAAGAAGGATACCATTTATCAATCTTGTGTATCGTTACTCCATACTTTGAAGCAGCATACATAAGTTTGTTAATAAAAGAAGAATGACTAAGATCAGAAACTTTCTTCCCCCACAAACGTTTCATTCCTTCAATGTTTAGATCTTCAATTAAAATATAATCATACTGTTTGCATAACTGATGAGCTAATTTCCATTGAAAATCCGATCGAAGATCGTTTATTTTACGATACGCTTGTTGTAATTCAAACAGTCTCCTTCTTCTATTATTGGAGTCCTTCTTTGCATTAGAAAGCCGTTTGTTTAGTTTTCTAATCTTGTTTTGATATTGTTTAAAGAATAATGGAGACCCAATTTTGCCACCATCACTTTTAGTTAGATAAGTTTTCAGACCAAAATCCAATCCTATAGATGCACCATCATGTGTCTTTCTATAGGAGTTTATAGGATTATGATCTGTAACTATAATCAAGCTATATCTATGGTATGTTTCTCTAACTATTCTAATTTGTTTAACATTACCTTCGTAGACTCTACTATATGAGAATCTAAATCGTTTCTTTCCTTTGTTAATTGTTAGACAATTTCCATTCAGGGTAAACCCACCTTGTTTAAAAACAAAAGAGTTGAAACAATCTGATCTTTTGAACTTAGGAGGTCGTTTAGCTAACTTTTTGAAGAAACGATTGTATGCTGAGTCTAATCTCTGAAGGATTTCTTGTACTGTTTGGGAATGAAGTAGGATTCTTTTTACCCTTTTTGCAAAATGCTTTTGCATCTTACCAACTGGTATGTATTTCCCAAACAGTCTGTAGTATCTACGTTGTAGAGCTAAAGCATGATTCCATACGAAACAGCATTCACGCAGCATCTTATCGAGATACTTTGTTTTCTTTGAATGATAGATGTTGTATTTGTATGAAATCATTTTTTTTAATTACATTTACAGCGTGAATATAATAATAACTTTTGGGTGTATATTAGAATCAATTATTAAAAATACATATATAAACAAAAGAATCATTGATCCCCTATTTAAAAGCAGGGGCTTTGTTAAAGATTGTAAAAACGAAGATCATTTAAAGGCTTTGGATTCTAAGATTGATCAGAAGGTTGAGGACGTAAAAAACAAGGTTGGCGCGGTGATGGACATCGTAGACCAGATCAAGAAATTGTTGGACAAAATTAACAAGAAATAAAAAATGGCAGAAGTAGGTTATAACAGTAAATTCGAAGGTCAGGAGGTTGATTCCAGACTTGAGAATGTGGTGCAGGCTGCTCCTGGAACAGGTTCGGAGTCGGGCAAGGGAGGCCTCATCCCGGCTCCCCCTGCCGGAAGTCAAGATGGTAGCAAGACTCTTCTTAGTAACATGACATGGGGCGATTATGTAAACAAGAAGTATATAGATGATGCTGTATCGGCAGCAGGGTGGAAGAAGCAGATTGTTAGCAAACTTCCTACTGTTGAAGAGGCGAAGGATAATGTCATGTATCTTGTAAAAGATGATGTGGCATCTACAGAAACCAAAAACGTGTATAACGAATATATTTTGGTTACTGAAGAAGGTGGTGGCAAGGTGCTTGAATCGCTTGGTATGATAAGTACCGGAGTAAATTCGACTTATCTTGATCTATCTATGTTTTCAGGTAATTCAGGAACACTTGATGAAGCTTCGTTTGGGAAGGTTCTGGATGCTTACAATAATAAAATTACGTTAGGAAAGTTAGCTGGTAATTATTATTCTTTGGATTATTTCTTATCAGGTAAAGATCTTGGAGGTGTTTTTGAATTAAAAATTGTATTTGTTTCATTTTCAGATACCAATACTGGAGAAGGTACATCTGAGTCTGATATAGAGATTCAGGTAGGAACATATACTGTTACTCAAGATAAGGCTTATAAGGCATTGAGCAATATGGTTACGTTGTCTAATACTATGATGTCTTATCTAAGGTTTATGTCTAAAGCTCCCAGGGTTGTTACGACATTGGTTAATCTTCCTAAAGACACTCATAATATCATAGCCAACGTAGCTTCTGCTACGAGCCTGTCTATGACCGTATCTGCTGAGGATGTTGGACGGGAATGGCAGGTGCGGGTCAACAACACCACCGGCAATGACATTACGCAGCCGCTTCCTACCTCTGGCCTGTTCCAGAGCATGTCAGGCGATAGCGTAATAGTACCTAAAAACAGTTTTATAGAATTAAGTATCTGGTATATCAATGATAAGTTGGTTATCAGAGTGGGTGAACAAGCTTAATAGAAAGGATAGAGTATGCTTTATGTAAATAAAAACGTAAAAGGTTTTTACTGGGAAGGATACGAGTTGGATTCCTCTTCTTACGAAGTAGGGTATTCTTACCAAGATTTCTTAGATGGGAAATGGGTTCAACTTGATTCCGATCAAGAAAAATTCCATCAAAACAATCCTGATGCGAGTGTGAAAGAAGTTATTGCTATGCAGCTTGACCCGGAGCCTCCTGGACCAACTGAAGAGGAGTTGCTTGCCAAGGCTAAGGACAAGAAAGTTTCTGAGGCCAGGGAATATGCTTATTCTGATGCCGTTCGTTCTTATAGTTTGGATGGTAAACAGATATGGTATAATAGCAGCATGAGACAGAAGGTTAAAAACGATATTGACGTAGCAAAAGGAAGCGGGATATACACCGTATCCGTAGCAGATTCAGAATACGAGCTTGATATTGCTAATACGGCAATGAATGAAATGCATGTATATGAATCTGAGTGCAACGATCGTACTGCTGCCATAGAAAAGGAAATAACTTCTAAAACCGACAGGAGTGAAGTTGAGTCTATGAAAGTGGATGAAGGTTATCCTGAGAAGTTGGTAAGGACAAAGGATCAGATCATAGAAAAAAATAAGATCCTTGAAGCCAATGATCTGGAGAAGGTTACAGCTATGTACATGAGGGCGATGATCAACACGCCGGCTATGCTGGAAAACACCGACCAGAATCTTGCTCTTAAGATAAAGGGATTGTACCCTATCTGGGACAAGGATGGAGTTTACGGCGACAAAGGTCTTCCTATGGGCACTGCTGTTGTAAAAGGGCAGCGTTTCCGTAGCAAAAACAAACCTTCGGATTTGGATTGGACCCTGTTTGAAGTAAGGCAAAATCACAATCTCCAAGCCGACTGGGTTCCTGGTCAGGGAGGTGGAGCCGAAAGCCTGTATATGGTTGTTCAGGAAAAGCATTTAGGTACCGTAGACGGTCCTATTCCTTGGGTATATAATTCTATTTTAGAGAATGGAAAGTATTACATTGACAAAGAAATTAAGTATCTTTGCATAAGAGATTCAGGCATCCCTTTGGCTTACGAGAACCTTTCTGATCTTGTATCAGCCGGATATGTAAGGGTTGTTTAGGTCGTAATTTGTTGTTAATGTTATGGATAACCCCTGTATATTTATTTATGCAGGGGTTTTCTTTAATCCAGACTCTACTTATTTTTCATATCGGTAAGGTTCTGGTTATCTTTGTGAAAAAGGTTAAGTTATGGAAAGAAAAGATATTATAAAAGAATTGAGTCAGTATTTTAGTATTGTTGAATTAGTTGGTCCTAAAGAATACGGTAGAGACAAAGATCTTTGCTGGAGGTATTTAAGAACTGAATTGCTTCACACGATACTGGTTTTAAGGAAAGACATTTTGAAAACTCCGATGACGGTTAATACCTGGAAGTCGGGCGGAAGGTTTGATGAGCGTGGGTTTAGGAACAATATCTCGGATATAGTAAAATCCAAGACCGTATCAGGGTCTTTGTATATCAGTCCTCATATGCTTGGGGCAGCCATTGATTTTGATGCCAAGGGTATGACGGCAGAAGAGACAAGGAATAAAATAATTCAGTCGCAGGATTTACTTCCTTGTCCCATTAGATTAGAATCAGGTACCAATTGGGTCCATATTGACGTATATGACTCTCTTGGAAGTAGCAAGAAAGTAACTATGTTCTAATATGGCTTACAGATTTGTAGGAAGGATGAATTTAGAAAGTTTCTGGGCTTTTCTCATTTCCGGATTATCAGCATTGTGGATGAATTTCCAGGAGATTCACCACCTTATATATTCTATATTGTTTATATTAGCTATAAATCTTTTGTTAGCTACTATAAAAAGTATCAAACACTGCTATATCCGAAGAAAGAGAAAGAGGCCTTTTAAGATATTGACATGCATAAGCGAAATGGGAGTTTTGAAAATCCTTCTTGAGTTCGCGGCCTGCTCTTTCGGGCTGTTTACCATATCCGGAATGGATCTTATTATGTCTATGGGAGGGCATAAATCCCCAGAGTTTATAGACATGCTTCTTCAGTGGATTACGATATTCGCCTTAATATTATACGGTGGAATGGCATTCAAACGCCTCGGCGACCTTGCACCTGATTTGATGATAGTAAAAGGTGTTAAGTATTTCTTTAGCAAAGTAAGTTGGTGGCAAAAAGTTCCATTCGGAGAAGAGCTTAAAGAAGGTATTAACAACGGTGATATACAAGAACTTTTAGACGAAGATAAGGAGGGTAAAAGATGTGTTTGCAAAAAATGAGAGCCAGGCATGTGTTAGGAGTTCTTCTACTGTGTTTTATATCTTTCTTGTTTGGTAAAACATGCAAGAAACAAGAAATAATATACGATATAAAAATAGATACTGTAATAGATACCATTATCCAACCTGTTCCTGTTCCTCAGTATATAGTTGACGTAGGGGAGGTAGAAATACCTTTCCCTATGGATGCTATAGTTGAAAAAGATACGATAAAAGACACTGTTTATATCAATATTCCTATACAAAGAAAAACATACAACACAGATGATTATCGGGCTGTTATAAGCGGATACAGACCTAATTTAGACACGATGATCATCTACCACAAAAAAGAAATAATATACGAAAAGAGCCGGCGCTGGGGCATAGGGCTGGCGGCGGGGTATGGGGTTGGGCGCGAGGGCTTCTCCCCCTACTTAGGCGCTGTGGTCTATTATCGGATATGGTGATAATCACCTCACCTTTTATTTAATGTCCAATAGTTTAAACTTTTATCACCTCATTTACTTATCTTTGTAGAAAAAGATAAGGTATGAACTATATCGATATTTTACCACAGATAAGAAATAACATTTTCTATGTCAGGATAGTAATGACCAATTATGATGTAGAAAATCAGATGGTTATTAGAATAGTAGCCAGAAGAAATGACGGTCTGTACAAGACGGAAGTAGTACAGTATCCAAATGAAGGAACTGATTACGGTGGAGAAATTATTGTTCCTATGTTTGGCATGGCTAAGTCGTTGGTGGCCCAAATAGTAGGAGTCAAGATAAATGGTACCGAGGTACGTGTTAATAGCACTGAGGTAGAGGGAGCTGATATAACAGCCAGATACGATGATTCCCTTACCAGAATGGGGTGGGAGGAGAGTATGAACAACATCCATCTTGATTTTGAGGTTATAAGCACCAACAACCCTAAAACGCTTCGCATAGCCGATCAGTCGGAATGGGGGATATTGGCAGACAGACCGGCTATTATAGAGATTGTACCACCTGAAGATGAGAATAAGTATGTTTATTATCTTGGTAAGAATCAGCTGAATGTATTCAACAGTAAGACTCTTGGCATAAATCCGGGTCGCGGAAATGATTTTGAAAACCTGAAAGATGGTATATACGATATTACCATAAAAGGCAGTCCTTCCTCTTATTTATTTAACAGAAAGTATTTAAAAACAGATCTGATCCGTCTTAACATAGATAAGATATGGGCCAGGTCAACTGTGTTATGTGATCATGAGGATGATGACGTTATTGACAAAATAAAAGAAATAGAGTTTCTTCTGGCTGCGGCTGAAGCTAATATGAGATTAGGGAATTTTGAAAACGTAAAACAATTATATGAAAAATCATCTAAATTGATTTATGTTCTCAATAATTGTGAAAATTGTGGTTGTAAAATATAATTAATTAAATATCAATAAATTATGGGATGTGGATGCGGAAGAAGCAACATTGCTTCTGTTAATAAAAGTCGGGCTATAAAGCCTCAGTCGAATACGACACCTAAAGCTGATTCTAATGCGGCTTGTATTCAGAAATATGATGAACTTGCTGTCTTGGACAAGAAAATCATAGACCTTCATCGAAAATTTAGGTTTGTAGGGGGTGTAAGTAAAAGATATGCTGATATTCAAAAGTTGGTAAGAGGCTGGATTGTTAATTTAAAGAACGGGTGCCCGGATCCGGATGATCTTGCTACTTATTCCGAATACATAAATAAAGAATACGCCAGGTATTTTACGTCAAGGTGATATGGCAGCTACCGGAAGTACACAGCAAATTCTTTTCCCTTCATCTTACTTATGTGAGTGTGCTGATCGTTTTATAGCATGTAAGGCTGATCAGTATCTACAATATCATAAGTATAAGGTAGGTATCAAGCCTGATATGGATACGGTTCTTAAAATAGATCGTATGAGAAGAATCGTCTGTGAAGGGGAATGTGGGTTGTGTCCGGACGAGATTCAGAAATTCAAAGAAGAACTTAATAAGATCTTGTCATGAAAAAGATGTATTATAACAAAGAATACAGAAAAGCTTTCAAGAAATCGAATTGTCCGGAAGATCTTGGTTCTGAAGAAACGTTTATCGTTCATGAAGCTGAATTTTGTTCGGATATAAGCCAAGATGATGCAGATAGGAAAGCGGAAGAGTTTGCGGAGAAAGAAGGTCCGTTGTATGCTAATAAAGTAGGTGGCTGTTGCGAGGTATATTATAACACAAGACAGGAAGGATATTTCTTTAAAAATGATTGTCCTGATGGTCAAAAACAAGAACAACCCACACATTACGTGGTAGAGGCCGGGCGTGTATGGTCTAAGTTCAGTACCGAAATAGCCAACTACGAAGCTGCGAAGATTCTTGAGCAAGAAGGGCAGGCTGCCGCTAACGAATCTGGAGTATGTAAAACCGTTTATTACAACGAAGATCAACATGGTTGGTTTAGTAAACGTTGTAAGGAAGGATGGAAGGCTCCTGAGAAATACAGGAGGATATACGCCGGTACCGTAACGTCTTTCATTAGCGTTGATGATGCCAATGAAAAGGCTAAGAAGATACTGGAAGAAGAGGGCATGAAATGGGTTAATGAAAATACCAAATGCGAGCCTGTTGTTGATGAATGCAAATTTGATTTTTGAAAATGAGCAACGTAAAATTTAATCCGACAGAAGGTGTGAATGATAAACTGGTGTCGGTGTTTTCTGAAATAAATGAAGGTCTTGATACGACTTTGAATTACACTATTTCCGATGAAGGGAATAAGGCCAAGAAGAACATCGTCGTTAATCAAGTTGGTAAAAGGGAAAAGTTTTTATCGAAGAAAGGGGAGGAATCTGAGCCTTTTGTTTTGTCTGATGGTAATACTTTCAACGTTCTTAAAGAAGGTGCTTCGGGATCGGCATCCGCTTGGGCTGATGACCAGCTTCCTCCAGAAGCCACGGAATCAGTTGGCGACAAAAGCCTTCTCCCTTCTTGGGATTTTTACCTTATAGACATGACTCAAAATACCGGAGATAAAGTGCGTCCGGTAGGAAAGCTTCGTAAGAATAATCTCCTTAGATTTGAAAACGGAGATTTTGCTCCTACGGTGGGCATAACCGAGGAAATGAGAGCCGAATGCGATGTGGAACTGTATTTGGATAACGGTCATAAAAATAAGTATTGTGATGCCGGAGCATTTGACGCTAAGGCTTTTTACGAAGAGTATGGTATTGGTCAAAAACTTTATAATGTATCAGGATCAGAGGTAAGGATTTTAAGACCTTGGGAGACTACTTCAAAGAATTATAGCATATTCTTAGGATGTAGCAAGAGTCTGTATGTAGTTGATAAGGTAGTTGGTAAAAGTGGGAAAATATGGTCTGGTGTGTACGACGCAGACACGGTTCCTATGCTGGACGGACTTGACCTGCGCCAGACGTGCCCTGTGCTTCCGCCTACAGCCTTATCTCCTGGACCGGTATGTACAGTAGACTCCAAGGCAAGATCTTTCTTTTTCTTGTATGAAGGAGAAACAAATTGTAAATCCGGAGCCGGAGTTGGTAACGTCTGCACGATGTTTCTAAATGGAAGAACTTATCCGAGATGCAGCGATGTAAATCAAATCAATATAGCTAAGTATTCGAGGGCTAATAACGTAGATCCTGAATCTTCTTATCCTTTTTCTGAAGGTGGTTTTTTGACCTTGAATGCTTATATCATATACCTTGAAATGCTGTACGGTACTAAATACTTAGCTAATCCAGATACTTTTGGATCAGGGATATCAAGTAACTCCGGAGTAGGTAATGATGTTAATTATCGCAAATACGGAGGTGTAAAGTATCGTAAAAAAGGAGAAGAGACATGGTTGTATGGATCATGGGCTACAAATGCTTTTATTATACATTATGAACCTGCTGAAAAAACTAATTTTTCTTACCTCATAAATTTAGAATATCCTAAAGAACAGTGCATGGAAAGCCAGATGGCGGCTTCTTTTGCATTTGAGACAGGAGTAGAGGAAGGATTAGAGTTTGATTTTTATGGAGGAAAATACTGGTATAAGAACGTCCAGGGAGCCAAGAGTATGGCTGAAGGTCATATGAATGTTATTGTGTTTAAGGAAATGACTGGTACCATATCAGCCTTAAACGAAAATGACGAACCGGCAGAATTTGATTTGGAAGTTATTTTAAGGATGTCTTTATACGATGGTATGAATCTGTCTGGAGACGTCTTTAGGTATTGTGGAGGAGGATACGAACAGGTAGGGACTTGTTTAAATGATCCTAATGTCACTCGAATAGGTAATACTATTGATATTTATATAGAGCCAGATCAAAAGAAATGGACATATGAGAAAAGGTCTACTATAAATAATGGTGAGGTTTTTAATTTTGAATCTAAATATAAAAAGATAGCAACTACCCAAAATTTAGGAGATGGTTATGCTTTACACCGTATTCCTTATACCGGATGGAAGGATAAAAAAGGGGGAAGTATCGGAACAGGAGAATGTTTTTATACATGGGACAATTGCTACTGGGCTTCGTCTGTCGGTATAAAGTCCAGAGTGGCTGCTCGTTTCGGCGGTAGTGCGTACATTGGCTTTTGCCCGCCTCGTTTTATGTATGCGCATTACGCCGCTTCTCATACTATTCGCTACAATTGCGGCCTTGCCCAGTTGTTATTAGACGTCAGTCAACCGCAGGTTTGATGGGTGCAACCCATTGATGGCGCAGCCATCATAAGCGCAGCGCTAAGGCGCAGCCTTTTATACTATATCACGGCGCAGCCGTATCTTGTTAATATAATATTTTATAGCTACAAAACAAAAATTTAAAATATTTAATACAAATTGTTTTGTAGCTATAAAATATTATACATACATTTGCAGTGTCATTAGACAACAGAGATAGTTAACATTATAAACAATAAAAATCTATTCAATGAAATCCGTTAGTCTGCTAACAAGTCTTACATTGGGATCTGACCTCTGAAATAGCAAATAACGGTTGAGAAAGAGGTTAAAAAGAATTGGCTGCTCGTTTCGGCGGTAATGCGAACAATGGCAATTGCTCGCCTCGTAATCTGAATGCGAATAACGCCACTTCTAATACGAATCGCAACAATTGCGGCCTTGCCCTGTGTGGGCTAAAAAATTGGGTATATTATTTTTAATCTTTCCCAGGAGTGGAGAATCAATAAAAGACAAGCGTATGAGGTTATATGATAAAAATATGATATAGATGCGCGACGGTCGTAAGCCCGTCATTAGCCCACAACTGAAATCAGTTTCAAACTATATAGATATAAGTTTGGATGATATTAGAGAAGCATGCGAAGCAGCATTTAAAAACCATTCTAAAAAGAATGATGTTGTTAATTTCAATTTTGATTTTGATGGTAATTCGTTAAAATTGTATGAATGGTATTTAGATGGTACTTATGTTAGCAAAATCAAATATCGCAAACTTGTAAAAGAAAACAAGAATGGTAAGGTTCGTGAAATAAACAGCCCGGATCTTACCACCAGAATCTATCAGCATCTTGTTTTAGTAAAGTTAGGTCCTTTGTATTATGAGAAGGATAATATGAATGGTCTTAATTGTAAGCCTGGATTTGGCATAACAGCATCGTCTAAATCAAGGTCTCTTATTAAAAAGATGAAGCACGTTTATTATGATAGACTTGATTTGAAGTATTGCCTGGTTATAGATCAACGTAAATGTTATAACCATGTAAAAGACAAAGTGTTTAGAAAAGTGCTTAAGAACTTTATTTCAAACAAAAAGTTTATAGATTTTGTAATAGACGTAAGTTTCGTATCTGGAGAGCTACCTATAGGAACCCCTACAAGCCCTCTTATTCATCATCTCCTTATGAAAGATTTTGATGATCTTGCAAAAAGAATAGCTCCTTTTTCATTGAGATATGCCGACGATAATTTCCTTGCTTTCTATACTAAGGAGGATGCTAATACTGCCAAATGGAGGATTAAGAATTATTGGTGGTATGAGCTTAAGATAAGATCTAAAAGGCATACTTGTATTATAACAGACATGGATAGACCTCTTGATTTTTGCGGGTATGTTTTCCATCGTAACAACAAAGGCGTATCTGAGCACAATAAAGGTTATGTGACAATAAGGAAGAGGGTAGCCAGAGACGCGAAGAAGTGTATTACAAATGAAAGCTGGTCTTCTTACTTCGGTCTTTTAAAACACTGTGACAGTTATTCATTAATGTCAAAAATAGAAAATATCATGAGATTACGAGATTTAACAAGCACGATTCGTATTGATAAGAAAATGGATGCGGACAACATCGACGTAAAGAACCTTGAAGGTATTGTATTTGATATCGTGAACTACGAAATACGAAGCAATAACAAGAATGAACCAAACTGGATAAAGTGCTTGATAGGTATTCCTGAAACCAATAAAGAAGGGATTCCTACTGGCAGGAAACTCGCAAGGGAATTTCATGGTAATTATCAAGGTATAGTAAATTTTATTTCAAAATGTGAACTTACTTATGGCAAAGATGCTATTCTCCCTATTACCGATGTAGAGATAGAAAACAGATGCGGATACGTTTTTAAGGGCAGCACTAACCGCTTGGAATACATTGATTGACTTCTTATTGTGATGGTGTGAATGAAAATTATTATCTTGCACCAAAAAAAAGAAAGTCATGAATTGTAACACTTGTAAAGATGACAGACCTGATATTCTGAGATCTAATATCTGTATCGGGTCTGATCCGTGTAATGACTGTACGGACAATTGCGAAATTCTTCCAAAAGAATGCGATTGCCCGTATGGTCATTTAAGCGATCATTGCATTCATTATACAGGATGCAAGACATTCATATCCAAATTAACTCCAGGTATGCCTTATAATGAGGTTATGCATAATATAGAGCTGGTTTTTGAAAACATAGATAAGTTTTTGGATAGGATGGTTGAAGAAAATACGCTTTTAAAACAAAGGGTTGAAAAACTTGAAAAACAACTTCAAAATGGAAAAGAGTGCACAAATTGGTAAGGACTTAAGTGGTAAACACGTATATGTTCCACATGTGGACGAGACGCCGGTGCCATGCCCGGACGGATATACATGCACGAACTGCGTGTACTGCGCTGACGGCATCAACGCTGGCTACTTCAGTCTGGCTCAGAAATCTGATCTTACGGCTTTAATCAATGCAATGATATGCCGTATGGAATACCAGGATAGGGAAATAGAATTTTTAAAACAAAAAATAAATATTTTGAGTAACAATGGCAATAACAGGTAACGGTTGTTTTGGCAGTCATGGTGGGTGCGAACGCCCGCATCATTGCAATATTCCTTCTTCTAACATATTCTATGATGGAGAAACTATAGAAGAAGCTGGTTTGTATCATGGTATGCCTTTAGACGGAGCTTTAGCTAATTTAGCTAAATACGTTTCAAGGGCTATTAACGTAAGTGGATCTGTCAATACAGAAGTGTTTGACGGTACTTCTCATGTGGTTCTAAAGAAAGATCCGGCAGAGATTTTGCTTGTGTCTTATTGCGGGGGTGTTGTGCCTTCTGATATGTATAAAGTCCAGGGTCGTACTGTTAGGTTCTGCCGGGATATGTGTCAACAAGATGAACTTGCTGAAGTGAGGGTTATGTACCGAGAAGAAGCAAATAGTTCTTATGGGTTCCATTGTTAATTTAGGAGGATAAGAAATGGCAGAAAAATGCAAAGGATTTATATGTGGGGGTAATCTCGTTAATGGCTCTGTGCCTTCTGATAAGTTAGATAAAGAAACCATTATCGAGCTTATTAAAGAGATTCTGAAAGAGGAAATGCATGAATCTTGGCTTAAGGAAATAATAGAAACCATACTTAAGGAATCTATTGATTCAGATTGGCTTCGTGAGTTCTTTAAAGAAGTTCTTAAAAAATACGCTAAAGAGGAATGGTTTAAGGATATTATCTGCGGCTTAGGATGTGTTGGCGTACAAGAGATATTTGATGTTATTCCTACTGACATAACATTTGAAGCCACAGGCGGTACGGCTACGGTACAGGTGGTTGTCGATGATGGAGTTGAATGGGAGTTGACACTTTAAATTAAGGAGGATGATTATGTCGAGAGAGAAAATATATAAGATGGATGATGGTTCTTGGCTTACCTCGGACAAGAAGGAAGGTGTCGGTCGTGATAAAATGAATTTCGATGCTCCATCTTGGAAAGGGAGGGAAGACAGGATCACTATCCGAATTGTGAAGAAGTCCGATACCGAAAGCATGAAAGCCATTACTTTCAAGCAAAAAGGTATTAAGATCACAGAAGTGTCGGTTAGTAGGCTGGAGTTCCCTATATCTGGTGGAGATAAGCAGGTCCTTATTACTACCAACTCCGCTTCTATCAATGCCCTTATTACGGGTGAGAAAGATATAAAGGGTGTCATAAAAGCATTTACCACCGCTTCTGGTCTAAATATTGATGTCAATGATATTAGGCTTGATTATGGTTTCCCTGGTGATCCGGGTCTTGAAGACACGTTCCAGGTTTCGATGATTGTTTCCATGCCTGGCAATGAGGATGGGAATGAAGTTAATGAGAACATAACTATAAATGGTGTACTGATTCCTATTTATCAGCCTGGAAAGGTCGTTCCTTACATTAAATTGGATAAGGAATTTGAACAAATTGAGGGTGATGAAACAAGCACGCAGTTAAGTATAGAAAGTAATATAAAAGATTATGTTATTGAAATAGTTGAATGCGAGTCTGTGGATAAGGAGGAAATCTACCTGGACAAGGATGTTGTTGATCTTGATTCAGATGGATCACCGGAGGTAATCAACGTAAGTACAACTCCCGAAAATTTAAGATGGAGGATTAGCGAATACACAGAATAATATAAGACATATATAATTCATTCAGTTTTATACCATATCTTATATGTTGAACAAAAATTCAACCGGTGTATTAGCCTAAGTCTTAAAACAAAGACTACGTTATTAAAGAATATATAGTTACCTGTGGGTATTTATCCAAGCCCACGGCTCTAAGGCAAGTGATTAAACAGAGATTGTATTCGGGTTTCAGTGTTGCTTGCGATAAAACCTTTAATAACATTGGCGATGGGTACTAACAGGAGAAATCCCGATTTACTTCTTAATTGAAGTTTAAATTTAAAAGAATGAGTGATTAAATTGTAAGTAATTGAATTTTAAATGGTCTACGTACAGGACATAAACGGTAACCCTTTAATGCCCACAACAAGACATGGAAAGGTAAGACGATTGCTTAAAAACAACAAAGCAGTCGTAGTAAATTTATGTCCTTTCACGATACGTTTAACCTATGAAACAACAAATTATAAACAAGAAATTACGTTAGGCGTTGATACTGGAACTAAACATGTTGGTTTATCAGCAACAACGAAAAGCAAAGAACTTTACAGCAGTGAAGTTATTCTGAGAAGTGATATTGTTGATTTGTTATCAACAAGAAGGGAGCAAAGAAGAACAAGAAGAAACAGATTGCGTTATCGTAAACCTAGATTTTATAATAGAGTTGGAGCAAACAAGTCTAACTGGATTGCCCCATCAATTCAACAGAGGATTGATTCTCACATCAAAATCGTTTCCGATGTGTACAAAATCCTTCCTGTTTCAAAGTTGATTATTGAGGTAGCCCAATTTGATACTCAGAAAATAAAGAATCCTGATATTACAAATATCGAATATCAACAAGGAGATCAATTGGGTTTTTGGAATGTAAGGGAATACGTCTTGACAAGAGACAATCATAAATGTCAACATTGTAAAGGCAAATCAAAAGACAAAATTCTCAACGTTCATCATATCGAATCAAGGAAAACAGGAGGAGACTCCCCTTCAAATCTTATAACTCTTTGTGAAACTTGCCACAATGAATTTAACAAGGGTAACATAGATTTGAAAGTCAAAAGAGAAAAATCCTTACGTGATGCAGCTGTAATGGGAATTATGAAATGGAGGCTTTATGAAATCCTGAAATCAACACTCCCAAATGTCTCAATGACTTTCGGTTATATCACAAAATACAACCGGATTCATAACGACATTGAAAAATCCCATGTTTCAGATGCTTTTGTCATTTCAAAGAACTTCAATGCGAAAAGGCTAAACTTCTCGTATAAGATAAAATTGGTCAGAAGGCACAACCGTCAGATACATAAAATGAAAATCCCGAAAGGTGGAACAAAAAGACCAAATCAATCTCCTTTTGAGATTTTCGGATTCAGGTTGTTTGACAGGGTAAGGTTTGACAGCAAATTTTATTTTATCTACGGAAGACGTAAAACCGGGAGCTTTAACATCCGTGATATAAATGGAGAAAACAAGAAAGATGTTATATACAAGAAGCTAAAGCTGTCAAGGTGTAAACGTTTTATGATACAAATTGAAATGTAATAAACAAAATAAATAATTATAACAACAATGAAAGTAGGTAATTGTTGGGCGAACATAGATAAGAAAGAAGGCAGTCTTAACAGTAAGGTTAATATTTACTTTGATGAAAATGATACTGGTGCCAACAGAAGTGTCAAGATAAGGGTGTCTTCCAGGGACGGTAGTGTATCTGAAGAATGTACGTTAGTTCATAAAAAAAAAGAACAGGTAGTTTATAAAAATAAAAGACAGTCGGCTCTTTTCACAAAAGCAGGATGTAATCCTGAGACAGAGAAAGGGGAAGAGCTTGAGTACGTTGTTGAGGCCGGAAAATACACATCTATCATATCTCAGTCTGATGCTGATGACAAGGCTATGAGAGACATTGAGCAAAATGGTCAGAACTGGGTTAATGAGCATGGTCGTTGTATAACCATATTATGGTACAATGTCAAGAAATCAAAGTCGTTTAGAAAGAACGACTGCGATCCTGATACCGAAGAAGGAAGTTTGGTTACGATGACAATCGAAGCCGGGCAATTTTCTTCTACCATAAGCCAAGAAGATGCCGACCGTAAGGCTGAAGCTGAGTTGAATGCCAAAGGTCAAGACTATGCTAATTCTCATGGTACTTGCAATACCATAAAATGGTACAACGACAGGAAATCCAAGATGTTCCAAAAGACAGATTGTGAGGTGACTGAAGTTGGATCTATGGTAGAGTACGTTGTAGAAGCCGGCCGTTTCTCTTCTTCTGTTTCTAAGGAAGATGCTAATCAGAAGGCTTTGGAAGCCTTGGAAGCTGAAGGTCCAGGGTATGCTAATGAGCATGGCACCTGTGAAACCAATTTATGGTATAACGTAGAGAAGTCGAAAGTATTTTATAAGAATGACTGCGAAGATGGGTTTATCGGAGCACCTTACACTTACACGGTAGAAGCCGGTAAATACACATCAGACGTAAGTCAAGAAGATGCTGATCAGAAAGCTCTTGATGATATAGAGAAAAATGGTCAGGATCAGGCAAACCTGAATGGAGAATGCGTTACTGATCCAAATTATTTCGTCGGAAAGGCTTCGGCTCGTGTTCAGAAAAATGATTGCGATGCTGAATCTCAGACCGGAAGCTTTGTCGATTTAACTGAAAAGGATCTTGCTGGATACCCGGATGCTTTTGTATCAAGGGAAAGCCAGGAGGCGGCTAACGCGCTCGCTCAGGCTGCTATGGAAGAACAGAAACAGGATCTTGCAAATAAGAAAGGCACTTGCATAGATAAAAACCAATTTGTTGGTGTATATAGCAAGGTATTCACAAAAGACAATTGCGACGGAGAAGGCGTAGGTTCGCAGGTAACAGTAGACCAAGATGATGTAACCGGTGGTCCTTTTACTTCATACGAAAGCCAGGAGGCGGCTAACGCGCTCGCTCAGGCTGCCGTCGAGCAGCAGGGCCAGGCCATAGCCAACCGGGACGGCCATTGTACGTGGACTGGTAAATACAGTGAAGAATTTACCAAAAACGATTGTAATGAAGGTCAGGTAGGGTCTAAGATTACTGTAACCGAACAAGATGTTGTTGGTGCTCCTTTCACATCTACCGTGAGTCAAGATGATGCTAATAACAAGGCTAAAGCTGCTGTCAAAGAACAAGGACAGGCTATTGCTAACAGTAAGGGTAATTGTGAGAATATGACGGTCTATACCGGTCATTACAGCAAGAGATTCGTTCCTGAATGTGAAGCTTGCCATAAGGGTGTAGAAATGGAGGTTACGGCCGAAATGGTTAATGGTAGTCCTGTTACGTCTACAGAAAGCCAGGATGCGGCAGACGCAGAAGCTCGTAGGATCGTAGAAGAAGGAGGCCAGGCCTATGTTAATAAAAACGGCAACTGTACGCCACTTAGCACCGATCCTGTATGGGAAGACGTTGTTCCGGAAGAACTTAGATGTAATGAAGGTAAGTCCCAGAAAAAGCAACATGATACCAACGAATGTTCTGAAACCCACAATCAAGAACGTTGGGTAGATGGTGGGAACAAAGTTTGTAGCTGGACCGGTCATTACTCAGAAACGTTCCAAAAGAACGACTGTGAAATACCGGATTCAGGAACGGAAGTAGAGGTAAGTGAAGCTGATGTTGAAGGCAATCCTTTTACTTCTTTCGTAAGTCAAGAGGATGCTGATAATAAGGCTAAGGAAGCCGTTAAAGCTCAAGGGCAGGCTATTGCTAACCAAAAAGGTAAATGTAGGTTCGTAGGCGTATATAGCAAGCAGTTTACAAAAGACAATTGCGGATCATGTCAGCATGGCGTTCCGATGAGCGTAACACAAGACATGGTGGGTGGACCGTTCTATTCTAATGAAAGCCAGGAAGAGGCAGATAGGTTGGCTCAGGAAGCTGTAGAAGCCCAAGGTCAGGCTTACGCTAACAAGAACGGGACATGCGAAATGGACAACACCGATCCTGTATGGGTAGATTCTGAACCGCTTGAAACCAAATGTGAAGGAGGTAAATCTTATAAGAAGCAAGTCAATACCAACGAATGTTATGGTGGAGCAGATGAACGCTGGGTAGAAGGTGGAGGTAAGGTATGTACCTGGACCGGAACATATAGCAAGCAATTTACAAAACAGTGTGCTGATGGAGGTGTCGGATCTGAGGTTACTATAGACCAAGATGATGTAACCGGCGGTCCTTTTACGTCTACCGTAAGTCAAGAAGACGCAAATAGTAAGGCTCAGGCTGCCGTTGAGGCCCAAGGTCAGGCTCTTGCTGACGCACAGGGCACTTGTACTTGGACCGGTAAGGCAAGTAAGGTTTTCACCAGAAACAATTGTGGAAGCTGCCAGCATGGTTCTTCTGTTACCGTAACCCAAGATGAAGTGGGTGGTCCATTTACGTCCAATATCAGTCAAGCTGATGCTAATAAGAAGGCTCAAGATGCTGTAAATGCTCAAGGTCAGGCAGTAGCCAATAAGAATGCTGATTGCTTGCCTGATAGCACAACACCTTCTTGGTCGGATACCGGAAGCACCCGTTGTGACGGGTGTACGTCTCAGAAGCAACAACGTGACACCAATCCATGCTCTTCTTCTTATAACGACACAAGATGGGTTAATGGAGGTGGAGAGTCTTGTACTGACTGGTCTTACTATGAAACAGGAGACTGCGTAGGTCATACTCAGTACAATGCTTATCGTGATAGTTGCTCTGGTAGCATAGATCGTCAATATTCTGTAAGTTGTAGAAATTGCTGTAATTGCGGATCTTACGGTTCTTGGCAAGAAAATGGATGTAATGGAACCAAAACTAAGTTTATTCGTTACGATGATTGCGGAAATTCTGATACTAAAGAAGAGTATGTTATTGGAAGTTGCGGATATGCTCCATATGAATTTCAGTTCCATGATGGAAGAACGAGCAAGTCAAGGTCTGTAACTGGAGAATCTCAGGATATTGAAGAAGTTATCATAAGTACTAAGAATGATTCATATATAGGATATTCTGTTAAATCGAAACCTTCTTGGTGTTCTGTTGATTACAGAGACCAGACATCTGAAAGCATGAAGGCTGTGGTGACATTATCTGCCAATACAACATCTTCTTCCAGATCTGGTGACATTGTTTTTGTTCAAGATGAATCTGGAAAGACTGTTACTCTTAGCATCACACAAGATGTTGCAGTTACTTACGAATTTAGTACCAACCAAAGCACTTGGAATGCCGATGCAAATGGAGGTGCAAATAACTCATATTTATGTATTCAATTAAAAAGTAAAAAGAATGGAAGTAAGATAGGATACACTGTATCATCTAAGCCAAGTTGGGTTACAGAAGTTATAGAAAAACCGTCAGGAGTAAATTGTCCTGTTTTGTCAGGCTATGATTATTCATTTGTAATAATCTCATCCGCAAACAGCTCTTCATCTTCCAGAAGTGGCACTGTGACATTGAAGCAAAATGAGTCTGGGAAGACTGTTAACATAACAGTCAACCAAGAAGGCAAGGCAGAGGCTAAGCCTGTTCCGGCGCATATTACATTGAAAAACGGCTCTTGGGCTACATATAGGAGGGATAATGTTTCTTATAGCCCTGGCGCCGGTAAGTGTATTGCCGGATTCGAATGGACTGGTGATGAAAATGGAAATATCCGAATCTACACCTGTGATATTAAGGTGGTGGATGCTAATTATCGTGAGATATCTGGAGCTACTATAAGCATCGGAACAACAACCCGGAGAAGACAATCCGGAAGCTCTTGTTCGTATTTCAGGGCCGTTAATGGAGGAATATTAGCCGGATATATTCATTCTGGAGATGAGAATGGATATACTACATGGTATATACGAACTATAAACGTGTCTTACGAAGGCAAAGTGTATAAGACCGCTACTGTTAGGCAGTATGAAAAACAAAATATCTCCAAGAAAGGTGGTGTTTTCAATGTATATAATGAATCTCCTGCTTCTTACAACTTTATCGTAGATGGAGCTGAGTGTGGTGATGAAAATGGTACTTTGAAATACGCTTATTCTCAAATGGATCTTAATCCAGCATAATTAGCAAGGGGAGGGAATTTAGTTCTCTCCCCTTGAATATTTTGGATTACAATATTGTGTTTTAAATATTGTCTATTAGAATAAAAATGATTAATATTGCACATCATTCAATTTTAAATTTTTAGTATCATGGCTTGTAAAAAGAAAGCTCGTCAGGGTGGGGAAGTTGATAAAAAGGACAAACCCAAAATGCGTCAAGGCGGTAGTGTTGGCGGTAAGATGAAAAGAAAGAAGACGAGCACTAAAAAGTGATTGAAAACCAGGGGAAGGTGCTGATCGCCTTCCCCATTTTAATAACATAACAACAACATATTATGAGCAACAAGTTTATTAGCAAAGGACAGAGGAATGTCTGTGTGACGTTTGTGAAGTATTATCCTGTGTTGATGCAGGTTATTATGTTAGCCAGCATTTTTGATGAGTTTTATCCTTTTAGTATCACTAATTGGCTGTATCCGATATTAGGTCATTCTATATCATGGGACCTATTTCTCTTGGCTTTTTCAAGAATGTTCAGGTTTTGTATATGGCATAGGTTATTGATCTATAGCATGATTTTTAATATCTGTGTAGAAAGGGTTACGGTTAATATTGAGATGCCTATTGAGCACAATATCGTAGTGTGGTCTGTTATGGCTGTTACTCTTCTGATAATCATTGCCTCTATTGTTTTAAGGTTTAAAACAGGATGTTTTGAAAATGAAAGAAATTCTGACAGAGACGCTGCGTAAAAGCGGTGCGGCGGTATGCGATAAGATAAAGGAGATGTTTTTAAGCGGAGAATGCGATCATCTCACAGCCAACGATCTTGAGACATGGATGCAGCTTGCTAATCCGGCTAAGTACTATACCGGAGAAGAGGCTGTTTCTTATCTTAATGTAACTTCTAAAAGATTTTATGAATATCGGAAGGCGAAGTTAGTTCCTGATCCGGTTAAGATAAAGGGATTCCCTAAACCTTTATATACTAAAGTTATGTTGGATGAGGCTATAAAAACCATATCCGGCATGAGTGAAAGAGAGATTTATATGAGGATCTTGAATGCTAAATCAAGAGAATCAAGAGCAAAAGAAAGGAGGGGAGCATGATCACTAATGGTGAATTTGTATCAAGAGTCGTAAATGGTATTCATGCCCTTGACAAAGATTCGCATGTTAGTCGGAGATGGATATTGAATATCGGTAGAACTAAAGCCGAATCTTATACGGCCCAGAGGTGGGATGATGGGACGTTACTTGGCGACCACCGGCTCCTAACTTACGTTACTTGCCTGGAGATGATTGAAGTTGATAAAATAGTTTGCTGCGATGCCGAATTTGCGTTATGTAATACACTTATGCGTTCAAAGCATAAGCTTCCAGGACTTCTTTATTCTGCCCTTAGACCGGCTATTACTAAGGTGACTAACGTAGATAACACTATATTTTTTAAGTTCGCTGAAATAAAGTCGTATCGCAATGAACAAAAAAGACCGTATGCTAAATACGTTAAAGAACGTCGTCCTTTTTATTATGTAGAAAACGACTATATTTATATACCGGATTTCCATATAGAGCTTATTAACGTAGAGTTCTTTACAACAAGAAGAAAGAAGGCGCTGGAGTTAATGGCTTGCGATCCTACACCTAAAGGGTGCGAATCTGAATGGGAATACGAATTTATTTGCCCTATTAAGCTGATTGAGTATGTAGTGGCAGAGACGATAAAGGAAGTAGCATTCAGGCTACAGATTCCTATTGATGAAAATCCGAATCTTGACTCCAATCAGAAAAGTCAAATTGTTCAATAATAAAATATTATTTATCTTTATTTGGGTCTTAGTTGTGAAACCAAGACCCATTTTTATATAACTTAGTAACATGAAAAGAACATCAATACAATCACCGTATTTTGCAGCCTACTACCATCGTCTTATGAAGAGAAAGAATGGTTTTAAGAAAGGCATGATAAGAGATAGAGGAGAGGTTTTAAGGCTGTTGTCTATTATATGGAAAACCGTATCAGAGCATTATGTGGAAGCTGATGCTGGTGTTTACGTAGATAACGTGGGCTACTTATGCCATGTACTTATACCGGGCCAGCGCTTTACCGTCAGGCGGGACCTGGACATCGTGAGCAGGCTCGGCACCAACGGCTACCTCTACAACCACCTGGTTATGGATTTCGCAGACTCTAAAAGATATTACCATTTTGTAATACAAGATAGCTTGAAAAAGAAGTTAAGGGTTAAAATGAATAAAGGACGAAGATATCGATTTATGTACAATGAAATACTTGCTAAAAGAAGAGTGTTTAAAGATTTCCAGATTAAGAGAGTTTTCGAAGATAAAGAATTAGGACACAGAAAGTCGTAGAAAAAAAGTAGCGATCACCCTTTGTAGATACAGGATAATCGCTACTTTTGCATATCCGTCTACTTTCTCAAGCGGACGGATATAATGCTAACAAAATATCTTTATACAAATAAAGCTCTATGGAGGCAAAGGTAAACAATTTTCAAAACAATGCGAAGGGTAGTAACATTATTTTGACGTCAGAATCCAACGAAATGGATTTATCTGTAAAATTATCTAAAATTTTTAGCTATAATGGCCATAATGTTTCTTTTATAAAAACTTCTTATGGTATATTATTAAATGCCACACAGATGGCAAAAGCATTCAATAAGAAACCTGCCGAATATCTAAGGTTGCCGTCTGTAAATCAATTAATTAAGTCAATGGTGGGATTTTCCCACCTTTCTGAGAATCAGATAGTTACAACTATGCTTGGAAGTCCTGAAAATGGAGGAGGTACATGGATGTTTGAAGATCTCGCCATAGATTTTGCGAGATGGTTGGATACTGATTTTAGATTATGGTGTAACTCGAAGATAAAAGAATTTTTAACATCAAACTTGGTTTCTATTCCAAATTTTACTGATCCGGCAGAAGCAGCCGAAGAATGGGCTAAGCAGTATCGTAGAGCTCAGCAAGCGGAATCCATTGCTTTGGCTGAACATAAAAGGGCGGAGCAAGAAAGAATGGAAAAAGAAATAGCTGTAAATACGTTAGAAGAAAAGAAAGGGGATATAGAGTTTTCTGAGTCATTTAAAAAGGTGGATCATGAAAACATGTGGCTAATCAGAGATGTGGCGAAGAAGCTTGAGCAGAATGGAATCATCATCGCAGAAAAGAATCTTCGTTTGTTTCTTGAGGAAGTCAAGTTCATGTTCAGAAATGGGCAGGGTAGATGGGAGTTATACAGTGATATTGTTAAAAATAAGTTTGGTGTGTATAGATCATATTTTGTAGATAAGTATTCTGGGGAAAGAGTTAATCAGCAAACCATCTACATGACTGGTGCCGGATATGAAGTTACACTTAAGGGGATAAAGGAAAAGTGTAGGAGCCTTTTCTTGAAGTACGGCAAGTTTGAAGATCCTAAATTTTGAAAACACAAAATATGGCGTTATACATATTATTCATATCTTTGTGGAGGTCAGGTTCGTTTCCTGTCCTCCATTTTTTTTAAGAGATGACAGTCGAAAATTATATCATAGAGTTAAAATCGTCTTTAAGATCATTTGACAAGCGTGATCTGATAGATGAGGTATCCATCTACAAATGGGTAGAAATCGCCCTGAAGAAGTTTGGAGGTGATATTACTATGCGCAAAGAAGCGGTAGTGGATGTCAAGCGAGGTCAGGCTCGTATGCCTGGTGATTACTTTGATCTTATTTTGGCTTTCAAATGTGATTTTAAAGGATATGAGGTGCCTGAAGGTGATAAGGTGATACCAGAGCTTCAAAATACAATAGCTTGGAAAGAACGCACTGAAAGGAGTTATAGGTGGTGTTCTTGCGATGAATGTTGTAAAGACGAATGCGAGAAAGTGATAGTTGAAAAATTTTATATCAATGTTCATGATCGCGATCATGAAGTTCGTTGCTATTATGACCGGCCGGTAATGTTAGGTCTTGCTAAGCCTATGCTTCGTGATTCTTGTTTAAGTAAATGCCGGAATAAGGTAATAAAGGATAGTCCGTATGAGATAAATATCGTAAACGGATTCCTGTATGCCAATTTCGATGGTCCTATTTACATGCAGTACCGGTCTCTTCCTTTCGACGGAGAATCTAATATAATTATACCAGACACGCCTCAAGGTCTGGTATTGGATTATGTAGATAATTTTGTAAAGATGAGATTCTTTGAGGAACTGATGTATAATGGAGAAGCACAAGGGGCTGCCGATTTGTTCAAGTTGTATGCACAGCAAGATTTGGTTAAGCTGAAAAATGCTAAGACCGAACTTAAGATGATGGGTATGACATTAAAAGGCATGTACGAACCTCTTAGGCGGCGCCGTGCTGAGTTTGAAATATATACTAAGGCGTATCCTGTAATTGACAATATACTTAAATTGGTATGACGGAAGTAGTTCTATTTATATACTTGCTTGGTGTTATTATATCTATGATTGTTTGGTCAATCAGGCAATTTAAAGGAGATGCGAGTTTGGTAGAGACAATGTATTGCCCAATAGTATTTTTGTCGAGTTGGATATACGTATTCGAAATATTAAAAAATAAATAAGATGTTAGAAGTTAGTGCAAGCGAAATAGTAACTGCCGACAAAATGAGAGGCGTAGGACCGGCAAACATCATTTTCACAGCCGGCCCTAATCCGGTAGCTGAAGATCGTAGAGGCGTAGCTAAGGTAACGGCTGGTGGAGAGAGTAAGAACGTTACAATCACACAAGCTGCCGGCGAGCAGGTCGTTGTAATCCCTGAGTTCGATTATCTTGTTCTTAGATACGGATGGGAATCAGAAGACGGTTCCGATTTTGATACTGCAACCGGTTTTACCAATACAGGCATATCAAATGTGGATAACAAGTACGTTGGATGGAGTAAGCAGTGGGCTACTACCCAACAACAGGTAGGTGATTACCTTATTTATGGTGGTGATAACATGCAGTCAGGACTCGAAGGGGCACTTATTAAGATGAAGACCTTGCTATCAGCGCCGGGCATAGACGAGTCGGAACCTAATATCAATGCCGATATCTATGGTAATTGGTATGGGAATAGAGGGCGAGGAAATGTCGTTGTGTCTTTTACAGCCTACCTTGGAGGAGAGATGGTTAAACAAGGATTTAACTTCATTAACGAAGGCGGCGAAGAAGTTTACTCCGACAGCATTACTACCAACGTTTCGGCTCATGGTGAAACCAATTACCAAAATATAAAAGGTCTGTACACTAAGATGGGTACGATGGTTTATAATAAGGAAAAGCGTGATTGTGTTATTGTTATAGGTTAGGATATGGAAAGTCTTTGGAATAAATACAATAAGATCAAGGAGGTGTTTTACCGAGATTTCGTTTACGATTCCAGTTACACAGAGCAGGCCTCGTGCATCCCACTGTCGTCGGTGAAGAACGGGGTAGGATGGGTGGGAGACGGAACCATTAACCTGGCTCAGTATCTCCAGTTCCTATACACGGAAATGGTTCTTGGTAACAAGACAGAAGATGATGTTCGTAATGCCATACTGGTGCTTACTCGTCTTGCCGATACTACTTATGATCTATTTTTTAATAGCAATAAAGGTATTTATTTAAAATTCGAAAAAGGATTTTTCTTAAGAGACGATATCCATAGTGAAGATGCAAGCAAATTCGGTCTTACCAAGATAAGTTCCGGGTACACTAATGGTATAGAGTTAAAAGACGAAGATCCATGCTTCCCCCCATTCACTTCACAAGATCAGATCTGGAATCTGGCTCCTATATTAGCTTTCTTGTCAGAAAAAGGATTTGAAGAAGCCAGGCAAGTAGGATACGATATTTTTGAGTACGTTATTAGAAACGGACACAAGATATACAATCCTTATTACAGCGCCTTGCTTCATCATTGGACATTTCTTCCTGATATGGACACCGATAAGGTTAAGCCGTGGGATAGGGTTAGTAATCGTAACAAGAATCTTAAATACAAAGTTAAGGTTAAGAGAGGTGCTAACAACTGGTACTTCTCTGGAGGGTTCAGATGGGCGTTTAAGAAGTTTGGAGGCAAGTGTAGTACATTCTGGCATTGCCTATGGTATAAGCCATTTATATTCTTAGCAGATAGAGTATATCATCCATACATATGTAAATGGTTTGGTATTAAAGTTAAAAACAATTCTTATTATTGTCTTGGATCCACAAATGAAAAATCATGGTACGGCCCTAAGTTCATAAAGAGGCTTGTTAATAAGTTTAACAAGTCTTTGGAAGGGGGAGAGCTATTTATGCCTCATCTGGTTTTTCTTCATGGAGGTGAAGACGTTGATGGAAGTAGCTTAGAGTCATACCTTAAGGAATGGGAATGGGATGGAGTTAATTCTCCTATAGAGTTTTTAACTTTGTATAATTAGTATAAAATATTTTTTGACAATGAAAATATATTATAAATCAAAAATAGCTAAGTTATTTACGTTCATTGACGGCTACAAAACAATTATGTTATTTGGAGCCGTATTTACCGAACGTGATAGTATATCATTGAGAACCGAATATCATGAGGAGGCACATTGCAATCAGTATCATACAATGTTTTGTTTTGGTATGTTTATATCATTGCTTACAATAGGATTGTGTCTCTTATTCGGTAATGCAGGATGGTGGATGTTATGGCTGTCCCTTATTCCGGTATTTTTATACTATGCATGGTATTTGATTGAGTACCTGATTAGGTTGTGCATATATCGCGATCATGATAAGGCATATCATAACATCGTATTTGAAAGAGAAGCCTTCGACTTGGAAAAGTATTGGAATAAGCATGATGTTTTGAGGAAGGAGTCGAAAGGATTTAGCTTTTTGAAATATTACGGGAAGGAGTATTATCATGAGTAGGAGAAGATATTTTGAGGAACAGAGATCTGGTAATGGAGCTATTTATCATTGTGTTGAAATCGATACCGATTATGATAATCGTTTTGAGGTACTTGATTTAATGAGTAAAGATGAATCAGATACAATTAGCCCAGATAAGGTGAATAATGTCTTGAATCAGCTTAGGCAAGGATCATGTTTTAACATTCATACTCAGAGTACAGTTTCTTTTGAGGTTATAGAAAAGAGAAGTAATGCTATATTTATCAAATTTAATCCAACTCCTGCTCCAAGTGAACAACATGGCATTATATATAGGTTTCAGATAAACAATAAAAAATATGTTTTTATGTTTTCTAACAATTATGACGGCAAGAGTGACCTTATACAAAACGCAGATGAGGATGTTGATTGTATGACATATGCGCATGATACCAGTCTTTATTCTAATGATTCTTTCTTTGTATTTGTTTGATTATGTATATTAAATATAATTATATGATTTACAGTAAGTTATTATATATAGGGGGGGGGTAATCCTTAGTATGTTATGAGACGTCGTTTATTGCAAAAAAAATAGGGAACTTGAAGACTTTATCATAAGGTTTTATCCAGCCGGGAATTACACATGGATAGTTCCTGAAAGCTGTTTTTCCGTAGACGTCTTTTTAGTTGGTGGAGGTGGTAGTGGCAGCTCTGCCGGAGGTGGAGGCGGTTATACAAAGACCTTCAAATCTGATAACAAAGGCTGGAAAGACGGAGAAGCTATTGCTGTAAAACCCGGTCAATCTATTTCTATAACAGTAGGAAAAGGAGGGGCGAAAGTTTATCAAGCCGAACAAAATTCTCCTGGTAAGGATGGTGGTTATTCTCAATTCATGAACTCGTCTTATAGAGCAAATGGAGGAAAGGGAGCTAATAAATGGAAGGGAGGAAATGGTGGTAGTGCCGGCAGTTCGTCATATACGCAAGATGGTGCTTCGGATGGTGGAGACACTAATGGAGAAGAGTATGGAGTAATCAAAGGTCAAGGTCATACTACCAGAGATTTTGGAGAATCCGGCGGTAAAAGAAATGCCGGTGGTGGAAGCGGAGAAACCAATACCGGAGTAGTATTCCAAGGCGGAATATCCGATTATAGTGAAGGATCTGGTACAGGAGGATCAACAAACGGATCCGGTAAAGGAGGCGGAGGTTATGGCGGCGGAGGAGGCGGCGTCAGATACTCTATGGTTTATGCTGGAGCCGGCGGTGATGGTACTGTTTTGATTAGGGGTAAAAGATATAAATCGTAAGTAGATGTTATGAGACGAAGATTTGAAAATGTTAATATGGTGATGGGTAATTGTTTCTCTCCTGTAATGGAAGGGAGTCAATTTAAATGGAATAATATTGTAGTTAATAGTCCAGTATATATAACTCCAATAAGAAGAAAGAAATTCAAGATAAGTTTTGGAGAATTTGATTTATCCAAAGTTTTGTCTAATGTATCATCTAATCGTGATATTATAATAAGAGATAAGTCTTCATATACATTTCTATTGTTACTTCTGTCTGCTGATCATCCTAAATGCAGTTTGTTTAATAATCATCTAACAGTTAATACCCAGGATTTACCAAGATATATTTTTTACATTGATTCCGAACATGAGGAACTGTATTCATACAAAGACGGGGTTTTAGAAAGTAATGTGACGATAATGGATCCAGTTGATAATTATTTCTATAATTATATTGATATTCAAATAAGAAATTTCAATGATAATCCTATCCCCGATTTTTATGTAGGTGTGGTCGATAAAGTAGGAGACTGAAAATGTATTTCTTTTCTTCACCTACTTTAGAAATCCATGATTAAATCTCTTTTGCTATCTTTGTGACAAACAGTTATAAAATGGCAGCAGAAGATAACAGAAACATAGCGGTTCCTCAAACAGGTATGAACCGAGATCTGCATCCGTCGAGTCTTACGGATCAGCATTATACGTTTGCCTTGAATGCCAACATCGAATCCGAGGATGGTAATGTTGGGATGAGATCTAACGAGCACAGTAATCTTAAATGCATTGATTTTGATGGGTTTAAAGTTATTGGTTACAAGAATGATCTTACTTCAGGCAATATCTATTTTTTTATAACAAATCCTGAAACAGGCGTATCTAAAATAACTTATTTCAAGCCTGAATCCGATACAAGTATCTTATCCGATTCCGATATAGAGTCTATGGTAGAAGGATCGGAGTCGTTGTGTTCTGGCATGAAGACCTTGCTGGAAGACAACGAGCAAGATCCGTGCCTTAAGTTCTCTATCTATCATCCTATAAAAACCATAGAAATAAAGACAGAGAAATGTGGGAAATGTATTTACTGGACTGACGATTATAATCCTCCCAGGTATGTTATTGTAGACAAGGCTCTGACTCCTGATGATGAAGGTGATATATGGTATCATTATCATGGGTATAAGATATGCGATAAAGAATACGATAGGAAAAAGTTCATGCAGGAGAATGGTTGTTTTCTGGCATGTGAGAAACTTAGGGTGTTTCCGCTACTGGACCAGCCATGCGTAGAGCCGGTACAGATAGAGTACGGGGGCAGCCTGCGTGCGGGCGTGTATCAGTTTGCTGTGGCCTTGTGCGATGAATTTGGTAACGAGAAAACTAACTATACTTCATTAACTAACCCTGTTCATGTATTTGACGAACAATATATTAGGATAAATGATGGTAAATGGGGAGAAAGAACTAATCTTGGTATAAGGCTTAAGGTGTCTAATTTGGATAGGCAAGTCAGCCATTACAAGGTGGCTGTTATTCAGAATACTGTAGGATATAATGGCGAAACACAACCTGTAGTTGATTATTTTATAGAAGGTATTCATCCTATTACAGAGAAGACTATATACTATTATTCTGATCTTAATAATAAGAGGACAACATTTGAACACATTTCTTTAAAAAGAGCCATATATAATACATCAAGAGGAATAGTGTCAGTCGGAAATCGTCTTCTTCAATATGGTCTTACGGCAGAAAAAGAATGGAATTTGCAGCCTGTAGTTTCTCTTATGGGGCATTTTCTAAAATGGCAGGCATCGGTAGCCCACGAAGATCTATATAAGGATGGTAATGCTTGTTCGTTGTATGTGGGATATATGAGGAATGAAGTGTATCCGTTTTCTATCTCGTTTAAGACATCCACCGGATATAAAACTCCAGCATTCGTTCTTGTTCCCCCACCTTCTGATAAGGCAAGAGAGGAAATGAACAAAGACAGTATCCCATACCAGTCTATAAACGCATATGCTCCGGATTGCTCAGGAGTGGAAAGAAAATATGTATGGCAGTATAGCAATACGGCAGGAGATGGGGTATTGATTGACGACGATGCGGTTGTTATAGATGAAGAACAGAAAGAGTGTAACAACCCGGCTACTGTAGGTCAAACTGTTATAGTGGAAAGCAATTTCGCTACTTTTAAAGGGAAATCAAGATTTATTATCGATTATGATGATATTGTAGGAACCCCTATAAATTATTTGTCTGAAAATATAGGTCTTGTAGCTTGTAACAATAAGGAGAATGGAGACAATGAAAGACAGATATGCGATATAGCTACCAAATACAGAGAAGACGGAACACAGGATTATATGGAACCAATTGATCATATTGGGTTGCCAGAAATGGAAGGAGACTGCGAAGTTCCCCATCGTCAAGAATCTATATTGTCTGCTCCAGTTCCACTAATAACAGGCCTTGTAGAAGATTATATCTATAAGGTTCTTAGCGAAATGGAACACGTCTCTACAGATTATCTATATACCACAGGAGGAGAAAATCAGAATAAGTATTCTGTGTTGTTTAATTACGAGACAATGGATTCTTTATCTGAATGGATGGAGGAAGCATTTTTTGGGTATAGCGCTGGCAGCATATCAGGTGATGGCAATCAACACCTTTGTTCTGAGTTTTATCCATACTTACAACCTGGATCTGTTTTAAAAACCGTGTCTGATGCTATATACGTATTAGATACCATGCCTTGTACATGCGGATGTTATATTGAGAGTTATTGCTCTGATCCTACTGTGTCAAGAACTGATTATAACAACTTTCAGAATTATAATTATCTTCTTGGAAGTTATATTCTTCATATAGATGGATGGAGCCAAAAGATAAATGATGTAGGAGATTGGCGAGCCGGTAGATCTACCAGTACAGTCATAAATAATCAGTATAGATCAAAGAACGGACCCAGGTATTGTATTGAGCAATTTTGGCCTGAAGCTTCTGAGAAGTTGCAAGATATGATATATAAAAATTCGGATACCGGTATAGATGAAACTGATTGGAAATTTGAAGGGTATGTAAACAATGCTACATTTAATAATCCTACAGGGGATAAGCTTAATATTGGATTCGCATCTGAATTTGTGGTATGGAAGTTTGTCAGAAATGTAATGACAAATGCAAGATTTATTAGAATCAATAGACCAGAAGAGTGGGACATAGAAGGTTATAAAGACGAGAACAAAGTTCTTTATCTTGAAGCTCTTGGAAAGGTAGATGGCATAATGGATGCTGTGTCTACCAATTACGTTCGTGTTTCTTTTTGGAAGGATGTTGAAACATGGTCCCCTCTTGGAATAGTACCAGTTGAATTTGATAGACCTGAGTATGAATCATCTCATTCCGTTATTGTTAACATAGCAAGACCGGCTTTCGGAGAAATAAATGAAGAGTTTTTTGATTCTATAGGTCAAAATTATTTTTATGTTACAATAGAATCTCCTATTGTAGCAGTTCCTTGGATAATGACGTTTAGACAAATTCAATTTTGTTCTTATAAAAATTATGATACCCCAGAAGAAGAGGAAGAAGAAGGAAAGAAGCCTTCCCGTGCTATTCTTGGAGTCGCTTTTGCTACAGGTAAAACTATATATCCGTATATTTTTGGTATAAGAGAAAAGGAGGTAAATAAGATTGATTTGTCTGTGGATTCTATAACACTTAGATCAACTGTCTTATTTGCATCAAAATGTCAGACATGTGGAGATAGGCCCATCAATTGCAAGCCTCGTCCTTATAAATACGGGGATTTTGCATATTGGGAATCATCTGAGAAATATCCTGCTAATTTTGAACTTTATGATAGTAGCAGGATGAAAATAGACACAGGCAGATCTTATGGTGATCCAAAAAAATCAGAAGCTTATTCTAATATTATGAATAAGTTAACAGAATATTATGGTGCTCCTTTGTCAGACAAAAATGGATTATCTTATTTCAAGGGTCATTCTTATGGAGGGGTAGATACTTCTACCGTATTTTGCCAGCAACCTATACGTCATTACCGGTTTCCAGATAATAAGCATATACCATTCATGAACAGTGATGAACGTGGATATGACATAGCTTCTGAAATATATCCGGTAGGTATTATGGTAGATGAGAACACCATACAAGTGTTTTTGGATTTTGCAGTGGATTCTGGTTTGATTACGCAACAACAAAGAAATACGATTGTAGGATATGAACTGTATCGTGGAGATAGGAGACTAAATAGGTCGGTTGTGGCTTCAGGATTAGCCTATGATATGCTTAGATACATAGGAGACGATGGTAATGTGAATATCTATCCTAATTACCCATATAATGACCTGTCACAAGATCAATATAATTATACGTCTGGCAAAAGAGACGAGTTTATATCCCATCCTTTCGACAAAGGAGGAAACGTGTGGTATTCATTCTGTTCACCTGATATTTATTTCAACAAGCCAGAACTTCCAAATGAAGTATGTATAGACGGGTTTCAAAGAGGAATGTCTGTGGGCAGTTTCGTACCTGTAGAAGATCATCCAAAATGGACTATCTTAGGTCCTGCCGCATACACGATGGCTGCGTCGCTTGCCGCAGTTGAATCAAGTGCTACAATAGCAGCTATGATAGCAGAAGAGCTTCAGATAAGGGCGCAGTCTGGATACATAGGAGGGTCGGCCGGTCTTACCGGAGGAGGATTCCTGACTAATTTAAGCGTGGCCATGCTGTTTTCTTCAATGGTGTCAACCATCAGTCAGACTCTTGCTAAAGGCCCGATATTGTACGGTAAGTACCGTTATGATTGGCTTAATACGTTTATAAACAATGGACCAAGACGTAATCATGCATGGTATTATACTTCTGTGGGATTATATAATTCAATGATAGGCATAACAGATCAGGATAAGTATGAACGAAATTTTGCCCGTGGTTTATCTTCTGTTAAGTACATTAAGTCTGGCGTATATCCGATGATGGATGCCAGTATGTCTTCTAAATGGGGAACCGGTAGAAATGATAATGAGGGACGTTTCTTATTCGTTAATAATATAGATCGTGAATCTTCGTTATTTTTATCATTTGGTGATCCAGGTGAAAAAGGAGATGGTAAATCGAAATATTTATTGGAATATCCGAACTATGTTTACAATTACGACAGTAGCCGCATAGATGATTCGGTTATTGCTGGAAGTGATGTTGTAGCAGGAAGAACATTCGAGCAATCCAAAACAGTATCGTACATCTGTTCTCCGTATATGAGACTTATGCGATATAGGCCGGATCAATATGGACAGATAGAAGATATAAAATGGATTTCCATAGGTGGATGTGGATTTTTCACTAATGAAAAGAAACTGATATTCGGTGGCGATACGGTGATAACCAGATTTTCATTAAAAAGAAAATTCCCTGTTTTTTATAATAGCGCTTTTGGTATTGGAGACATGATACCATTCCCATACATGGATTACAGAAATGTAGGGTATCCAAGATATTTTGTTAATTATGATACTGGAGAAGACGCTCTTGAGACAATAGATAACGAACGTTTCAATAGCTGGACATCATCTAATAAAGGAAGATACGCTTTTTATCCAAACAGGAAGAGCTTATACGAATTAAATGGTGACACATCCGGCAGGTACGTTAATGGAAGATTTTATACATGGTTCTATGGCATTCCTCAGTTCCTTGTAGAGTCTGAAATAAATTGTAATTTCAGATTAGAGGGCCCTCAGCCTCATGAACTATTCTATCCAAAAGTAGGAGATTTTGTTTGGTGGACACAAGAAAAGAACGTATCTATCCATAGGGATAATGATTACAAGATAAGTCCTATCTATTCGTCGAGGATGACACTAACACCAAATGTATTGCCGGCAACGTACGAACGACGTTTTTATGACTGTGCTTACCAGCGACCTAATGGGGTTATATGGAGTAGGGCTGACGTATCTGAAAACAGTCAAACAGATCCGTGGCTGACGTACAAGCCTATGGACTATCATGAGTTCCCAACCAGCAACGGGAAGCTTATTCACATGAAGCGTATTGAATCCGATCAGATCCTTGTCAGGTTCGAGGATCAGGTTTCACTCCATAACGCCATAGACGTAATCAAGGAGCGCACCTCCCCGGGGCAGGCTGAGATGGGCACCGGCGGTCTGTTCGCGTCCCGGCCTCTGGAGTACAACACGACTGATCTTGGTTATTCTGGAACCCAAAGCACTGAAATAATTAGTTCAGAATTTGGTCACTTCTGGGTAGATACTAAAAGAGCACAAGTGTTTATGACCGATCCGAACGGACGTAATCTCAAGGAACTTAGTATAGGTATCAGACATTGGCTTAAGCGTCATCTTCCGTTTAAGATTCTTAGATATGGAATAACTAATATCTTAACCGGTACAGAGATGACAGAAGAAGATACAGACAATAAATTTATCGGTCTTGGTCTGTCTCTTGGATGGGATAACAGGTATAAGAGGGTACTTATCACGAAAAAAGATTATATACCTGTTAAGAACCCGGCATATTACAAATATGATGGTGGAAGGTTCTTATACAATGAAACAGAGGTGCTGTCAAACGATAAGGAAATATCTTTAAAGGACGAACAATATTTCAAGGACGTGTCGTTCACTATCGGATATTCGTGTCTGAAACAAGAATGGATTTCTTATTATTCATTCTGTCCTGACTATTATATAGAACAGCAACAATATTTCCAGACAGGAATAAACTTCCCGGCATCGGATGAAGAAGGTGGCTTATGGAGCCATTTGCTGACGAATAAGAGCTTTCAGACATTTTACGGAGCAACATATCCATTTATATTAGAAGTGCCGATAAAAGAGAAATATAACGGTTCTACGCTGGCTTCTGTTGAGTATGAGCTTGATGCAAGGAAATACGTCGATGATGTGAATTACACTCTTGACAGGAAAGTAGGTTTAGATACGATAACTATCTACAACGACACAAACAACTCAGGTGAAATTCATCTTGTTCCAGAAGAAAAGAATAATTTAGCACAACGTATATCATATCCGAAGATCGTAGGTGACCATACTGAGGTCCTGGATACTGAGGTATATAGAAGACATAAGTTAAATGACTTCTTCAACAGGGTTGACGATGACCGATCTGAAACACCTATCTGGATCAAGGACGATAACGATATAAATAAGTCAGTTAATCCTGATGCTCTTAATTTCAGACGGTCATGGCTGGATAGGTTAAGGGGAAGTTGGATGCTGATGAGGATAAAGAAAGTAATTAGTAACCGGAAGATTATATTCCAGTGGTTGATTTCTGAAGATAAGATTAAAAATAGATAATATGAGAAGGAAAGTTAGCATAGGGGGGGGGTGGTAAAAACTCCAACTTTTTCATAAGCGATTTTATCCGGCTGGCAATCGGAGGAAACAAGCGTCGAACTGCCAGCCGGCAAAGCCACAGGTTTATCACTGAAAAAAAAGGAACATGGGATAATTGTCATGAGAGTATAATGAAAGGAGGTGAGAGATGAGGAGAAGGGTGATGATGGGAAAGAGAGAATTGGTAGAAGTTGTGGAAGAGTTAAAATCATCCGGTACATGGATGGTGCCAGCTGGTTGTAAATTTGTTGATGTATTCATTGTTGGTGGCGGTGGCTCTGGTGCATCGTCAGGCCCTGAAAGAGGTGGTGGAGGGGGCGGATCGGGGTATGTTAAAACATATCTTGATGTGCCTGTTACTCCAGAAAGTGTTGTTAGCTATTCAATAGGGAAAGGGGGAGATCGTGTAGTTTCGATGTCTGCTTACGATGATCAGAAGAATGGTCTTCCAGGGTCAGAGTCCTGGTTTAAATCTAATTCAATAAAAGCTCTTGGCGGAAATGGAGGTCGATATTCCGGAAGAGGGGGCGATGGGGGATCAGGTGGTGGTAGTGGAAGACCTGAAGAAAAGACGGCAGGATATATTGGTGGAAGTGATGGTTCTAATGGAGCAGGTGATATGCCTGGAATCGGTCAAGGGAGTACTACCAGATGCCCGTTCAATAATAAATTGTACGCCGGAGGTGGTGGAGGTGGTGGAGAATATAGTTCCGGATCAGCACCAGGTGGCGGTGGTATCGGTTATGTCGGAGATATTTCGAGAAGACCTACTAATGGAGAACCCAATACGGGCTCAGGAGGAGGTTCTTTTTATATAAGTGGTTCCAATGTCTCAGGAGGATGCTATTCTGGCGCAGGCGGTTCCGGTATCATAATACTTCGTTACATGAAATATAAATAAGACAATATGCTGTATATTCAAAAAAACATTCAGTTTTTGGAATTGGAACAAGAATTGCCTGATCCCTATCTTGTTGGCGACAATATCGAAAATTACGAAGATGGCGCTTATCTCCTGCTTAGTGAAGAGCAGGAACAGTATCATAACGACTATCCGGAGGCATCACCGCTCGAGTGTTGGTATATGGCACTGACACCAGAACCACAGCCGACACCGGAAGAACTGCTCTGGCGTGCCCGTGATGCCAAACGGCAGGAAATCTACGACAAAGACATTCATCATTATTATATTGATGAACAGGATGCATATGTCTCATTCGAGGAATTAAGAATGTATTTAGGTAAAGAGTGGAAAAAGAGATGGGGTAATCCAATTATGACTCTAAAATAATTTATCCAAATTAATACATTTTAAATCATTTTAATTTGTAAATCATATTTTAGTGTCTATATTTGCATCGTAATCAAGAGAGATTATAATATAAGACAGTGGTGATGGAAGGTGATACTTCGGTTTGTGTCACAGGTTCGAGTCCTGTATTTTTCATGCAAGAAAAATTAGATCAGTTGGTAGATTAAAACCTCCTTTCAAACACCTTCCAAATTATCCCTGTTTTAACAACATATACAGATGGTGAGGAGTTCGGTTACTTCGAAAATTAGTGTAGTGGGTAACACGGCTTTAGGTAAAAAAGTTTTTCATTGGTTCGAATCCAATATTTTCATTTTAGATCCGGCTCCGCTTTTCCTCTGTTTGAAATATATAAAAACTAATGAGTGGTGATGGGGTTAGTTACTTCGAATTTAGCTCAGATGGATAGAGCGATACTCTTTTAAAGTATAGGTCGATGGTTCAAATCCATTATTTCATTGTTTACACTAACTTCAGCTTTTCCCTCATTGAGTATTCATTTTGATATATTTTTTTCAAGCAGTGGTAGTAATATCACTGCTTTTTTTGTATAACACTTTAAAGAAAACAACAAATGGGAAAGTTTAACAAAAAGGATGAAGGTGTTAAGCCTACGATCGTGAATCACATGGGAGAGAAGGCGTATAAGCCTAACGCAGAAGAAGAGTTGGTATCTACGGTAATGACTACCATGTTATCTGATTCTTATTATGAGAAAGAAAAAGATAAAGTAGAAAGAATTAAGAACCTTATGGATCAGGTGGATCCGTATTTTGCAGCACAAACAGCATTGTATGTTAGGAAAGAAGGAAAGCTTAGGTCAGTAACGCATCTTATGGCTTCTGTCATTGCCAGCAAAGCATCGGGTAAGGAATGGGCTTCAAGGTTCTATAACAAGATCATTATGCGTCCTGATGATATGAGTGAAATTCTTGGCTGCTATGCGGCTCTTAACGACAAAAATCCAAAGAAGTTAAGAGGTATATCCAGTGCTATTAAGAAAGGATTTAAGACGGCTTTGGAAGGTCTTGATCCGTACCGGATTGATAAGTATAAGATGGACAGTAGGGTCATTACTATGGTTGACCTCGTAAACTTATTTCACCCTAAAGGCAATCAGGCTAACAAAACGGCTTTCCAGTGCCTTATAGAAGGTCGGTCTTTGTCTGGATTATACGAAAGCAAGATTCTTGAAAAAGAGATGTCTAAAGCCGGACAGGATAAGAAAGACAATAAGGAAAAGAAAGAAGCTTTAGGTGACGCTATTCGGGACGTGGTTTCTAATGTAAAAGGCATGCCTATTTTTAATATGGTTCGTAACCTTGTAAACATAATCAAATACGCGCCTGATCAAATAGATGAAGTTTGTAGGCAGCTTACAATAGAAGAGAAGGTACTTAATTCGAAGATGCTTCCTTTCCGTTTTGCTTCAGCTTTCAAAGAGGTTGAAAATATGGGCACTGATGGTTCCGATAATGATATTGTATTTGAGTCGGATAAAAAACGAGCTAAATTAACAGCGCGTAATAAATATAAGATTTTAGATGCGTTGGAGAAAGCCATAACCATCTCCTGCAAGAACTTGCCGGTATTGGAGGGGCGGTCGGCTATCCTGATTGACCACTCTGGCTCTGTACGTGGAGATATGGGAGGGTCTTCTGAAGTGTCTGCCTTTAGCAAAACAAATACGGCTGTCATTGGTAACTTGTTTGGCTGTATGATTGCTTCTGTGCTTCCTGACGTATTTATTGGTATGTTTGGTGACAAACTTATCAATTACGAATATGATAGAAGCAGAGGTGTTTTGTGGAACAACAAAAAATCTTTTACTGCCGGAGGAGAATGCGGTGGTGCTACCGAAAACGGTCTTTTTGCATTCTTGGAAAAGTGCGTTAAAGATAAGATCAAAGTAGATAACTTGTACGTTATTTCAGATATGCAGATAGGAGATGGCGAATCTATTGTATGGGAGAAAAGTTCCAATTATGAATATGGTAAATTCGCCGAACTTTTGAAAGGATTCAAGAAAGTGAATCCAAATTGCAAGATCGTTTCTATTTCTATTCAAGGATATGGAAGTGAGATGTTTTACAGAGGATCTAATATCTTGAACATAGCTGGCTGGTCAGAATCTATCTTCGATGTTATTAACAGCAAGTTCTGCGGATATAAGAATATGATTGAAGAAATTAAGAAAATAAAAATATAATCATTGATTTTGCTTCAATTGTAATTTCCATAGTAAACAAGTTTTAGCTTTAAAGGTATAGCCGAAGAAGTACGTGAGTATATCTTCGGCTTTTTTATTTACCTTTGTTGAAAAACAGTTTGTTATGAAACAAGTATTATATAAAAATGATATATACCCCTATAATGTAAGGGTATTGCTTGGAGCAGATGAAGAGTATATAGTTAAGACGTTCGCCAACCTGGAAGTAGAAGATCAGAGCTGGGAGGGGTGGACTGATGATTATGGTGGCAGAACTATTTTCGTAGGAAACCGAACCAATCACAGGAAAGAAATATGTTTCTTATTTCATTCACTATCTGATATGGATGTTAGAACCATAGGACACGAATGCCTGCACGGTCTTTCTATTTATTGTAAGTATCTTAATATGGATTACGGTTTTGAAGTCGGAGGAGATGAGCATGCCGCCTGTCTGATGGGATGGTTAGTTGATAAGGTTTGTGGTGCTTACCACAAATTTAAGAAGGAGGAAGAAAAAAATGGCAAAGAAGACTAAAAATTATGTAAGAGACAAACAACCAAAAACATTATGGAGTAAAATTGGTCCGTTTGTAAAACTTAGAGAATATCTGGCATCTAATATAACACCTGACGTGTATGCTAATGAAAGAGGATTAAAAACCAAAATAATGGAATTTTTTGGTCAAGATGTTCCGAAAGCCAATGTAGATGATTTTAGTCAGAATCTTTGGTTTAGATTCTTAAACCAACCAAATAATCTGAAAGAAGAAAATGGGATTGTCAGAATACCAGACAATATCAAATCCATTATATCTGACAGGATAAATGGTGGGTGGGAGAAAATGACTAAAAAATATGGAAGGGAGCTTGATTCCTTAGATAATAAGATAATTGATGGAAAAGTTGCAGGCAAGGACGTATCTGATTTGGAGGAGTTAAGGGATGTAACAAGTAGGAAACTTGGAATGGTGGAAGAGGGAATAGATCTCTTAAAAAAAGCCAGAACTGGAGAACATCAGGTATTTAACGAATACAATTTTATACCAGATGCTTACGGCGATTTAAATGATTTATCAGGCTTATCAAGTTTCACTATGTACCGTGATGATAGAGGTAGGATGGTCGTAAAAGATAAGTATGATTTTTATAGAAGCGATCAACCTCTTGGTGTAGGGATTGTTACTAAGATTCTTGATACAATAGGATACCCGTTTGATATTCTGGATTATGTAGAAGATAAGAATCCATATGAAGAGAATGATCCAAACAAGGTTTTGTTGAAATCCGCCATTGATTCCAAGAATGATCTGGATAAAAAAATGAAGATAAGATCTAAAAAACAAGGAGGGGATTCTTCTAAGCCGGAAATAGATTGGGATTTATTCAAATCCAAATATGAAAATATGAAGCGCGTGGGTAAGGGTACGCACCGCACTATGGACGTAGATGGAATGAATATGATCTATGATGCTTTATATGATAAAGGTTTTAATCAACGCCAGATAGAAGCCGTACTTGGAAATATTATTGAAGAATCTGGTGGAAACCCCTACGCTGTATCTGAGGATGGAAAATTTAGGGGACTTTTTCAAGAATATTACAAAAGATATCCGCCAAAAGAGTTTGAAAGAGATAAAGAGAGATTTAAGAGCGATAAGCGTGGATATATCAACTATATGATAGACAGATTTTATGATCATGTTCAAGATGCTGGGAAGTATAGTATAAAAGATACTAAATACAAAAAAGCTATTCATGCAGTAAACGAATTTATGTCAGAAGATCCAGATACGGATTATTCGTATCCACTTGTATATGCTTTTGAAGCTCCATCAGATAAAGAAGGAACTTATAAAAACAGAAAGAGCGTATCAAATTTGATAAGTCAATCTTATGTTTTGGATAATGTTGATAAAAATGATAATACTATTGTTGATGCTATTCTTGGAATAAAAAATGATCTTGAGCTACAAGACTCTATTTCCACTACAAGAGGTGAAGCCTTTAAAGAAGCCAGGAAAAGAGGTCTTAAGGAATTTACATGGAATGGAAAGAGATACAATACCAACATCAAGAAGGAAGGTGGCGTAGTTGGCAAGCAGCGTGAAGCATATGAATACTTTACTAATAAGCGCGGCATGTCCAAGATACAGGCGCTTGCCATCATAGGTAATCTCATGGCTGAATCTGGTCTTAAAGATGACATATACGGAGACAACAAAACATCATACGGCATACAGCAATGGCATAATGAGCGCATGGATAAATTGTTCAAGCATGCTAAAAAGAAAGGTCATTCTACACCAACATTCAAAGACCAACTTGAGTTCTTGGCTGACGAATACGAAGGGAAGACCGGATATTCTAATTTCTTATACACAAGAAAAGGAAAAGAAGGACCAGGGTATTACAATTACAGCCGGCAGGACTTTATGAACGCCGATAACCTTAAGGATGCTGTAGTAGCTTGGAACCAAGGAGCAGGACGTCCTCATAAGAGTGTTATAAGAAATGATGATCGTTATGACTATGCTATGGAAGTTGCTAAAAATCTTGGTTTGGAAATTGAAGAAAATTCCGTATCTTTGTATGGTCAAATGGGATTCGGAGATGATGGAGAAATAGCAGCATCGGTAACACTTCCAGAGGTAGAAGTGGCAGCCGCCATCCCTAACCCGGAAGCCCAGTCCCAGGAGAGACAGTCCGAGGAAGAGAGATTCCGTACATGGACTGAAACGTATGGTAAAGACATCGTAAATCATTTACTGACGTTAGACGGGAAAAAGGATGGTGATGACAGTGATTACAGCATGATGTATAGACAGCATCAAAAAGAAAGCGAAGAGGATAAGAAAATGGCTTTGATTAATGCCGTGCTTCCCAATATACAACTTCGCATTAAAGGCGTCACTGATAATTAGAACAAGATTGTTTTATTTCTCATATTAATAAAGCGAAGCCGGATTTGAGACTCGTTATACGGATACCGAAGGTTGAAGAACGATATCAAGATAATCCGGCTTTTTTGTGCGATTTCGTGAAGGATGGAACTATCATCGCCTTGGTTGGACGGAACAGACCTACGTACTTTCACTGTCCTGACGGGCATGGGCGCTCGTCTCGCCTACTCCCTGCCTAATTCTCCACTGGCTACCTAATATAACTATTAACGTCACTCCATCACCTATCTCCTTCGTCGATAGGTTCAGTCGTTTTTGAATATTATAAGTTCTTTCGTATCGTTCCCTTCGGTTACGATACTCAATCTTTTCACACAATTAGGCAAACAACACAATAGACGGAAAAAGTAATTTGTCAATCTGTTCACTCACTCAACTCCCTTCGGTCGTTAAGTTCATTCACTGCAAACAATTATATGAATAAATGGTAAAGTATATAAAATAATATAAATAATATAATGGGTAAGATCATTGAAAATGGTCTTAATATTAAGGAAAACGGAGACTATTAATAGGCGTAGTTTTAATTCAAGATTTGATGTCCCACCCCTGACGGTCAGTCGGTTACGTTTCGAGCCGTTCTTTCGTCTCTTATCCAAACCGTCATAAAACAAAAAACCTTGTATCCTATTTCTCTCAAACCGGATACAAGGCCGTGCATTTTCTTCTTTGAGCGTATGATGAAAAACCATATCTTTGCACTAAAAAACAAAACAAATATGGACACAAAGTTAAAAGAAATAACAGATCCTCACAAGTTACACGACAAGCTCTTTAAGAAAGAGCAGGTCTCTCCAATAGAAGTTATATACAATAGCTTCAGCAACTTATGGTACAATGTAGTACGCCGCCCAGCCGGTCAGTGTTTAGGCAATTTGAGATATTTTAATCTATTTTATGACAAACATACTCATCATTTCTATCAGAAAGACAGGAAGTTGAGATATTGTAGTAATTTTATCATATCTGATTACTGGAAAGATAGAGTGCGATGTTTCATAGTTTGGAACTTTGGCTTTGGAAGATTTTTCCCGTACAATGACTTTATTGAGGCTATGGTTTATGACTATCTTCGATATGGAAGAAAGTCAGTTCCTTATCTTAAAAGCGTGCAAGAGGCTGAAGAAAAGTGTGTAAGGTTCTATATCCGGTCTCAGATAGACATGCTTCGTAAGGAAGGATATGCCGCCTATAGAGCTAAGTTTAAAGAAGAATGCCCTCAGTATTTCATCGGAGACGATAGGACGGTGTTTAGGTGCCTTGACAGCTCTTTGAAAAGAGAAGAGAAGATTGCTGCATGCGTAGCCCACAAAAGGGCTTTAAAAGAAGGTATAATAACCTCTTTCATCAACCATCTCAAGAAACATCCTACCACCTTGTATTCTTGGTTTTCATCAGAGGTAGACAGCGAAGGAAAGAACAGGCTTTGTCTATCTGAAAAAGCCATTAATTATCTTAATAATAGACTGGTTCGTAATGGGTTAAAGGCTCTTTCTGCATCATATCTTTTTAGAACGTTTAGAAAAATGGTGAAGACCTTGTTCGGTTCCAATGTCAGGTCGTTTTTGAATAGCTGTCTGATGTCTGTTTCAACAGAAGAGGTTTTAACCAAATCTATGAAGAAAATAGTTTCCAAGACGGTGCTGTTTTTGTACAGGAAAGCGCTTAAGAACTATCGCCGGGCATGCGGTCTTAAGTACGACCCTGATTCGGGCGGTTTGTCTGCCGTACATGATTGATTTTTAAACGTATCCCATAACGTTGGATTTTCTCGTTCGTTTCTCTTATCTTTGTGAAAAAAGATAGTATGAAATTACGAATCATAAAAAATCGTCCGATATTCGCTCCTGGCGGTAGTGTTCAGGATAAGAAACAGGATATTAATGTATCCTCTACTCAGTCTATTCTTGATTATGGAACGCCTGTTAATAAATGGGGTGAATCTGATATTCAGAATATATATATGCCTTCTGATGTGATTTTAGAAACAGAGGAGGGGGAGATAAATCCATTTAGTAGTATGCCTACATCCGATCCGTTTTTTGAAAACAATGATGCAGGATATGCAGGATATCTCGCTGATAATAGGGGTATGGTTAAAAACGTAGAGAAATCAGTCGTTGATAATACAATGAATGTAGGTGGTGTTGATGCTGATTCCTCTAAAGAAAAACGTTCCCAAGATGGTAATCCTCTTGATCCTATGACTACCCCATATTATTCACCCGATCTAACCGGCAGAGCTCAAATGTTCGGTACAAGTCTTGGCCGGATAAGAGCCGGTAATAAGGTCGGTGCTAATGTGGCTCAAGCTGCCTTGTCTGGTGTTAGTTTAGGATTAGGTCTTACCCGTAATATCATGGGAGCTTCATCTGCTGCGTATGCAGCCAGCAGAGACGAGCAGGCAGCGAGGGAAAAACTTGCCAAGGAGCGTCGTCAGCAATTCATCAAGTGGGAACGTGAAGGTGGTGGCGTGAATTTAGGTAACGGTCAGAAGATGGATACGTCTGATATGACCGGCGAATATATTTATCCTCTTCCCAAGTCTATGGAAGATGCTGCGAATGTAGAGATAGAGAAAGGCGAGTACGTGCTGACTCCTGACTCCGTAGGGCCTATGGAAGCCAAAGGGAACAGACATGAAAATGGTGGCACTCCGGTTGATTTGCCAGAGGCTTATATTGTTTCCGATTATCGTAAGATAGATGATGAGTTTGCCTCTTACGTTAGAGAAAATTATGGTATTAAGGCAACGTCAAAAGATACGTATGCTACACTCCTTGATCGATATAAGAAGAAGATTGGTTTGTCTGATAAGTACGAAGATCAGGAGCGTGTATATAAGAGATTAGAGAAAAATGAAGATGTAAAAGATAAAAATACATCTAATCTTAATGCTTCTATTCTTTCCAAGTACGTCAATGAAAACCAGAAAGAGATAGACGAGCTTGAAGCACAATTTCGTTCTTTTGCCGAAATCGTTTATGGCAAACAGGAAGAATCTAAGCGTAACGAGAAGATGGATGCTTTCTTCAGGGATGGCGGGGTTGTTGATCTGAATCAGGTAAAGAAACAAGCTAAGGCTTTTAATATTGCAGAATCAGATGCTAAGAACTGGATATATGACGAGTATGTTAAGCAAACCAGAAAAATGGCTGAAGGTGGACCTACTCAGAAGGAACTGGAGGAGCTTAGAAAGAGTGCTATCGGCTACAATAATCTTATCAATCAGTTATTTGGACGAACTCTTAATATGACTGTATCTGATGTTAGCGGTCGTGAGCAGATTCTTAATCCTGATTCCAGTGTCAATGCCAATCAGAATCTCCAACATAGAAGCAATTTAGGATACGGCAGGGTAAATGATAAGGCGGTATCTAATTTGCTCGACATAAACCGATGGGCCAACAAGTACAATACGGATGGTGATTTTGATACAGAAGGTTTCCAGAAAGGATACAACAGGCAATTAAATGCATTGTGGGCGTTAGCTGATGTCGGCGCTATTACGAATGCTGATGCAGCCAAGAAATTCAGAGATGAATACGGATTCTGGGGACAGGACGCCGGAAGCTACGGAGGGAATCAGGCTTATAATTCATTTGCCGTAGATGATAAGTTTGGTCAGACAACAGCTACTCGTTCTTATTATGGGTTGGACGTTGTTTCGGCAGAGCAAAAAAGATTGTTAAACGAAAAAGGGATAAAGAATTATGTTGACTTATTTGGTGATAAATCTGATGCCGCTAAGAAGATTCTGGGCTCCGATTATAATAAGTTTGTTGCTTTAAGAGATAGTGGGTTAATGCCGGAAATAGACTTCGTTCTTGAGTCTGTTAAACCAGAAATGAAGCCTATTGAGGCCGGTCCCATAGCACCAGGCCTTACACCGTCTAAGATTGGATCTCCTGGAAGGATAGAGGTAAAACCGAAAGCAAGTACGCCTACGACTGCAACTGACACCGATACAGAGGAGGTGGTTGAAGACAACGGACCTAAAGGACAGGGCAGACCGGCGGCGTTCGGTCCTATCTTCCCGGAGATGCTGAGAACGCTCGATACAGGCTTGGAGATAGAAGGTCTGGAAAGACATCAGGCTCCGAGAATAGATCCGGTTCTTCAATCTGCTGATCAGTATATTAACGAGCTCAACCGCGCGACATCGGCTCAGTTGGACGCAGTAGGTGACGTGCCCGACTCCCAGCGCTCCGCTATTCTGGCTAATATGAACGCCATAGCCGGAAGCAATATAGCCAAGTACATTAACGAAGTAAATTTCAATAACGCAAGGCAAATAAACGAAGCTGATAGATTCAATGAAATGGCTTATGTTCAAACAGATGATAAGAACATAGCGGAAAGGCAACGTTATGAATCCGGATTGTTGAAGGCTATGGCTATAAGGGATGAAAATCTTGCTCGTTATTATGACAGTATAAACAGCGAGATACAGGATAAGTTTAATGTTCGAACTTCATTAAATACCATAGCTTCCATAGCTCCTAATATGAGAATGCTTCCAAGTGGTCAAATTATTTACGTTCAAGGTAATCAGGATGTGATGAATATGGGTGATTATTCCACACCTTACTTGAGAAGTTTAAATGAAGAAGATGATGAAACTAAAAGAAGAAGGAGGACCAAATAGTGGCTTCACAGTATAGTATTTTAAGGCAATATGCCCCGTATGTTAGTCCTTACAACATAGATCTTGTTAAGGACGTTATGATGTACAAACAGCAGAAGGTTGATGCTGCTCGTGAAAAGATCTATACCCAGGTAGATTATCTTATGGGTCAAGAGATAGATAAGCCTGAAGCCCGCGCTTATATGGAAGATAAGATGTCAGGTGTGATTGCTAACATCAATCAAAAATTCAAAGGCGTGGATCTTTCTTCTGATGGTGTTACAAGAGCCATACAAGGAGAGATTAGCTCGGTGTTGGATGATACGGTCATTAACGCTATTGCCGGCACAAAAGAAGGCAAGAGGGTTATGAAGGAAATAGAATCTATAAAACAGAATCATCCTGAACTTTATTCCCCTATTAATGAATGGCATGCTTTGGATCCTTATTACAAATGGAGGTCAGATGGTAAAGCTGGATCAAGGTTAGGAGGTCTTCATTATTCTCCTTATGTCGATTATACTAAGGAGATAAATAAGCTGGTCAGTGACTTTAGGAAAAATAATGAAGGCAAGAAGATTCAGACAACAGAATATGATGTTAAAGGTAATCCTACTGGTGGAATCATAGAAGTCAACGTAGATGAGCTTACTGATTCCCAGATAAGGAATTTTGTGTCTGCTAACTTATCTGAAAACATGAGGAATCAGATGAGAATAGAAGCATCATATATGGCAGCCACCAATCCGGTGTTCAGTAATCCGGATTTGGTTAGTCAATATATTGGGTCTTATGTCGAAAGATACGATAGACACATAGGAGCATTGGAAGCGAAAAAGAAATCAGTAGGGGATAATAAGGATATTATTGATCGTATTGATAGTCAGATACAGGAAGCTAAAAATCAGAAAGCAGAAGCCAAGAGGGAGGCAGATATGATAATAGCTTCGTCGGATCCGGTAGCGGCCGCTAATTTTGTTGTTACCAATAGTCTTTTCGATAAGATGACTGATGCATGGAGATACGACAATACAAGTTTTGAAAGGAAGAAAGATGATCTTTATTTTGCAAGGTTGGCAGAGGATAGGGCTCAGCAAAAGTTTTTGACTGACAATGCTAAGTCTATGGTTGAAATATCGTTGGCAAAAGAGCAACTTGCTCAGGCTAAGATTGAAACCGAATACATGCGTACTTACGGTTCCAAGATGGGTACTGAAAGCTCATCCGGAGGCACAAGAGGAGCAGGCGGTGTAGGAGTGCCGATGGCTCCTATGGACGGGCCTACGGCTATCAATTCCGGAACGGGTAAGATTGGGTCTATTAATTTGGCTAATATCCCTTATGAACAACTCACATCCTCTTCCACGGAGCGTAGAGCAAATTTATTGAAATTATATAATTCATTATCTCCTACAGATAGAAGCAATATCATTGCAGCATCATACGAAGAAGAAAAGTCTGATCCTGGTTTGTATGCTAATATGACTCCTGAAGAACGGATATATTTTTATTTAAAAAATAATGGAGGTCAGAAAAACGGATATTTCGGACAAGGCAATAACAGATTATCTGAAGCTTATGATGCTTTACTTCTTTCTGATTCTAAGGCAAATGGAGCCACAAAAGCTATAAATGACATAACTGATTATCAAATAGATAATATAGTTACTGAAAAAAATAAGGATATTATCAGGAAAGTTCGTAATGCTAAGCTTATGAAAGGAAATTCTTTTATAAATCTTACCGATACAGATGATAAGGCTGGAGCTTTCCTGCTCGCTACAGCTATAACAACTGGTGTATCTGATGCCGTAGGGTTTAGAGAGTACATGATGGACCCTTCAAGAGGCATAGATATTCTTAGTGCTATATCTCCGTCATTAGGAGCTAAGGCGAGTGCCGGCAAGTTAGGGAAAAACATATCTGATGCTATTACAAGCGAGAATAATGGTTCTTCTACTGGTACGTTGGCTCTTATTAATGGAATGAAGAAACTGAATGGCGATCCTGATTTTAATATATCTGATTATATGACCATAGATAAGGACGGTGATATAGATCTAAAAGATTATCAGGAAGGGGAGCCATTGACTATTACCCAGCTAAGATATGCTGAGAAAAATAGTAGGGTATCTGATATGATAGCGGGTCAGATGCAGGATGAGATAAAAATGTCTGTATCTCCTGATCAGATTTCTGATAAGTTATCTCAGCATCATTACCTTGATTCTTACAAAAGATACAATTGGAATGCCGATTCACCGGAAAAGTCTTTGCAGAAGGCTCAGTTTAGAAGATTGTCTGGTTACATGGCAGGAAAGGTAAACAATCTGGATCCTACTGCTATTAATACCATCAATATGGACGCCGAGATAGATAATGGCACTGTCAGAAGATTTTTGACTGCTCAAGTAGGGTCTGGTAAAAACTCTTATGTTACAGAAAGGGTTGAGATTACGAATGATGAACTTCTTAAGGCAGGTATAGATCCTTCGGTCGAGGAGCGTAATTATCCGGTGGATGGTTACAAATCAAGTCTTGGAACCTGTGATTTTGTAGATACAGGAAAGAAGGAAGGTTATTCTTATGATAAGTATCTTATACGTAATGGCCTTCCCCGTTTGGCTTCTAAGGCTGATGTTAAGAATGATCTTTATGATATAGTAAAGGTTCATGGTTCTTACCTTAAGCCAGAAGAAATGAATGTTGTTAAAACCCTTGTTGATAATTTTATTGACATGTCTGATAACATATCAGTTCAGTTGGAAGGAATGGACGATAGGGGTTCGAGAGAGGTAGCGGTCAATTTCTATGACAAAAGGACTAAAAATTCTAAAAATCCTGCATTGTTATTCTCGGATTTTGTTCCTTTGGATCCAGGTAATGATGAGTATGCGGATTACTGGAATAACATTCACCAGAAGTGTCCTCAGTATTTCTTTGTAAAATACGTGAAGGAAGCTGTTCAGGAGCGTCTTGATCAGATGAGGGATCCGTATATGAGAGGGATGGATATTACGCCCAACAATAACGATAAGTTTAGTAAGTTGAACGATTTTTTGCAAAAGCTTTATGGCAACAGACAGTAATGTAAATAGATATAATCCTGCTGCTAAAACCACTTACGAAGATGTGGCAAGGCAAAGGAAATTAGCCGAAGAAGAAAATTACACTCCGGCTACATTACCAGAGACGACAACGCCTCTGGTTCCTAATTATATGCCGGGAGAGGGCGTGTATGCTCAACCTGAATTTCCAGATTATGCATCAAGGATAGCTGCTGCCCAGTATGAAGAACCGTATATAGCCAAGGAGATAAGCAACAGCTACTCAGAGGCACTGGCTCGCAACAGCTACAGGGGGGCTACACCCGCCCCGCCGCCTCTTAATCCCTATGGACCGAAGGTAAGTATCCGTGAAAGTCATCAGATGGGTAATGATGGGGTATGGCGCACAAAATATCCCAATTATATCCCAGGTATAAATAATGAGGATTATTATGCCAGAAGGCAAAGTGGTTGGAGTAAGTTTTGGAATGGTGTAGGTAAATTTGCCTTAAAGTCTGCATTGTATGGGGCCCATGGAACTATATCATTACCAGACAAGCTTATTAATATGGCTTCAGAGGGAAGTTATAAGGCAGTTTTGAATACGAACATGGATAAGTTTGTTGGTGATCTTGATCAGCGAATAGACATGCTTCTTCCACATTATTACAAGAAGGAGGTAGAAGATTACAATTTTGGTCAGAAGCTTTTCAAGGATACCGGTAATTTTTTATGGAATGACGTCCTTGGTAACGGAATGTCTTTTACCGTAGGGGCCATGATATCAGCATACATGACCGGAGGACTGGGAGTTGGTTCATTAGGTAACATAGGCGCCAAATTAGGTGGAAGAATCGGAGCTAAGTTAGCAGCAAGGCAAGCTGCCAACAGAGGTATAGGAAGTCTCAAAAGTGTGTTTAACGACTATGTAAGGAAAGGAGTTGCTACCGGGAGGAATGTAGGAGAGGCTGCTAAGACCATGACGTTGTTGGCTACCAGTGCCGGCTTTGAGTCATCGGTTGAAGCAAATTCTTTTATGAAACAATCCGAATCCGACTTCAAGGATTATTATCGTAAAATTTATGGTCGTGATCCTAATGCTGAGGAAATGGCTGTTTTTCGTAATTCTAATGCTGATGTAGGTAGTGCGATATTTGCAGCTAATATGGGTATAGTAGGATTGTCCAACTGGCTCTTGTTTGGTAAATACATAGGATTAGGAGGCAAGGCTATACCAGGGTTGGAAAAGAAACTTAATAAGCATTTATTTGGATTAGGGACGGAAGTTGCGAAGCCGGGAGAGATGGCTATTAAAATAACTAATCCCAATATAGGGCAGAAGATAGCTGGTAATGTTTTCAATATCATGAAAAGACCTGTGTCCGAAGGCTTATGGGAAGAAGGGTCTCAAGGTGTTGTACAGAATACGGCTGAAGAATATGTTAAGTCAAGATATGACAATGTGGCTATGAACGGAGCCGTCGATGTTCTTGATGCTATTTCTGAAGGATTTAAAAAGCAATATACATCTAAAGAAGGGTGGACTGAAATAGGAATCGGTGCTATTATCGGTTCTTTGTTCGGTATGAGGGAAGGCTTCTTTGGGGTAAAAGAGTATAGTAATAGTCAGATATTACTGGAGAGGCAGGTGGATGAATACAACAAAGCATCTTCTAATCTTAATACGGCGGCTTTGAATACGTTGAAGAAGTCAATGAGTTTAGGTCCGCAAGTTCGTTCTGATGCTCAGTCTATGACCGGTAAGGAACTTGATGATGCTATGTTTGAAAAGATGTCTATTGATAATCAAATGGGGACCTTAGAGGATTCGGCTGAAAATTTCAGGCAGATGATTGATATGATGCCTATTTCAGAAATAGCCGAAGCTAACGGAATGTCTTTGGAAGAGGCAAAGAAATACAAGGATTCTATTATTGATAATTATAACAATCGTCTTTCTGATTTCAGATCTGCCCAGAGTTTTGCCGAAGATCTTATAGGTGATGACTCTAAGATCGAATTTAGAAAATACGTAGCTCGTAATGCCTTCCTTGGCCTTCAATCAGAATCAAGGATGAAAGACATAGCTTCTGTCATAGAAACGCTTTCGGGGCAGCCTCGCGTGGCGGATGCGCTAAGTACGTTTTCCCGGCTGTCGGGCAGGGCGAGGGAGCGGGCTATGGCTATTCGTGGCATACGGTCAAGAATAGAAGAACTTGAATCCGAAATAGAAGATCTTGCCACCCGTCCTCGTAACGTAGATGGAAAAGACCCACAAGCTGAGTCCATACAACGAAAAACCAAAGAATTGGAAGATCTTAGAACCAATTACAATAATTCGTTGTCTGAGTTATCAACGTTAATAGGAAAAGAGTTTTCGATAGAAGAGTTGGTAAGTAAAACCGAATCTGTTTTATCATCTCCTCTTTCTCCCATAAGCTCACAAGATGTAATAGAAGCCTATGATACTCTTGTGGCTTTTGATGATTATTTTAATGTAAAATCAAGACAGGAAAAGAAGTTTACAGCCAAAGACAAAGCCATGAGATCCTTGGTAAATGAATACCGTAGGAGTTTGATGGACTATAGGAATATGAATAATTTCTTGTCTAAGATGCTTGATAAAAGATTCTTAGCTGAGGAAAACAGGGGATTTTCAAAAGCGCTGTCTTCTCTATGGTCTACTCCTTATAAGGGGGATGACAAGGTTCCTGATTTTGCAGAGCCTAATAAAGTCGGTGAATATGACACTGATGAGGTAGTAGATCAAGCTGTGTCAGAAGGTAAGATTTCGGAAGACGAAGCTTGGACTATTAAAGCATTTATGCATGCTCTTGATAAAGTAAGAGAAGATAGGATGAAGGAAGCGGAAGATAATATAAAAGAGTCACCGCTTACGGAGTCTGTATCAGATGAAGATTATGAGGCTGCTATGGATAATCCTATTATGGTTCCGGTAGTAAGGCAGTCTATAATTGATAAATTATATACAGGGAATGCTGATCTTCTTACTGCGAGAGAAAAAGATGTGTATGATAAATACAAACAAGATTTTGATGATTATGTGTCGTCTTTAGGTGACAGCCCTATTAATCTCATAAAATCATTATCTGAAAAGGCTGACAGACTTACAAGTCCGAGATCAGTATATGAGGAAAATAAAGCTATTATTGATATGGCTAAATCCAATTTAGAACCAGATCAAAGGCAGGAACTTGATGATGCTATTTCTTCGTATGTGGATATAATGAACAGACGGGATAAAGGGGAGAAAGTTGATGAAGATAAGCTTGCTGATTCGGTATTTACCATAGAAGATCTTGGCCAGGTTGGAAACATCACGGATCTCCTTCCTTATATCGAACAAAACAGGATTATTGACAAAGGTCGTATTTCCGAATCTACGTTAAGTAATTTTGGGGAGGATGATGCTAATATAGATTCTCTTGTAAATGAATTAGACGAATCTGATAATACACCTGGAGCTAACATAGATAGTGCCCAGAATCCAGAGATGTTGATGGTAAGAAGAATCTCCAATGATGGCAACGAAAGGTATGAAATTGCGGGTCTTAGAGCTGATAAATTTATATCTTCTATAAAATCATTGGTTCCTATTCAAATAAGCTCTGAAACGAACGCTAATGGGACTAAAAGGTATTTCCTTAACATAGGTGGAGAAACAGCTACCGTGATAGAACTTCCTTATCATGCGAGATGGTCTATAGACAAAGAATCGGCTCGTGTTCTCAACCGTTACACAGATGTGTCTATTCAGGACGTGGGTAATTCATATTCTTTGGTTTATAAGCGTCTTGATTCAGACGAATTGGTTCCGTACAGAACAGGTGTTGGGTTCGGAGAGAATGAGGTAGATAAAATAGATCAGGAAGCATTATCTTCTTTGAAGAAAGGAGATAAGGTTAATCTTGAGATAGATGTAAATGATACCTATAATCAGTCTCTTTTTGCCGAATACAATGACGCTGTTCAGTCCGGCGATAAAAAAAGAATAGAATCTGCTGAAAATAAGCTGGTATCCAATATGGTTATCAAGGTCATGAGTGGAAACAGATTCGTTTCTGTTGTTAAAGCTGACACGGGTGGCATAGATGGTATAAGTAAAATAAGAAGAACGGCTTTTAACAAGTGGAAGAAGGATGCCGGCCGGTCGGCCACCATCAACGTCGGCACGCATGTTGTTGCCCAGACCCTTCCTGGAAGACCGGTGTTTAACATGAGAGTAAACGGTCAAGGATATGGTCAGGTAGAAAATCTCCCTATTACCGAAAAAGGAGCTGAAAAAGTATCTGATGTGGGGTATGTCTTAAATGGCAAAGTCGTGCTTAAGAACGGCTCTAAATACACAGGCTTCCCATTTGCTTATTCTATATTAAATGACAAGGGGAATAATTACAAAAATGTAAGAGTTCCGGTAGTTGTCATCAAAGGCAAAAACGGTCTTAATTATCTTTTCCCGGTTAGTCTACGTTCTGTGGAATCAGAGGAAGGAAAGAAATGGATTTCTTTTATAGATATGCTGCTTGAATCTGGTGATTCTGAATTGCTACAGATGGGTCAAGATGACATACAAGATCTTAATGCGTATCTAACCAAGTTAGGTCTTGATCCGGCTTCGTATCAAGTATCGTATTTGAATCCTATTTCAGGGCTTAGAAAAGCTCGTGAGGCTATAGAAAAATTATCTACGGTTCCTGATGTTGTTAAGTGGGTAGAAGATGGAAGTAGGAGCGTGAAAGACATTGTGACGTCTGAAGTAGAATCTGGAATAGATTTCGAAGGTGAGATGTTTGTCGCTCCTAAGATCAGGATTCAGTTTGGCAAATCATCTTCCAGGCCTAAATCGCTTATAGAGGATGATCTTCCTTTCTCTGATGAGGGTAAGACCGTTACTTCTAAGGTAGAAGATGTGGAAGTTTATGAAGAGGAAATGCCAGAGGAAGGGGCTGCCCGGGAGACTCAGCCGGCGCCATTAGCTCAGCCGGCTCCTGCGGCACAAGATGCGCAGTCTTTACCTGGCAAGAAGCGTACCTCCAGGAAAAACTTCTCTCTTATGTTAAACGAAATAGAATCTCATATAGAAAAAGAGGGATTGCCGCCTTATGCTAATATTTTTGATTTTATAGCAAGGAAGATTGTAGGAGGTGATTTGAGATTTCTTCGTGAGAGAGGTAATCCTAAAAGTCTTAAGGAGGAAATGGGATTAGAACCTAAAGGAACAGTAGGTGATAAAATATCCACTCCTTCCGGTAAAGGTGGTAAGACTTTAGAAGAATACGTTTCTTGGCTTCGTTCTCAAACAGATCAGGTAGTCGAGGATTATGTTGGGCCAAGATCTGACGAACAAATTATATCAGAGTTGAAAAACTTTTTGAAATATATTAATTTTGTTCCAAGCAAGGCTTTGAATTATTCTCTTAGAGTCAATGGCATGGATACCCTAAAAGAATATGGCACAAAAGAGGAAGTAGAAAAAATGGAATCTGATATCAATAGTTTGGTTTCTAAAGTTTTGCCTACGGTGGACAACCAAACTATAGAAGATGTTTCTACTGTAATAAAATCAAACAACTTGCCCGCCATATGGGGGCCCGTGGAAATCCTTGATATGACAAACGAGGAAAAAATAGAGTTTTTGAATAACGTAGCAGATTTCCTTAGCGGCATTCCAGAGTATGATGCTGTTGTGGAGTCTATAGAGTCAGAATCAGATAATATTTTAAATAATGGAAAAGAAGGAAGTGCAGAAGGCGGTGCAGTACGCACTGAGGAAGATGGCGATAAAAAGGGAGATGGAGAAGGCAAAGGACAATCCAGAACAAATGTCGAAGTTGAAAGAAATGTCGAATTACCTGGATCTGAAGAAGGAAGAGTAGATAACTATAGGAAGAACGGAGATAAGTTCTCTGACATTGCTGAAGTTACTTTATGGCTACTTAGAAGGGCTGCCGGCATAACCTCTATCCCGGAAGGAGAAGAGGTTTATGTAGAGGGAGATGAGGTTAATAGTATTATGACCGATATGGAATCAAGGTATGGTATAGACACCATCAATCACTCGCATACGACTAAGGCTATAAGGGATCTTAACGGCGTGTCGGGTTATAAAGTAGAATACGGCTTAACCTTTTTGACATACGATCCTTTTATTAGAATATCCAATCCAAGGAAAGAATCTAAGGCTGAGAAAGATGAGCTTCGTATATCCGAAGAGCCGCTTACTCACATATCAAGGGTAACAACCCCTTATTTCCTGTACGGCGGTGATGAAGCATATACATCTGTTCCGGCTAAGGTAGAGCCTATACCGGAGAAGATAATGGGTCGTAATGGTATTAAATTTGGTATGAGTGTAACTGAGCTAACCAAATTAGGGTACAAAAAAGCTGGTGGAAACTGGATATATAAATTCTATATGAACTCAGGTGTGTATGATTTGTATAATATCAGTACCGGTGAAGCGTTTAGGGCGAAACCGGATCTTGGAGTTAAGATAAGCTCCAGCGCATTCATCCGCTCTTTATCTCAATCTGGTAGAAAAATACAAAATATGATGAGCAACATGAGCCAGGAAGAGATAGATAGGAATAAGAATCTTGTAGAAGGTTCTGATAATTCGGATTCGATAAATGAGTTAAATAAAGAGTGTTTCGATAAATGAGTTAAATAAAGAGTGTTGAGTATGAGAAGGAGATATGAAGATGTTTCAGGTCTTGTTCAGTATCAGTTGAAGACCAATCAGCAGGGGAATATAGGGGTTTATGTTGATGACAGGTTTGTTGGAAACGTAAGTGAAGGAGTCTGTAATTGGAAGGATATTGAATACAAGAGTAAGGTTACTATATCTTTGAAAGGAGTCGAGAATAAGGCTAAAACTTCAAGTAAAAGAGTCGGTCCCTATTGTCACATTTATAGCATATTTGGAGGAAATGAATCTTATCATGAAGGTCCGGATAGTAATATAAAAAAGAGTCCGGTTACCACCTTTATAATGTATTGTTATAAAAATGGGGATATTACAACTACCACCACTTATACTAAAAATTTATCTGGAACTCTTCAGATAGGTAAAACACAATTGACTATCAATTACAAACAAAGTAAAAGTCAGTCTTTTTCTGGTGGTGATAAAGATTATGTAACATCCGTATCTGATTTCCCTTTTGTTACTGGTCCAGGAAATAATAGCGTTGAGTTTGAAGGAGAGGGAAGATTAATAGTTGAAACAAAGGCTTCGCATTATGAAATAGAAGTTTCATAATTTCTATTTTTATAGTATTTTGTCTAAAATATTTATCACTATGGGTGTCAAATGTCAGATAGAAAAATAAGAATCTCGTAGAAGGTTCTGATAATTCGGATTCGATAAATAAGTTGAACAAGGAGTGTTGAGTATGAGAAGGAGATTTTTTAATGCTGCGGATAATTTCGTGGGAGGATGTTATAATAAGTTATCTAATGAGGATATAAAAAGGCTTGGAGGAAAAAGATCTTATGTATGTCAGTTTAATAAAATTCATATACATATAGGACCTGTATTAAAAGATAATGATTCCGAAGAAAGTTATATAATGTTTAATAGTGATTGGAATCATGGTGGTTATGAATCTATAGTTTATCACCATAGTAATAATGGTATTTTTATATTAGGTGAAAATAAAATTGGTAATATAGAAGATCATATACAGGATCTAACATATTGGTACGAATATGATCCAAACATTAATGAAAATTATTGTTATTGTTATTATGAAGCTGATAACAGCGGAAATGCTATTAAGTTGAGCCGTGAGTTTGGTGATGTTTGCACTGTTTTTAATATTCCCAGTTTGAAAGTTACTACTCTTCGTAATGGCGGTTTAAGTTTTCCAGAGATTTATATAGAAGGAGTTTGGGATCCGTTATTGTATAAGTCGGTTTTATAATTAACTTTGCAAAAAAGTTAATCATTATGGGTGTCAAATGTCAGATAGAAAAAAAGGAAAATGAAATAAAACGGGTTAAGGCTCCTAACGGGGAGCCTTCCGTTCTTTACGAAAGTGCCTTAAAATTATTAGGAAACAGCGAGCGGGCCCTTCAGGTATGGGCTAAGGCTTACACTCCTGGTTTTTTGTCGTATTACGGTCATTGGAATAACCCGGCTCCAGGGGAGATGTTTAATACCGATTCCAATGGTGAACCTCTTTTAGAAGACGTGCTGTCGTATATGAAGCGTCAAACTTATTTTGCCGATCCTCTAACGGATCAGGATGTTAAGGATGTAAGAGATTTTCTTTTATCTACCTATGGTGTTTATACGGCACCATCATTATCCAACATCATTCTTCATTATTTTTATGTAGATGGTAGTTTGATACTGAATGAGCAGAATTTAAGAAGATCAGGCTTGTATAATGAAACAGAGATAAGTAGAATCTTATCTGATCCTTCTGTTCTTAATGAAGTTTCGACATCCATGAGGAAGTTATTGGATTATTCCAATAACGAACATGATAGGGAAAAAGATAATTATTTTATGTCTGTTGACTATCAGTATGGTCCTATTGTTTACAAGGAGGGAGTGTTTAACCAATTTGGTAAAAAAGTACCATATAATCCTTCTGAGCTTTATTATGCTATGCGTAAAACAGTAGCCGGCATAAAAAAATTTTCTGAATTTTCATCTGCTTTTGAATCGTTGAGAAACTCATATCCTGAACTGGTTGAGAAATTTGTTTCTGATAAAGAATTTGCCGAATCTATGTTTGATGAGTTTTTATCTACGAATAAGATTCCGGTAATAAACATAGAAGGGGATGATGTGGTAGAAGGCAAGAGAAGATCCTTGTCTAAGCTACAAGATCTGTCTTATTACAATCCTGGCAAAATAGAGTTCCTAAGAGCTCGTATATCAGCTTATTTAAATAGGGCTAACGCTGACACCGAATCTGATTTAAGAAGCATGATATGGGATATAGAAGAGGCTTGTACGTGGTTTGGCATAGATATAATAGGGGCGTCAGAAACTTATGATGGCACAGAAGAATCTTTGAATAAGATAGATAATTTGATGCTGGATCTTGATATTTATGTGGCCAGGCACAATGATGTAAATTATGCTCCTACGTTGGCATCTTCTATTGATGATGTTCTTGGTGATAGTACAGACTATTATTTTGGATTATTGCCGGAGTATATGGATAATTTGAATATCGTTTATTCTGAATCAAATATAGACCCAGTAGAAGCATTTGAGAAACATTCATTGCTTAAGGTAGGAGATAATCTATATCAAAGGATCAGCAAAGATGATCTTAACGAGATGTATCAAATATCAACAGTGTTAGCCAAGCACAACCTAACTCACTTTCCTGCTAAAATATATCCTGAATCTTGTTTTAAGAACGGCGTTTTGGATAAAGAGAAAGTACGGAACGTAGATAATAATACGCTCATGGATTCCATTAAAAAATACGTCAGATCGTTCATGGATTCTCAGAACACGGAGGACATGATAATGACCAGGATGGCGTTTGGGCACCCGGCGGTACTTGATGTTTCTTACGCGGATGTGGATCGGGAATTTAGTCGGTACATGAACAAAAAACAAGATAGCGAAAACCCATTATCCTTATTCGATTTATACCAATATTACCTTGACAACAAACTCCATAAAACAAAATTATATGATAATGCCTATAAGTATCTTGACTTCAAATCTGGTCCATCTTTGGGTCTTATTTCTGATGATCCTGATATTTTGAAATCAATAGAATTATCTTTATCTGGAAAAGACAGGTTGATGTTGTTTGATTATAGCATGACCAGCACCGACCCTTTTTTATCAAAATTGTTTTATTTGGATAGGTATGACCCTTCGTATGCCGAGAATGATTTTGAACACTATTTTTACACCAGGCACCCGTATCTGTTAAAAGAAAAATCGGGCCCTAATATCGTAGAGCAAGATGGTGTTATAACAGCCGAAGGTATTTATGATAATTTTATAAGAGTAGGTAATAAGATATGGTCTAAAGTAAGCGAAAGTAGTTCCGGCTCTATCTACCAAAATCTGACAGGGACCGAATCGGAGGTGAAATACGATTCTACCCAGAAGGCTAAGACAGTAGAAACCGATTACGCTCCATACCAAAACATATCTGGCTTGACGCAAGATATGACCATAAGCAAGTCTGAATTGGATGATCTTAACAAATTAGAATGCAAATAATTTTTGTATATATATAATATAGTTTTTTCATAGTTATAATTTGGGAAGTGAGGCTTGTGAAAGTCTCACTTTTCTTATATATGCACGTATATCAATAACATACAAGAAAAGTTAGATTTTCGTTGTTTATGAATTATTTTTATTAAGTTTGCAATATTAGTTTCAGGAAGGGATTATAGAAAATAGGGAAGGTAAGAACAGAACGTAACTAATAACGGTAGGAAATGAGAATCAGTACCATCAAACGTAATAACAGCATTCATCTTATGTATAAAAACATTATGAATGATTTAGGTCAATTAAGAACTGTAGTTTCAAAATCCTATATTTATAATCTGATACGAAATCAAACCGGATTAAGTATCAGAACTATATCCCATGTCTTGAATCACACAAAAGAACAGGATACAGATTCTTTGTGAAAACCATACATTTTCATACATTTGTGTGTTCTTTAGTTTTTAGATTTAAGTTTTTCATGGTATTAGTTTAGATTAGTGTAGATCAGGGTTCGCAGTGATGCGGGCCCTGGTTTGTTTTAAAAAGTATTAAAATATTTGCCATTTAAAATCCTGTTCCTATCTTTGCTCCAGAAACAATAAACGACGAGATCCCACCTCTGGTTGTTTGATGTTGAAAGATATTTTTGGCTCATTAGGGTTTGTCATAGTGGGATCTGACATTCTCTTTTGGGCCTATTTTTTTTTAATTATGGATAAAGTTTCTGTTTTTGAAAGTTCGGATTTTGGAGAGCTTAGGATTATTGTAGATCCAAAAGGAGATGTTTGGTTCGTGGCGTCAGATGTAGCTAAATCTCTTGGGTATGTAAATGCTAAAGATGCGATAAAAAGACATGTGGATAATGATGATTCTATGCTTTTGCAAGTATCTGATAATCAATGGGGCGTTAATCAATCCCTATTGAAAACCAGATACATAGATAGTATAAGAATAATTAATGAATCCGGTTTATATTCTCTTATATTATCTTCAAAATTAGAGTCTGCTAAAAGATTTAAGAAATGGGTAACATCTGAGGTCCTTCCTTCTATTCGTAAAACAGGAGAATATAAAACAAGTTCTGGTGGAAAGGGAATTTTGGTTCCTGACTTTTCTAATCCAGCAGATGCAGCAAGAGCATGGGCCGATCAGTATGAAGCTGCTCAGAGAGCTATAGCTGAAAAATCTCAGGCAGAGGCAGAAGCCGTCGTTCTGATGGGACGTACATGGAGTACGGACATGGGTTCCTTCCTCCTTATGATCATTACGGTATGCATGAGAAGATGAAGGAAATGGAAGAACGCGAAAACGAGCTGGAAGAAAGGGAAAGAAGGCTCGAAGAGCGCGAACGTCGTCATGAAATGGAGGACCGGGAATACCGGAGGATGGGTTACGAATCCTACCCGACCGATTACTATGGAGACGACAGATACTACGGTGACGGACCTCAGATGCGTAGAGGTCGCGGACGTGGCAGAGGTCGTTCTTATTGAGGAGCAGACGCAGAGGATCCAGCTTATCAGAAATATGTAGATACTTACGGCTACCATTTTTCTAATGCTCTTGCTGATGAGGCGGTAAAGAAGATGGTCAACGTCGATGGATCCAAGAGGATCTGGAAGCAGCCGGAAATAAAAGATATTTTTGAAAAGTGCGGAGCGAAGAAGCCGGATAAAGCGACATGGGGCGATGTCCAATATGTCTTTGCAATGTACTATTCGGATGGTTTTCCGAAGGTCTTCAAATGTGAGAACGAGTTGGTGAAAGCTACGTTAATGTATTTGGATGATCCGGATGCTCCCGAAGGAGTAGCCTTTATAAGATGGCTTGCCGTGCAAGATTACCTCGGCGAAAAAATAAACTGGAAGGATCTGACCTGAGATCCAGGCCCAGGCCCTTCCGGTGGTGCGGGAGCCATAGTAAAAAATATGATTCCCGCATTCCCGTTTTTCCCGTTTGGAAAAAAAGGAATAAAAAAAATGTTATACCGGTCGGCGGGCAATAGAATACCCGTGGCCGGTTTGTTTCACATAACTTTTTTTTGGACATGAATATGGCACACGAATCTAAATCAAATAAAACCCCATTGTATTTAATAGGAGAGTTGATTGGCGTACCGAATACGGTTATGGACTCAGCATTGCATGAACTGAGAGATAGAATAGACAAAGACCCTAAATATAAAGATGTTAAAAATTGGATCGAGTCTTTACCCAAGATCTGAACCTATTTTTTCAATACCAGGCCCGATGCGATTTTAACGTATCGGGTTTTTATTTTAATTTATATTGTTTTATTTTAAATCTAATTAATTCATGAATGTCGTACATTTGTTGAAAAACTATTCTATATGGAAAATAAGGAAGATTACGTTGGTTACGAAGATCAAGAACTGTGTAACCGGTATTACAAAGAGGCTGACGCCATGAGACAAAAGCAGGACTGGTCTCGGCTTAGGGCTGTCCCTGCTCCGGCCAAGGGAACGCCATCGCCCGGCTGGGGTCAGCTTGGACGTGGAAATGATGTCCGTGTCAAGTATGTTAGCATCAATTCAGGATTAGGAGGGGACAGATTATGACCGTAGAAGAATTGGCTAATAAAAGATACGGTGGCGAATTTGTTTTCATGTTTGGTCATCTTGAAGGTAGAACAAGATTCGTTTTTGAATGTTTCGATCCCAGACCTGATCACGAAGGTAAAAATACTTATATGGTTTCTTATTTTGATAAGCGGATCCGTAGAAGAGACGTAGTAGATGTGCCGTGTTATATGAATATTTTGCCAAAATAATGAAAACATTAATCTTAAATGTAAAAGTATAATAACAACTAATTTAAAATAAATCATGGGATTAGACGATTTTAAAAAAGATGTAATTAGAGTAATGACAAAAGAAGAGTTTGAATCAACAATCGAAGAAGATATTAAATTCGTTGAGGGATTCAAGAATTTCTTAAAACATGATGATGCCACGAGGATAGTAGAGCATATCAAGTCTGTGTTAGAAGCATCAGTAGATTACTACTATCCTAATCATCCTGAAGTAGAATTTGAAAAAGATTTTAATATACAATACGATGTCAATAATATCTTGAACAAATACGGCCACACCGAAATGGGTATGTATAAAATACAGCTCTATATAGAGAATATTTTGGGTAGTATTCAAAACAAGAAGCCTGTAGACGTGGGAGAAGTCTCTGATGGATACCATACTTTCAATGAATTGTATCGGTACCGCATGTTGTATAACGCCGCCTTCTTTAATCTATTAGCCAGAAACGGACAGGTTGAAGTTTGCAAATCAAGGAGACACAGCGATGGAGAAAAATGCTTCGGTTCTGATGATTGGTTTATTGTGATGGCGATCCTGCCTACCGGTCAGGTATCTAATCACTATGAAAGCAAATACTGGGATTTGTTTGATGTTCCTGAAAGAGAAACTGCTTTCGAATACGATGGCCATACACCAAATGAAGCCGCCGACAGACTTGAAAAATATCTCAAACTGCCTCGTCATGGCATGACATTCGAAAAGGCTTTAGAACAGCTTAAATTAGGTCGTAAGATAAAAAGAATCGATTGGGGTAAAAAGTATATCTGTATGTTTATTGTAGAATCTGACGTAAATATATTGATGGTAGATACAGGTCAAAAAGTAGCATCAAATTGGAATCCAACCGAACATGATATTATGTCTAATGACTGGGAGATTGCGGGATGAGTTTGTTAAGAACAATAATCAGGAGATGGTAGTAGATAGGAATGCTATTAGAAAACAATTGTATTCAGAAGATTTATATTAACTAAAAAATAAAACAATATGGGATTTATAATCAGAAAGTCAATATTTTATGATATGATGGACGGCAATCAATTAAAGTATGAATTTGACAACAGGGATTTAGATCATATCACATTTAAAGGTGATGGTAAAGAATCTTTTTCATTTAACAGAGCACTTGTTGAAAATTTAATTGAGACATTTGAAACCATGCAGGATATATACTCCGATAATTATAGGCTTAAGGTTTATACTGGTAATTGCATAATTCAATTGAACGTAAATCCAAAGGACCCCAGTGAATCCTTTTTTGACGTATATGATAGAGATGAGATGAAATTGATATACGGAATAAAGATCAGTATTCTGAAAGAAATGTTTATCATATGATTACCAAGCAGGACATACAAACAGCAGCATCGTATATTTTCCGAAGCAGTTTTGTCTCGGAGGACCAGGCAAGGAAAGCAATGGTAAAAGCCGGCAATAACGCTACCAAGATCCTCGTCAAGACCTTTAGAGGCAAGTTGTTCAAGAAAGCTTTTGAAAGAGCCCGTAGAGGAAAGGATATCAGTTCTTTTGAAAGACAGGAAAAAGAAAGTGGTTTCAATTTTCTACACAATCCTAATAATGGTCGTATGCAAAGCGGTCATATTATAATAGATGGAATTGGTCTTTTTAAACAAATAATTCATGAAAGGTAAAAAAGTTGATATTCGTTTAGGCAGAGGTCTGGCGAATCAGATTAAGATAAACAAAACCATCCCAGTGTCTCATAAACCAAAAGAAGAACGTCGAATGATGTTTGTTTGTGGTGATGATATTGCTTCTCTTATAAAGCGGTTTGAAAATGAATCAAAGTAATATAAAGTCGGACATGTGTCTTGTCCGACTTTTTTTATATATTTGTGGCATGGCAAGAGGTTATTATTGGATACCACAAACAGATGAAACGTTAAATGGCAGAAGCTATTACGTGGCTAAGATAGTAGGAGATATCACGTTTGATACTAAACGAAAAAGAATCGTATTTCAAGCTGATAGGTATTTCCCTGTAGGATCTGTTTTCCATTTTACGCACAATTGCTTCAATTATATCATAACTTGCCGACTTCGTAAGCCGGGGCTGTGGTATGAGGCAAGGAGAGAAGATTCAGGCTCTATTTGCCCTGAAGATATTGAGCGCTTTGAATCGGGAAGGTTTATTCACCGAGATGGGTACATGCATTACATATAAGCTGAACTTGACGATTTTTCGTCAGATTATAATTTTTTTTCATATCATTTTTAAGCCATCAGACTGAGAAGTTAGATGGCTTTATTTTTTATGATATGCTTGATTTTTAACTACCTTTGTCTCATAACAAAAATGTTTTATCATGGTATCAACGTGTATTATTAAAAGAGATAATAAAAAGAAAGTTGTTTCTGTCTCTACCAGATCAGGGGACAGGTCTATGTTGTTTGATAAAATAGCATCTATTCCCCTTATGGAGAACAGGGAACGGGCTACTACTGTTTTTAAAACCGTATTTTCTAATAAGTTCTTAAAGGCTTTTGGCGACTGGAGAAAGAGAGTGCCTATCAACAAACAGGCTTATAATAAGGTAAAATCCAACATCGATCTTATTCCGGAAGCCTATAGGGAAAGGGTGCTGGATAAGGCTTCTAAGATGAGTAACCCTGTTCTTGTGTCAAAATCAGATGCACCTTATGAAATCCAAGAATCGGGCTTTGGATTTTACAGCCAAGATCTGGGTGATAATATTATGTTGGTAGATGCTATGGTCCCGTCAAGTATTTCCGTACCGGAAGAACCAGGAATAGACGCCGGCCAGTATCTACAAGATGCTATATCTTCAGACTTCACTCCCGTATCTATGGTACAGGATAAGGGTGTTGATTATATGGTCATAAAAGACGGTCTTAAGATATTTAGCCCAGAAGAGCTACCAGAGGCAGATTCTAATCCTGTGGGTGTAACGTATCAGACTGGAGAGCCTCGTTTGTTTTTCATGAACGATCGTAATCAATTATTTGAAGATTACGGAGAAGCTCTTCGCTCTGGCGGGAATGATATCAGAATAGGGTTCTTATCCGGCACCGTTCAAGAATCTACCGGGGATGGCGTGGCAGACATCACTTACAAGGCTGGAAAGTATGTCCTTAACAACCCCAAATCTTTTATACCTGTTATGACCGCTTCTGCTTCTACTTCTTTATCAACAAAAGGCGGTATAATTAACTACCTTATAAAGAAAGGTCTTTTGTCCGGATCCAAGATATTCGATCCGGAAACAAGAAGCTATTATCTTACAGGAGAAGGTTATACAGGACAAATTAGACTTTTCAATTCAGCATTATCCTACACTGAGCTCCGTAATCATTTTGGTTCTGATGTTTCCATGAATGATCAAGGCATGATAACCATAAATTCATTGGATAATAGTAAGGTAACTATGAGACTCGCCACCGGAGGAACGGAAAGGGTTAGCAGGGAGCAGATAAAGAACGATCTCAAGTCAGGAAGATACAATGAATTGGACGCCAAGTACGATCATTTTGATGCGCTTGTAGTTTCATTCATATTAGAAGACAACGATCTTTATGCTGATACTAAAGCTAAGATCGTATCGGATTATAGCCAAGAGGAACGTAATCAACGAAATTCTATTGTTGAGATACTGAAAACGCTGGGCATTAGTGTCGTTGGCATGACCGATTATATAGATAAGTACCAAACTAAATACGGACACGAACCTTCTGCTAAAGCATTGGCGGATATTGCCAATAACGTAATAGCAGTCGGTGAAGATGCTACTTTGTCTGACTTAGTAGAAGAAACAGCACACTTTCTCGTAGAGGCGTACAGAGATCAGAATGCTGTTGAATCTGTTTTGCAAGATGTAGAAGGCACTGAAGAATGGAATCAGTATGCAGGTCAGTATTATAATACATACGGTAAGGTATATGAAGGCTCTGAACTTGATAATGCTGTTAGGAGAGAAATTCTTGGAAAGATCCTCGCCAGGGAGATGCAGGGCAGAACGGCGCCGGTAGAGCCCACCTCCTTCCTGGGGCGCGTCCGGCAGCTTCTCTCTGGAATTGTAAACTGGCTTAAATCAGCTTTATCAACCCAAAGACAGGATTTGAATAACGTTATTAAAAATATTCGTGATCTTGCTATTACCGACATAGATAAAGGATTTGATACTTCTCTTTTGAAGGATAATGACTTTACATTATACTCCCTTTCTTCTATGAACAAGAACAAGTTTCTTGAGTCTAAAATCAGGGCATTGAGAAAAACGTTAAGAGACTTACGTCAGATAAGCTCTGATAGGGCTGTAACTACGTCTATGACCCTTGCTCAGCTTAAGACCATAGAAGATAAGATAAATAAGGTAGAGACCGAAATAGACAAGAATGAGATGGCGGCTGCCATGAACAGCATGATCTCTACAGCCGAAGCTCAGGTCAGATACTTAAGCAATGTGGTGAACACCATCCTTCATGGTGATACCAAAGACGGCAAGCTTCACTTCAATACCAATGATCGAAAGAACGTAGATATTATCAACAATCAGGTTCTTCCGATCATGAACGATCTTCGAGGATATATCCGTAACAGAAGTACCGAATTTGATGAGCGTGAAAAGCAGGATTATACAAATAGGATCAATACCGTCATTGCCGACATCAACGGTATTCAGTCTGATATTAAATCAGTACAAGACCTTGATGAAAGTACGTTGCTTGATAAGTTAATGAACGAACTTCATGTGCCGGCAGATAAGGTAAAGAGAGTAAAAGAATTTTTCGACAAGGTTCAACACGATGTTTCTTGGATAAGTAGGTGGTTTGGTATATTAGAGCATTCTTCCAGTCCGTTCAATAACGCTCTTGGAGCTATGATTGCCAAAGACAATTACAATGCGATGGTGAATGCCCAGCCCGCCATATCCGATTTCCTGGCATATGCGAAAAAGCATGGTTTTAACAAATCTGAATTTGAAAAACTGCTTCAAAAAGTAGACGGAAAAACTTCTAATTACCTTCGTAGTGCTCTTGATATGGCTAAATACGATCGTAATAAGAAGCTGGCGCAGATGCGAGCGTTTGCGACTGCCATGAACATAGAGATATCAGAAGAAGAAATTGGTGATGTGGTTGACAATAACCGTAATTACGTATTTAAAAGAGAAGTAGTTGACAAGGATGGAAATACGGTTACTGAAAACGCTAAATTCAAACCATCGTCTGATAGGGTTAATACCGATATTTTTACCATCGAGCAGGAAAAGATCTATACGGAACAGATGGAAAAGTGGGATGCTGAAAATTCGGAACTGGAATTTAGTGAAAGTTATGCCACAAGAATGGAATCCATATACAAAAAGGCTGAAGAAGAATTAGGGCATCCAGTTTCTCAAACAACCAAAGAATACCTTAATGCTCTATCCAGGCAAAAACGGATACTGAGGCAGCCTTTTATTGATAGCGGTGGTAATTTTGATGAAGTTGCCTATTTTAAAAGCAGCAATTACGAAGAAGAAGGACTGCTTCGTAAACAACGTAAAGAAGCAGCTTCAGAATACATATATGTAGGAACCAGGAGAGTGGAAAAAACCGGCGACCAACTTAAGATGGCCAAAGAAATACAAGCTATAAATGAAGTTTGGAGAAAGGAATCAAATAATGTTACTAATGCCGTATCAGAATCGTTTTTGCAAAAATTGAGAGCGATTCAGAGCGAATCAGGAGGGGAAGCTGCATTGAGAACGCTTATGTTGGGTGGTCACCTGTCATTCAACGATCGGTTTTGGAATGATATAGAATCGGAACAGTCAGCGCGCACCGAATCAAATAACAAGGCTTCGTATCTCAAAATGGCGCATGATATCATTAGTTCTACGACAAGCGATAGAGATGCGACTGACGTGGATTCTATTGTGAAAGATATAGAAAAAAATAAGGCTATTATCAAGGAAATAATCGGAAACAATCGCGATGTGGCTGATATCGGAGAAATTAACGAAGCAACATTTACCTCATCCGAAAGAGATGCTTTTAGGGCCGCATCTGAAGCTATTGAAGCCGATTACGCTATTTTGATAGATTATGCTAAGATGGTGGGTCTTGAAGATATTGATAAGTACCTTACTAAAAGCAATAAGGCTGAAAACGAAGTAAATCAGTCTTATTTAAATGCTCTTGCTGACTCCAAGGAAGTGGAATGGAAGTTCGTACAACGTCATACTACGGCGAAGAAAGCAAAAAGGATTCAGGCTTTAAGGGATAAGCTGTTTAAGGCTGCTGATAACCGATATCTGTTTACCGTATCTGAAACCAACTACCTGTCAGAAAAGCTTGGTATAAGCAAAGAATTAGACGGTAGAGATTTTAGGAATGCTGTTAATGCTAAGATGGCCAGCTTGTTTTTAAATAATACAAGAGAAGAGGGTATAGAAGCTGACATAAAAGCGGGCATAGAAGAGGCCAATGCTATTGTTAATGAATTTGCCAGGAGCCAGGTCTTTTCGTACTATAAACGCATGGCGCCTACTGGATATGCGGCTATGATCGACAAAATCGGTCGAGGTGAGATAGATGTGGCGCAGATGGTTAAGGACGTACAAAACGGTACATCCACCCAAGATTATGGCATGGATATATCGTACCTTTCTTTCGATCCTGCAAGGGCATGGGTGGCTGAATCTGAAGCCGAAAATAGCGGCCGTAATCCTGATTATGTAAAAGATCATGGGTATGGTCATCGAATGCCTAAGAAAAGCCTGTATCGTGATGAATCGTATTTCAATGACTTTGGTATCAAGTATGATGCTGACGGTAATGAGGTTGCTACTAAAAACGTAGAGCAATGGAATATGATTCAAAAACTTAAGGAAATAAAAAGACAATCCCTTTCCTTATACAAAGAGCAGAGCCCGAACCTGTATGCTATTCCACAGATATCAAAACAAGATATAGAACGTATAGAAGGATTGGGTATTAACTTCAAAAATACGGTTCGTAATTTTGTATCAGATCTGTGCCTGGACAGAGTAGACGATTCTTTATACGGTAAAACCAGACAAGGGGAAGTATATGATCCGGAAGACAGACTTAGGTCTATACCTAAATACTACATATATGAATTGGAGAACCAAGATGATGTATCTCACGATTTTGGTTACTCTTATTCTATGCTTATGATGCAGTCATCGTTATACAACGAAAAGCAGAAGTCTATAGAGCTTGCCCAAGGACTGGAGCAGATGTTACTGAATAAACAATTTGAAGGCGGTAAGAAGGCTGAAGCAACCCAAGCATATCAGATGTTTAGGGACTTCTTCAACGATCATTATTATGGCATTAGGATGAACACCAAAAAACTTACGGTGAACATCGGAGGATATACGGTAGACCTTACAAGAATTATGATGGCCGTTGAAAGATTTATGTCGGTCATGAACTTGGCACTGTCCCCGTTTGTGGCAGCTACTGGCGCCTTAACAGGTCATATCAACCTCATCATGGAATCTGCCGTAGGACAGTATATAAGCAAAGATTCCCTTAAATACGCATCGGCTGAGTTTTCACGTCTTGCACCATCTTGTATAGCAGAAACCGGAGACATAGATAGGAAAAGCAAATTATATGTTATAGGTGAGAGAATGGGGATATTCAATATCCGAAATCGTATGTATGGTGCCGGATACAATAGAGCGGCCAGGACCTTAATGCGTTCACCTATGTATGCTTTTATGGAAATCCTGAACTACCCTCTTGATCCGCAGGTTATGATTGCTACTATGGACAATGTTCGTTATTACAAAGGCCGGTTCTATACGTTCCAAGATTTCAAGATGGAAAAAGAACGCAATAAAGAACAGAGTACCATAAAAAGAGAATGGAATGCATTAAAAGATCGTACTTTATGGAGTATGGTAGACGTCGTGGATGGGAAGGTGGTTGTAAAGCCCGGATCAGGTGTTACTGTTGAGGAAGTTGAAACCCAGATGGCTATAACCAGAAATCAAGTCCGTAGCTTGTCGCAGATATGTAACGGATCTTTGAATGAAGAAAACCGAACTGCCGCATCGCGCAACTGGATAGCCAGGTTCATGACCGCCCACCGAGGATGGTTGGTGCTGGCGGCTCAACGCCTGTGGAAAAGACGTGGCTTCAATTTCCAAACAATGCAAGAAGAGGAAGGACTGTCAATTACGTTAAAGAATATGATAGCCAAAACATTTAGCTTAGCTTCCGAGTCTGGTATGAAAAACATCATAGATGCCTGGAACGAAAATAAAGACAATATGAATGAGGTAGAGAAAACTAATCTCAAACGCCTCAGTGTCTATGCCGGCACGTTCCTTATCATGCAAGCCGTATCTATGCTTCTTGCCGGATGGCGTGATGATGATGAAAACGAAGAAAGCTGGCTTACTCAATTTGGATCCTATGTCGGATTCAGAACCATAAACGAAATAGCTTCACAGATGCCGTTTATTATGGAGCTTAACGTGGTAGATATCATTAACGACCCGTTTGTTATGGGGCGGAAACTGAAGGATCTTACCGATCTTAGAAATTATTCACTTGATAAAGTAACATCCGGCACATACAAAGGAGAGTCTAAGTTATTTAGGCAACTCGCCAAACAGACGTTTATCAAACAATGGTATAATATCAAGACGCCGGAAGACGTAGCGCGCGCCTATAATTGGTGGCAGCAGACGAACAACAAGTCAATGATGTTCTTCATCGGCGCCACTCCTGATTCGGAAGGAGACGATGATGTTAGTTACAAATAGACGAAGAATATCAGACTTGTATTGTTTTTGTATGATTTCAATATGCTATATTAGCATCGTCAAAGAGTAGATTGTACGTTTTTTGTTCTTACTTGAAAGATTATGTAGGTTTAATTTTTTCTGAAATTGTTTTCTTACCGGTTCTCAGTCAGAGATGATAGAGAACCGGTTTCTTTTGTTATGAAAAAGGTATATAATTACCTAAGTCTCTAAGCATTAACTTCATGACCTTCCCTATCTGTGAAAACTAAACCAATACCTTCTACAATATATCCTACTACAGGAGCTTTGTCAAATTCCTCCTTCGTAGCCCAAGTAGCATTATCAGGCATAAGATCCTTGAATGCGTCCGAAACATCACCTTGACACCAGCAGTTATTTGATGTAACAATGCCTTTCCCTTCGATATTGATATACATTTTTCTTCCACCACATCCAAGGCTGTTCCATCCGCTCGGTACGTTTTCCACCATAGGCTTAAGCACCCAGCTTACACCGTCTATCCTAACCCATCCAGGATCGTCTTTGTGCTTGTCGTACATATTTTGCCAAAAAGAGCATTCGTAGCACCATCCCTTGTCTTCCATAACAGTTCTTATCTCACACCTTTCAAATCCATCTGCATCCATCGTGTGCGGAGAATGAGGCTGGTGAGGGGTGCCACATTTTGGACATACGAGTTTTAAATTATTTTCCATATTATTTTACTTTCACGATCTTAATAGAATCTCCGATATTGTATTCCCCTTGGTATCCAACGAATTTTATAAATCTATTACTGTTAAATATTGAAAATCCTCCGTCTTCACCATAATATATCACACATCCACCATCTAAAGGACGTAGATCATATATAACCCATCCGTCATTAACCTGATTATCATCATGCGAACATGATGATAACATAAGTGCTATCAATAAAACAAAATACCTCATATTATTTTTAACATAAAAATTTATAACCTGGTTTTACTGCCTCTGCTTCTTCTCTTGTATCAAACATTAAGATAGTAGTTGATTCTGTACCTTCACAAACGTAAGACACTTCCACCCACCACCTAAAAATCCCAGAGCCATAATCATCATAGTACGGCTCAGAAAGAACCTCTTCTACGTACCCATCTAAGTAATTCATATAACGATATTATTAAATTGAATGCAAATGTATTATAATTATTTATTATATACTCAATTAATATCATTTCTACTTTTAAATAATATTAATTATAATAAAACATCATCCAGTTTCAACTGAAATCAACCCGTGTCCTATATGAGTCAATTTCTTATATGTAACATCCTTTTTGTTTTCGCTGTTTATATCACGAATATTAAAATATCCGCTAAGTCTTCTTGCGTAAATGAAGTATTCATTACCCTGAAACTCTACCTTATCAAACAGCCTAAATCCAAAAACTTTAAATGCAGCTTGATTCATTTTCTTTTTACCTCCCTTCAATATTTTCATTTTATGGATTTGTCTGTTATGCCTGCGTACAAGTTTTTCTTTGAAATAATATCCAGGTCTCTTAGCTTCAAAGTTTTTAGAGATAACAAACGCATCAGAAATATGAGATTTCTTGATTTCGTGTTTTATCCGATTATGTTTCGTTATATATCCAAATGTCATACTAACATTTGAATATAATGATTTCAACTTATCTAATAACTTCCATTTCATGATTCCCATAACAGCCGCATCACGAAGCGAAGCCCCTCGCTTTACCTTTAATTTGATATTTCCTTTATGATATTCCTTATGGCAGGTTTCACATAATGTAATAAGATTGGAAGGAGAATCGCCTCCAGTTTTTCTGGATTCAAGATGATGAACATTAAGGATCTTATCTTTCGATTTTCCTTTACAATACTGGCATTTATGTCCGTCCCTTGCTAAAACATATTCCCTAACGTTCCAAAACCCAAGTTGATCACCTTCCTGATATTCTTTACCGGATATATCAGGATTCTTAATCTTTTGAGTATCAAATTGAGCTACTTCGATAACAATACGAGATATTGGTAGTATAGAACATACATTGTCAATAACACGAATATGGGCGTCTATTTTGTACTTCACCGAAGGTGCTACCCATCCTGGACGCTTGCTTTTTATTCTATTATTAAAACGAGGTTTTCTATACCTCAATCTATTTCGTCTTGTTCTTCGTAGCTCTCTCCTTGTAGACAAAAGATCTACAATATCACTTCTTAAAGTCACTTCGCTTGCGTAAAGTTCTTTGCTTTTCGTCGTAGCTGATAGACCAACATGTTTAGTACCAGCATCAACGCCTAATACAATTTCCTGTTTGTAATCAGATGTTACGTACATTAATTTGATGGTAAACGGACATAGACTCACAACAACTGCCTTCTTGTCTTTAAGCAGTCTCCTAACCTTACCATGCCTTGTTGTGGGCATCATAGGTTTACCATTTATGTCTTGTACGTACACCATATCTACAAACGTTTTTAATGTTTATTCAACATAAGTCAGGAATATTTCATCCTGTTAGTACCCATCGCCAATGTTATTCGGAGGTTTACTTGCAGGCAACACTGTTTCACCAAATACACTACTCCTGTTTAATCACCTGCCTTAGAGCTTAGAGCTTGGATAAACACTCCAAGGTAACTATACATTCTCCGATAACGTAGTCTCTGTTTCAAGACTTAGGCTAATAACCTACCCTGTAAGGGATATTCAAAAATTATACTACTTGATAATGTTTTGAATATTATTCGAGGTTATGATCGCTCCTCCTTATTTTTAGATTCTGCTTCTTCGAGTATGCTGATTACCTTGTCAACAATATCCGAATCAGACATTTTCTCAATAAAAACATCCATTGCCTTAGTTATGTCATTGGCTTCTTTTTCTTCAAGAGCTATTTCTCCACCGGTAATAGCATCAGATAATAATGTAGATAAGTGTCTTATCTTATCAATGCTCATAAACGTAAATGGATTACCACCCCAGCCACCACCCATTTCTTTCATAATCTGATATCCACCTGAGATAAGTCTGCCGGATGTCAGAGCCAAGGAAGACACGATGAGGGACAGTACCGCCGCTTCCGTCCGCTCCTCGGACACGCCCTTCGACCACACGGCTGCCTTTATAGAGCCGGCCAGGTTGTCTATGTATGGCATGAGGCAGTCTTCCATTACCTGTGTTATATCAGCTATAACCTCACTACGCTCTTTATTTATGTAGTAGATAGAAGCATTGTATTTCCTTATCTCCTTATCCATATCATTCAAGAATCGTTTGACATTATGTCTGTACATAGGGCCGTCTTTAACCACTTCTTTCAGCTTAAGAATGTAATTATAAGCCTGGTCGTTTACGAACAACGTCATAGTCTCAACCGTTGAATGAAGCGTGTTAAGACTGTTAAGAATCTTATCGAAATTGTTTATCAAATAAGCCTTCCTGGCTTTTGCTGCGTAGTTAATCATCACATTCGAATTTTAGATTTTCAAGTTCATTCAATTGTTTCTTAATTGACTCGATCAGGTGCGTTCTCCGTTCCTCTGCATGTTTTAAAGCTTCTTCTTTGCTCTCAAAAGCATCCCTTCCTATTTCATAAGAAGTGATCCTATCAGGAATGTCGGCTAACAAAAGACCACCATACTCTTCTATTTTAGCTTTTACTTTTCTTATTACACCGTCTCTCATGCACGCATCTGTAATCCATATAAACCTATCACATTCTTCTAATTCCCTTTCGTACAATTCATACCATTCCGGTTTAGGAAATCTTAATGTAAATCTAATCTCGGTATCTTTTTCTAAGACATTAATATCATACGCCTCCGGCCACAGCTCTTTTATGCTGTCTTCATCTTCAGCATACGCCACCAATACAAATGAATTACTGGATTCTGCACTACACCAATATGGATATTTTATAGGCCATTTGACTGGACGGTAATCATTGTCACAGTCATCCTTTCTAATGTAAAATCTTGCTCTAATCATGTTATTCTACTTTTTTGATTTCGCTCAAATCGTCTTCATACACCAAATAAGATCCTCTTCCAGGTCTTCCTTCTTTATTAGCTTTCTGGATTGTAAATATAACTGTTCCAGTATTCGTGATTTGCACGTTCTTAAAGAAACCAACAAGAGGCTCTTTCGAACGTTTGTAAAGAACACTCACTTTATCTCCATTCTTTAACCCATAAACAGAATCGAAATATTCCTTTTTAATTCTTTCAATATTACTTCTATGTTTGTTCATTGCATCAAGCTCGTCGTCTAACAGTTGAATCATTTGTTTTTTTGTCATTTCTTTTCCTCCTTATTTAATGGTATTAATCCTTTTCCGTGTTTATCATACCACAACATAGTTATCACATTCCATGCAGCCGCAGCTAAATGGTGCACGTTCGTCTCTTTATCCGTTCTCTCTCCTTTCAGGTATGCCATTATATGCCTGGCAGCCGCCGCACGATACCGTTCAAAGCCATTGTCAAGATTCTGCCAATTATTAGGCCCATATTTCTTGGCTCCGGCATGATAGACTTTTACAATGTCCTCAATCTCTTCCATCGGAAGCAAATCCCATCGTAGTTTGTCGTCAATGATGTCATTTTTCACTGATTTTATTGAAGTACTTTTTTCTGGATCTCCTACAAGAACAAGTTCCATAATATCTGTTTCTATAATAATTGTGTTTCCATTGTAACAAACTTCAGCAAACTTGTCATTTTCTTTTATATTTGTTACTGCAACTACTATAGATCCTTTGTACATTATAGTACTTTTATCTATTTTATCATCTTTCAATGTACGAAAAATAGATCCTTTTGGATAAAGGATGTTTTTAGTATTATTGTCCATCTTTTCCATCGTTTTATCGTTGTTTTAATCAATTAGTATAATAATATAGCCCATTATTTTATTCTTCGCCTATAAAGCGATCAAATTCTTCTCCGCTCATAACAATGCGGTTAATGATGATTGTGCCGTTATTGCTATAATCGTCATTTTTAACTCCCACATCATCAAGCTCCCTCTTTAAGTCTTCAAATGTAGGACCGGTCTTGCTTTTAAAAAATAAAGTAGCATATACAACCTTTCCGTTGTTTAGTTTTACTCTCACGGTATAGACATATCCTTTTTCCTCTTCATCCTTTTTGTTGATACCATCAAGGATGCTATTTATCATATCCTTGTCCTCACGTGATAGGTTGGATATAGCTATTCTGCCCTTTAATCTAAATACTTCGTTTTCGTTCATGACTTTCTGTTTTATTGTTTTCAAAATATTGTCTTACGGCTTCTATGGCTTTATCGTCATCAAAAGCTTCTTCAAACTCCGTGTAGAACCTATCTCGCTCCATGCAGAATGTGTTTTTCCCTTCCGGTATAGGACGGAACACAACCACCTTCTCTTTGTCGTGATTGGTTCCTATTATGTTATTGTCCAAGATAATAGAATACCTTCTTGAACTCTTGTTGATAACAACATCATGTTGAAGACCATACAATTTAAGTATTTCCCTTAATTCATTTGTTTCCATTATTTGAAGATTTTATATTTTTAGAAGATACTGCTCCCGATCCCCACTTTTTCTTATATATAGCCCCCATCATGTTTATTAAATCGGAAAAAGAAGATATGGTTCCCATTTCTATACAAAATGCAAGATTGGATTGAAGCATTTCAAGTTCTTTTAACTGCTCTTGAGTTGCTCTGTTTCTTATCATGCTCTCATGTTCGTTAAAAACGATCCAATTGAGGCCTTTAGCCATTCTCGTATAATCAGCATCAGGAAATCTTGATATGGCCCTTGATAGGACATTATATTTATCTCCTGCTTCTATCCTATTTAAAATAAGTTTGTCCGTCAACCATGTTACTACTTCAGCATACAGCATAGGGTTAAGCTCCATAGCTACAAGAACCCATATATAAGGATTGCACATCGTCCTCCTATTCTCTCCTCTTCCCATAGTTTTATAAGCTCCCATCTTTTTCATCACTTTTATAAGTGATTCTTTTTCAACAGATTGGATAAAACCAGGAAATCCTGCTTCTATCGTATATCCCTGTTTTTCAAGGATATAGTATATTCGTTCAGCACTTTCTTTATTGGACAGAATGTTCTCTATTCTCTTTTCATTCCATCCCATTTCTATCCTTTTTCTCGTATAAGCCTCTTGTAGGTCTGTTAAGGACATAAATGATGTTTTGGTGTCTTGTTTAATTATAACACCAAACAGTTCCCGATCTTTCGATACCATTGTAACATTTGTTTTCATGAAATATAACACTAAAAAAAATATCATGATGCAAATATATACATCATGATACATCAATAAAAAATTATAGTGTTAAATTTTACTTATAGTGTTTTTATGGACTCACATTATTCCTACCAAATTTACTTTTATAGAACCATTTATGGTTTTAATGCTCCCATCTATGGTCGAAATCACATCATCTATATCATTTATAATACTTTCCATGTCATCAACCACCTCCTCCATATCAGTTACAGCCTGATCTGATTCCCAATATCTTTCTGAGTCTTGTAACGATTCCGGTATATTATCTCTCGCCTCAGTCTCTTCGTCTAAAATCATATCAACATCATCTTTGGCTGAATTTATGTTGTGCTTCAACTCCGACAACTTTGATTTGATGTATTCAAAATCTGTTTTATACTTATTTACATTGTTAATAACATCCGATATTTTTTTTCTTCTCTTGTTGTTCATGCCTTTATCCTATTATAATATTCGATAATCTTTTCTTTCCTATCTCCTGGTTTTACTGCCATATTCTCAGCCAAGAACCTAAAATACGACACCGGTATGTCCTTGAATCTAATTCCTTCATATTTTCCAAACCACATTATTATACTGTCAAGATCGTCTTCTCTCCTACCATCTCCATTCACAGATTTAAGCGAGGCTGCCCGGCGAAGGATCTCGTCTTTGGTAATAATATCACCCATCCTTATATTGGACAGAAGTTGATCGCCGGCAAACATACACCAGCCCTTATAAGGGAATTGTTCGATTGTCAGGTCTTCTATCCGACCGAAACGCCTCATGTTGTCGCAGCAATCAACTATCAGTGCCTCTTTCTTATCAGGATGGATGCGGACGGCGCGGCCTAATATTTGGTAATACGTTGAATATGAGAAAGTTGGTCGACCAAACATCACACAATCAAGTTCAGGAAAATCAAATCCGGTAGCAAGCGTTGAATAATTAAAAACCACCTTCAACTTACCTTCTTTGAAATCTGATATGATTTGCTCTCTTTTCTTTTTGGTTGTTAGCGATGTTACGACACCTGTTATGGCTCCCATCCTGGCATTCATGAACTCTGATATTCTATTACATGATTCTATAGAATCCATACAGACCAAAATGGCTTTACGCTCGTTCATAAGCTGAAGAAGACGCTTGTAGATAGAGTTGTTTAAGCCATTTCGTACAATACTTTCTTTAATAGATTCGTTGGTGTATTCAGCTCCGGTACTGTTTAACATCAGAGCCGATTCATCAAACGACCATCGTTCGTACTTAAGTGGACACCAAAACCCTTGAGAAGTTAGTTCTTGTATTTGAGTTACATGAACTATTTTCTTGAAGAAGTTATGTTCGTCTTTCGTCAGCATATTGAGTTTGCTGTAGTTTCCTTCCAGCATGGAACTGTAGGTTCGGAGGCGGCAGGGAGTGGCGGTGAAGCCCAGCACCTTCGCCTCTGGAAACCCGTTCATAAACTCCATAAATTCAGAACCTTCTTCAGGAGAATATCCTGAATGACATTCGTCTATCAATAAGGTATCTATCCCTATATCCTTCAACCTCACTACATCTTTCTTTATGCTCTTTAATGTTGCATAAGTCATAGCCGACAGCTCCTTTATACCACATGAAGCAGAATATATGGTAGGTTTAGAACCGAATGATACGGCCTTTGCATAATTCTGCTCCAGAATCTCTTTTGAGGGCTGTAATACTAATGTCGGTCTATTTATTTCATGTGCTATCTTGGATATCAGAAGGCTTTTTCCACATCCGCATGGGGCTACGATTATGCCAGGCTTCTTAGATCTTCCTGTAAGAAACTTAAGCCCGGCATCTACTGCTTCTTTTTGGTAAGGTCTAAGTTCAAAGCCCATCGCAATCTATTTTACTGTTTTTTGAAAGTTCTATTATCGCCTCTTTCAACATCTCCCTTGCGTTATTCTCATTATCTTCAAACAGGCATACACTGCATGTAGCACCTTTGGAGGGGTAGTCTCTGTAGGCTTCTGCTCTTTCTACAACGTACTCACAACAATAGTCGTGACTCATGTCTTTTGCTATACTTATAAAATGATCTTCTCCATCCATCAACACGCAATATTCATCATCGTTTTCGCATGCAATAACACCTTTGTTTTTTAAAATGGATAGCACTTTGTTTCCAAAAAGTCCAATATAAACCCATATATCTTTCCCTGCATTTTTGTAAAAAATACCCATTCCTTCTTTTATTGTGACTTTCTTTTCCATAACCCCTTATTTTATATCAGTAATTAAAACATATCTTTTAACAATATCTTCAAGACTCACAGAAGAACGTATATATAGTTTTTCTTCGTACTCATATAGAGCGTACCCTTCTTTTATGTCTAATATCTTAATCACATGCTTGCCTCTTTCAAATGGATCCTCAAAGTAGCTCTTATGTTCGTATCTTTGACCTACTTTGATTTTGTCAGTTTTCTTCTTCATCTTATAACGACCTACCGCTCTACCCGTTTTTATGAAAGCTGTCGTGAGTAAGTATAATAAAACTAAATACAAAAGGATCGCTACTCCACATATTAGATCTTCTTTCATTGGACTCCCTTTAAGTAGTTAAACCATATATCCTCCAGTCTTTCCTGAAGCTCAAATGCTTTCTTAAAATTCCCGCTTCTTACAGCAACGTCTCTCATGTATGTCAAGTTTATAACTTCCGGATCTTGCCGGTATTTTGTTCTTAACTTTTGAACATCCTCGTATTTCATCGTTTTATCTTTTTAGACGGATCCCAATCCGAAGAGAAAGGGCATTCGTTTTTGTTATGTAATCCAAAGTCACAATAATAACACAGTGCTGACGGGCAGGGCAGCTTGTTTTGCGGAACAGGCTGGCTTAGGGTGGCGCGCCGCTTGCTATACCTGGCTCCTTCTGCTCCCTGGATGTACGCTTGAAATGTTTTTACACTATTATCTTCAAAATCATACATTTTAGACAAAGTGTCATTTAGCATCTCTATAGATTTTGTTTTACGTTCCTCATCCACCTTAACCTTTTGGTACTGCCTGGTTCTGGTAAAGAAATAGATGTTCATATCTGGCAGAACTCCACCATATTTTCTATAGATGTAAAACGAATATATAGGATGCTGTAAATTCGTTTCCAACTTCTTAGAATCAAAAACCTTATTCCCTGATTTCCAATCTATGACATAATGGTGAACTACGTTCTTGCTTTTTATAGCCAGATGAAGGTCTACCGATCCTACTATGTACACATGAGTATGAACGTCACCATTTATATCAACAGGCTTAGGAAGACGGTATGGCAGCACAAAATCTTCTTCGACTCCAACTATAGCGCCGTGTCTGATAAGTTTCTCGCAGGGATTAAGATCACTATCAGTTATCATAAACCTATTGCCGTCTTTTTTGAACAGATCCACAATCCAAGCAAGAAGTTCCCCAGATTGCTTCATGGCCATCATCATATTTTCCGGTGATTGCCAAGGTATGTCTTCTTGGTAAGCATAGTAACTTATCGCTTCTCCAAGGTCTTTACCAGAAGGCTGTCTTCCGTTTTTAAAGAAGTATTCCAGTGTCTTATGGATAACCGTACCATAAGATGTAGCTTCTTGTTTTTCCGTAGACCTTTTGCCCTCTACGTAAGTCTTATACCATTTCATTGGACAAGTAAGAAACGTATCTATCTGGGAATAAGATATGGCAAGACGTTTCACACCATTAAACTCCTTATATAGCAAATGCGTTTCCGGGACCATCATAAGTCATTGTCTTTAAATCCTTCCGGGTAATATACGACATACTTCTTACCGTCTTCTGGTGTCATGGCAAACTGCATGTAGTTATCACGATTACGATGCTTGCCATCTAATCCTCGCTTCCAATACAGAATCCCGTCTATATCCACATAAGACCGTCCGCGTTCGGCTCTAACCACGTCCGTGTGTAGCAGATACCCGTCGGAAGACACAATCCACACTTTATCCCCTTTGTTTAAATAAGATATTCTTTTTCTTACTATAATCTTTTTCTTATTATCCAATACAAATTCCTCGTCAGTCATACTCTTCATCCTCCTCTTCTTCTGTTTCAAAATCAATTCCATATCTCATATTCTATTAAATATATTTAAAGTTATTCATCCGTTTTAATACATCCCCTCGGAGACCTTCCGGTCTCCTTGGTAGATGTAAATCCCGTTAGGGATAAGTCAGGATTTCTCCTGTAAGTACCCATCGCCAATGTTATAAGAGGTTTTATATAATGGCAACACTGTTTTGTCAAATACACTACTCCTGTTTAATCACCATCCTTAGAGCAAGAAACTTGGGTAAACATTCCTTGGTAACTATCTATTCTCAAATAACGTAGCCTCTGTTTCAAGGCTTAGGCTAATAACCCGATCTCTGAAAGAGATGTATTAAACTTTTATAATAGAATTATATTGGTTTAATACTATTTGGGGTTATAACACCGATCATAATGCTTGGTCAGTTCTTCTGGTTCTAAATCTTGTCCAAAATCCATATTAAATTATATACTTAATTCTCCTTCTTCGTATTTTATATTCACCTTGTCACCGTTTTTGTAATTTTTTCCAGACAAGCACCTCACTCTCATCTGTTCCTGTCTTCCATTTTTCGAAATATTTACCATATAATGATTCTTACCTGATCTAAATACTATCTCCGCCTCTCTGCCATTTAAATCTTCCGGACATTCGTACACCATTTCTTGTTTTAACTTAAGAAGTAACTTATATACGTAAAACAAAACGATAAAGAAAAATGACCCTATTACGATCCCTACTAAATGGGAACCCGAAAAGTACGTAGTCCAGCTATATCCAAGAATAAAATGTGTTATGCCTTTGAATGATATGATGTCCGACAAAGACATGCTTAAATCAGAAGCGTTATCAATGTCAATATCCGTATCCAGATCAGATCCTAATATCGACAATAAAAACTGTATAACAAAAGCAAATGACGCTATTAAAGCCATGCATAAAATTATATCATTTCCCATATCCTTCTGTTATTATTTTGTAAACAAGATCAGTCATATCTTTGATGGATTCTGTATCATAATCAATAATAACGATATTGAATTTTTGTTCCACCATCGCATCAAGCTCAATTCGATCAATAGAATCTAATCCAAGTTCTTTAAACGACACATCTTCTTCATGAACTATATCCATTTCCGAATTAAGAAACTGAGTAATAATTATATCCTCTATTATCTTTCTAATTCTTACTTTTTCCATTGCTTTCTAATTTTGTTAAATAAATACGTTTTTATGTTTTTCAACCTCTCTTTGTCTGTTTCCGAACTTCCGGTAAACAAATAATCCGGATTGCCTTTAGCCGGCGGCGTAGGCAATTTAGATACGGCAAACAACCAATCCATTTCCTTATTCTTCTTAGGCTCCAAATAAGGCTCGGTAGCGATCTTAAATTTTTCAGCTATTAGGTCAAAGAGCTTTGAGTTTTTAAGGTTCATATGGACTGAAAAAGCCTGAGAAGGCGGTTTCCATATAAAGTTACATAAGCTCATTGTGTAATCTCCTGACTCTGCTATATAAGATTCCGTTACTTGAAGTATGACCTCTTTCTTAAATGAAGTATTACCCATAAACCAACACAATCTGGATTCCGCTTCTTTTCTGCTGACACCTATGTCTTTTGAATATGATTCGTACATTCCTATCATAATCTTCAACGTTTCCAGAACCTCGTCCGTCATTTCCGGTGTCTCTATATAATTCACAAAAGACGTTCCTTTGTTGGTTAATCTCATCACGCCTGATTTTAATTTCTCAACCAGGCCAAGCTCTATATATCTTCCAGCGTCTTCTTCCGGTATGGCTTCGATCATAACCGCATCCTTCTGTCTTATGGCAAGAAGATTAGCGAGATCATTAGGAGTCATGTCTGATGCTGTAAGTTGTCTGAAATTGATGTACATTCCTAATCAGCTTTAATGAAAATAACATCTCTATTATCCTCCCTCTCCGCGTGACTACACGGACCTGCAATCACATCCACTGCCCAGCATGTAAAGTAATTGAATATACATCCTTCACATCCTGCATTTGGCGCCGTAGGTTCCACACATTTTAATCTCACAAGTCCGGCATCAAACACTTCTCCTACTTTAAATTCCTTCTTTTCCATATTTCCTCCTTGTTTTTAACTGTTGTACCCTTCTTTGATAATCGAATTTCTACCGGTAGACACCGACTGACGGAGATCATCATGTACAGAATCTACCGTAGAATACTTGTTTCTGGTTGTAAAAATAACTTCCAGCATCTCCTTGTAATCACCTAAAGCCACTTCGTATCTTGGATCCACTTTGGCTTTTCTTTCAGCCTCGGCATTACTTTTAGCCAGCTCTCGGTCGAGAAGGTCTTCTTTGATCCGGTCAGCAATCATATCAAGTTCTTTTTTAATAACTTCTCCTGCTGCCCGAAGTTGACCTTCTACGTCACCAAGCTGGTCTTGGACGGTACCTATTTCTTTCTTTAGACGATCGTATTCGTTAATCATACCCATATCACCTGCATAACCAGAAAAGTCTTTGATTATTCTGGTCCCTTCTTTAAGAAGCTCAATGACTCGTCTTTTGCGTTCTCTGCTTATTAAAGACGGAAGACGATAATTCATATCCGCTACTGCTTTATCATGTATGGAGTTGATTAAAAACATCTCTCTTTCATCCCCTGCGAACTCAGTAAGAACCAAAAGGAACTTACTTATCAGGTATTCGTTTTCTTCTACGGTAAGTCTCATACGTTTCTTTTTTTAATATACTGACTGTTCTTCCTTTACCTCTTGTTCTTGATCTTGATTGTTCGTAACGTCTTCCACAGTATAGAGCTTGGGCGGCGTCGGCGGCTGGTTGGGGTTCACGAACTTCGTCCCTCCCTCCCCGTACATCCATCCATGCCCCGGCAGGATCTCTGGGTGGATTGTATTAGTAAGCTCTTCCATACTAACTTGCCTTACCTTCAGTATATGATGAAACACCAGTCCGGCTGTCCTGAATGATGTTTTGTTTTCAGTTTTAAACCGGTCAAGAGTCTGATACCAGTCTTTCCCAAATATCATATACTTATCCAGCCCGTACCTACGAGGATTGTGCAAACCTATCATTAACGTACATAACTGACCCAGCGTATCAGATTGGTAAAAATCAGAAAGACGCGGAGGCTGCTCTTGTGGGCTTTTTATCCTTCCTTCTATCTCTCTGTTGAATTGGGATATGATGAGGAAAAATATGTTTTTATATACTAATTTAGCTTCGTTCATAACCGCCACCAAATCATCTATAGCCGACTTAGGATCTAACCCCATTCTTTTTATCAAAGCAATATGATCGACTTTAAATATTATAAGACGTTTGTCTTTATGTTTGGTAGCTATATGATACACAGCCGCCTCAAACTCTTTTACCGTACACGGAGCATCGATGTATATTATATTATTTCTGATTTCACCTTGAAGGATTTCAAACATCCTCATCTCTTCTACTGTATTAGAATCTTGCCTTCTTAATATTTCAGGAGCTCGCTTTTTCATATCCTGGCTCATTCTGCGAAGAAGAAGATCTTGAGGATTCATTTCGAACTCGCAATTAACAAGAAAATAATCTTCTGCTTGCGGGTTGATCATCGGATTCATCACATTTTCCAATATCTTTTGGGCCACATACGATTTACCTACAGATGGCCGGGCTCCTATGGCAATAGCGTGCTGAGGAAAAATACCTCCAAGCAAAGCCTCGTCAATATAATCGTATCCGGTTTTAGCGGGGATAAGCTCTCCCCGCCTGTATTTCAAGATATTCTCATACGCCTCTTCCATAACCTGTTTAGAGGTTTTGAATATCCTTCTTATATCTATCCTATTTGCTATCTCCTCGTGCATTTTTGTCACCTTTTGTATCCGATTTGGATCCCCTATTAGCTTTTACTGATTTATACCTAAGACCGTTCTTGGTATGAGAACAATCCTTGCCTTTTCTCCAGCCCTTACCCTTCTTCTTGTCCGTTTCGTAGTTTTTACGACCAAGCTCTCGGCGTTTGGCTTTCTGTTCTGGTCTGGCATTTATCTCCTTGTCCTTTTTAGCCTTTTTCTTCCTGGCTTCGGGATGAGTCCTGTAGTACTCTGTCGATCTACCCATGTGCTTATATTTTTTTTTGATGAATAATAGCACAAAGATAGGCAATTCGCTCCCTATTTCAACCTGCCGTAGCTCATATCAGGATCACACCAGACATACCCGTCTTTCTCATCATGAAGATACTCAGGACATCCTCTACATGCGCTACTTCCTGACACTATTTGATTGTTCTTATTAGGGCACTTATCTCCAGGCTTATGCCATTCTATTCTCGAACCTGATCGTTCTTTGTTTGCATGACAGAACTGAAAGACTTTTCCCATCGTCTTCTCGCCAAACATACCTATATGTGTGTACTCTTCCGGTATAGCGAGAAATTCAGATAAATCTTTATACATCCTTTTCCGTTCCTCCGGCGTAGACCATAGTCTGTCAAGTTCGGCATGGACTCTTATCTTAAGAGACCTCAGTGATGGCTCCGCAAGCCGACCTTTAGCTTTTCCCTTATTCGGTCCTGATTCATGAACACCGACATAAGCATTGCATGGTTTACACATCATAACCATACCTAAGCCTTTTCTGCTATATATTTTATCGGCATTGACCAGCTCGGTTTCCCTTCCGCAATAAGGACAAATTTCGCCTCTTAAAACCCGTTGTTGGCGCTCATTAAGTTCCATACCCTATTCTTTTGTTTTTCTTTAAACTTTTCATACAAACTGCTTTCAGTTTCCATTTCTGAGATCTCTACCTCTACGTCCTCTCTTTTGAAAATTACTTTCTTGGCTGTCGGATACGCACATTTAGAGATACGAATAGCATTACGAATAGCATAAACAAAATACGTTTCTGGTGACGATTCGATCACCACTACCTCATTTAAAGTGTTTTTGTAATTTTCCATATTATCTACTTGCTTCAATTATATAACCCGGATGATCTTCGCACGCCTCTTTATATTCGATAAGAAACTTAAGAAATGAATCATAAGACCCCCATCCATTTTCTGGCTCGTATTTCAAAAGATTTTTTCTCTTGGAGATCATAATGCATATACCTTTTGTAAGTACATTCTTCATCTCATTGGTATATATTTCTCTATACAATTCTTCTGGTCTCCAAACATAATCGTACAGCGTTTCTTTATTTTCTGATACGAATATCCTTTGTGCCATCTTGTTCATGTTGTGGGTGATGTTTGCAACCCATCTACAATCCTCTTCTTTCTTCTTACTTTTAATATAAACGTCCAGGCTCATACTGTTTTTCTTTTACCTTGTTACTAATTATCAAATCTGCCACATCATCTCCGTCTCCTACATTTTCAACATTTTGAAGATAGTCCGATACTTTTATCCTTGACTTCATCATCATCCCATCTATCTTTTTACTCCATGTCTCAAATGCTTGTCCTTTGTCCGGAAAAGCTACGGTCTTTCTATCTTTTAAAACATCTATCACTTCCGGCCTTAGATTCTGCAACCCACCAGTAGCTACAAATAACTCATCCGGTTTATTCACAGCGCATATAATAGCCGTCTTTTCTGATTCCACCAAATTAACCACCTTATCCGGATACTGGCTTAGAAGATGCTCTCCGAACAGGCATTGTCTAAACAAGAAGTCTCTTGCATGCAACGAGTGATAAAACATAACATGAGGCCGCTCATTGTCGCCGTCTTTTTCCTTCACTCTTTTTACATCAATCTCATTCCCCTGGCCGTCGGTTTTTATATAAAAGTCCATGATCTTGCCGGTTCTGCATACAAAATCTTTGTCTATCTGCCAGAATATACAACATCCTTTCCATCCCCATAAGTCCATTGTTCCTACATGATACCTCCTGAATACATCAGACACCCTTTCTTTTCCCCATAGAGATGATAAAAATCTAAATACAGTGTTTCTATCGTCTGGAACTACAGTCCTCTCAAACTCGCTAAAAGGTATGTAATTTACAACGTCAGGATTTACAGGAGGGCGATAAGCTCTTATACACTTGTTTCCTGAAATCCAAAGATCTTTGTCACCTACATCCTTACCAGTAGGTCGTTTATCGTAACCGCAAGTCCGTTCATGATCGCATCTTCCGAACTCGTTGCCAACAACCTGACCTGTTGCCACATCAATATAAGGAGTGAGGCACCGGCTTTTTCCGCAAGCCGGGCAGGTTAGCTTCAGTCGGCTCCTTCCGGGCCTGCGGTCAAGTTGAAACCGAGGTACGTTTTCGTATCTTCTGAAATCAAGCATTTTGAACTCCTCTCATTGCTTCTATGATTCTATCTGCTATAGTTATAGACCATGACACCACATCTGGTACATATACTCCGCAATCTATCTCTCCTTTTCTATGCAGTGTTTTGATAAACTCAATAGAATAAGCCTTATAACAAGATCGAATCTACGTTGTTCCCAGTCTACGTCTTTGTTTTCATCATCCACAGGAAGGGTATCGAGATAATAATTTAAACTCTCATTTATCACACTTCCGTTACTGTCATAGAATTGTATTTTGTCATAGTCGCTTCTTATAGTTGAGCCGCTGAAGGTAATTATGTCTATTATCTCCCCGGTTCTTCTAATTTTTCTTTTCATACTCTTCTTGTGTTTCTAACCAGTATAGGCATTATCACATTAACAGTCTTGCCATATTTCTCGTAAGATGTGAGTATGCATATTGCATACTTATCCCCTATTTTCAAATCTTTCGATAATCTTAATCTTGAACCCCTTTTGATGTTAATAAAATAATCACCAAAAGGATTGATACATATCGGTTTTACGATTTCCACATAATCTCCTTTAGGAATAACAATATCACTCATATTACGAATCTTTTAGACATTTCCTCAGCAATATCATATACAACAATATGATCCTCTTCATTGTAAGGCTTATTGATATTCAGCACTCCTTTTCTCACTTTGAACCTCTTGTCTTTTCTAAGGTGATTCAACATCCCTTGTTGGAACACACAGTCCGCCTTTTCAAGTGCTACACTATCTTCTGTCCATTCTTTCAGCGTATATCCTTTACTGCTCGTGCTTTTTGGAGAAAAGTTCATAATACGCGCATCAATTCCGTACCATGCTTTAACCATTCTTCTTTCAGCTTCTAATTGGAATGCGTATGATTCCCATATTCCTCCCGATTTAAAGTCAAGAATGACCACTTCTTCCTTCTCCACTTCTCTTACCTCCTTTTTCGGATCACCTTTTTTGAACTGCCCTGTAGCCCTTTGATATACGGCTCCAAAATAACCTTCTTCTTTGTACTTGAATGTCATTTTAACCATCGCATCTATCGGCGTAGCTACCAAATAATCTTCTAATGATAATATTCTTTCAATCATCATCGGCTTAACCTTATACTCCGAACAAAACTTAGCAAACTTCATAACCCTAACAATCATATCGTCAAGATCATCTATGCTGTTAAAGAATCGGTCAAGATTTTTCTTCGATATCTTAAGCTTCCCTTCTTGTACGGTTTTAACTATAAAACTTCGATTTAAGACCATATCTCTTCCAATTAGATACAATCCATATAGGTAATGCATGATCGTTCCTTTATCGGCTTCATACTGCGCCATCTCTTCCGGGTTGCGACCAAGCATCCTCATCTCCTGCTTCCATTCCTGAAGTGCTGTCTTATCATCTACGAATCCGTCTTTGATTAAGGTTGTTACCGAAGCATATATCTTGGCTGTCCCATCATCCATCTTCCTTACATAAAAACGATTGTCGTCTAATGTCAATCTTACGAATTTGGGAGTCTCAATCTTCTTTAACTCATCACAGATATAAAACGGTTCTAACGTTTCCTGATTTTCTGTAAACGGATTCGAATCCTCTTCTCCAGGGTTAGGAGCGGCTTCCTCCGCCGGAGCTTCCGGTTCCTCCTTCTGGTCCTGCTCTGGCTCAGGCGCCGGCTCTTTAACTACTGGAACCTGTCCACCTCTTTCTGCTATGTCTCTGTTCTTTATTAAAGACATAACCTCCTTCTTCAACTGCTCTGGTGTTTGGTTAGGATCTGACACCGACATCACAACATCGTTCATTCTAAACAACGTATTTCCCTCTCCTTTCACCATAGGTACAAACCCTAAATCTATTAATATTTTAATCTTTTCTTCTATCATACCTATCAATTATTTCAATAATCAACCTACCTCTTTCCTTGATCATTCCTCTGCTTTCCATATCCAGTACCTTCTTTACCGCATACTTCCACACAAAAGGAAATTCTGTTTCAAGTTTATCAAATTCCATCCGGTCAAGATACATGTCGAATACCGTATGCTCCGATTCATGAAGGAAAACTATATTATCCCTGCAAGTAGCAACTGACTTATATATCCTTTTCGGAAGTATGTGACAGACGTTACATACTGTAGGAAAATGAATAGCCTTACCGGTCATAGACATCCGACTATTATTTAACTCTTCCAGCATAAGACGAAAAAACCCGGATAAATCCGGGTTCTCTAACTTTTTCTTCTTGCTGCTGTTTTTAATGGATGTAATTCTGTCTTTTTTCTTCGGAGTCAACTCTTTACTCCTGCAAGCCTGGCATAAGCCATGACTTCTTATCATCACTTTTCGTCCGCATCTTTCGCAGACGTACAATTTCTTTTCCACTCTCTATATTTCAATACAAGTGATATAATTGAAAAGGATACTGCCGTTAAAGATAACGTATATGGTAAGTTCATTAACCATCTCGGTACTTCTTCGGTCTTAATCACTATCAACAAAGTAGCACCTGCTACTACCAATAATACAATTACCGTCGCAAGTGCTACACGGGAAACAACATCACTCATCAGTTTTCTTTTCTCCCAATTTTTCTACACCTTTTTGCAGATCGTATTTAAACACTTCAATGATCTTTGTTTCAGCAATAGACTCGCAATTCCAGTCTCCCAACGTACCCTGCATACCTTTAGTCAACACAGCTTCGGCGTCTTTAGGATTGCCGGCTTGGACATACATATAGCATGGCGTTTTCTTTTCTTTACCTTTCTTTTCATTCAGTGTAATGTAATTTACCTTACACTTATACCAGTACTCAGCTTCTCCGTTGAAGAAGATTTCCGACACTTTAATAGGGTTAATTTTTACAACCTCGAAAGAATTGTACAAATCTTTAAAGATTTCCAACGATCTTGATTCTGCCTCTGTATAAGACAAGGCATCCACCAAATACTTTTCAGTTACTTTCTTTTTTTTGCCGTTCTCGATATTATCAATCTCGGCTTTTACCGTAATTTCAAACCAGCGATTCATTGTATTAATATTTAATTAGTTGATTTCTTTCCTTTCTCTATACTGTTTTTAAATCTTTCAGAACACCACTGCAAAACGTCCATCATCATCATCTCATTATTAGATAAGATACCTTTTATAACTAACGCCAATTGATGCTGTGACATTCTTTGGCTCATATCAAATCTTCTTTCCTCTTCATTTACTATCGTAGCCACGAAATACTTACATCCCTCTAAGTGCGTCAGAGCCTCAATCATAGCTTCTTTTATCTCTTTTTCTTCCATCCTGTTTGTTTTTTTTTGGACAAAGATATGTCTTTTGATAATAAAAAAGATTCAAAATGATTTAATTTAGCTTAATTGCTGCTATTTTAATTCGTCAGGTATAGGAACTGGTATAGACATGTCGAACTTTTTTTCTGATAAACACCTCTGTTTCTTCATTGAATGGATAGGCCTCCTTGATAAAATTCATAGCTACCTCCATGTCGCCATCTGCTATATCCTTATACCTCTCAAAGATGCCAACCATGTCGTTGTTATATGAACGCTCTTGTTTTATATTGTACACGTATTTCAATACCCTATCTTTGATTTCATTGGCTTTTTTCACGGTGTCATTGAAGGTATTTATACTTGTCAATTCAGGGTTTTTATTTTTCTCATCTATCTTATTAAACTCTTCCTCGCTATATCCTGTTTCTCCTTTAACAGCCGGGCAAACACCCTCCTTCATGATCCAAAACTGTTCATACGATCCTGCCAGATATCTCGATTCTGTTTTAAATGCATTATACTTGACAAGCAAATTAGCCACCTCAGTTGCACCTTCTATGGTTCTAAAACCGATGCCGATATCTCTTAATACAAATAATGGAACTCCTGTTTTGGGGTACGAAATTTCTTTTTTGTTCTTTATATTCCAGTTTTTAGCTTCAATTGGAATACCTTTATTAGCAAGCTCTTTGTCTATATACAGACTTATGTCTTCGTCTGTCAATGCCACAATCTCATCTCTGCTTAAATCAAAAACTGTTTTCATTTTTCTTTATTTATTAAATTAAACAACTTACTCCTTTGTTCAGGCTCCGTATATTCTACCCATATATCGGCTGCCACATTTCTAAGAAATTCCATAAAGTCTTGACGATCCCTATATTCAACAGAATCGACTTTTCTCACAAAACTTAGAATTTCCTTTAACATCTTATTGTTTTCTTCAAGAAGTTCTCTGTCAGTCATAACCTTTCAAATTTTCTTCTTAAGCCCTTACCCGCCCAGATATCATGTCTTTTTCTTGATAAGTCTTTGCTGCTTTTTCAATATCTTCTCTCTTCATAATTTTATACTTTAATCTAACACTCCAATAAAATCATCGGGAGTTATATATCCTGCTGATTCCATACAGTCTATAATCTCATTCGCATTCATTTCTGAACAGTTCCATTCAAGCATGATTTCATTTCCTGGAGTCATGCTCAAGTTAGGCTCAATATCTCTAAATCCTGAGAAAGCAAGATGTTTCCAAATGGATTGCAGTGCAAGGTCTGCTTCATTTTGTTTGTTTTCTGCTTTCTTTATGGCATTTCTTAATCTTTTATTCATTATCACCCTCCCCTCCTCTTCTTCTTTGCATGGGAGCAAGTCTTCGATGCATGCCCAGCACATATTATGAATATAGGTTTTACAAAGCCGCCCAAGGCTCAGTTATTTTTATATTATTACCAATCTCCGCCATCATTTGGTATTCCATCAATGATGGTTATACTATTTTCAATGTTACTGCCTCCATATTGCGTAAATTCCGGTGTGGGATTATAGTTTGTATCTCCATGCATCATTACATGTAATGTTCCGCTTGCTGAATATATCCATAATCGTTTCCCATCTTTCTTCCATTTTCTGGCAAGCCTCTTAAATGAATCAATTAGCTTGCATTCTTCTTCCGTGCATTCTATTCCGGCTTCTGTTCTGTATTTGCTCATATCTTTTTATGTTTTTTAATTCTACACTTTCTCATTATTCCCCCACCTATGGAATGGCATCTACTAATTGCTATTATCTTTCTCATAACCTATTTTAATTTTTCTTTTACACCTAATAAATAACCCGCACTGAAAACAGAGCCAATGCACACATATCACGAGCGAGTCTGCATCTTTAATTCTTTCTCGCTCCATGTACCACATTATTGCCGGAAGCAGAAAAAATACATCACTAATCTTACTGTAGCCGACAAAGCGTTTATCGTTGAAGTATAAATCATTCATAACTTTTTAAAGTTTATCTATTATTTTGTCACCCATTTCCTGCCATTTATTACTCACGCTTATAACCAATCCTATGACAGTGAATGATAATAACAACGTAAAAATAAGCCATAACAGAAAGCAGATAAAAACACATACATACCTCATGATTTTTTTAGTTGTTAGATAAAAGCAAAATCGGTTCATTTGACTCCGCAATTGCTTTTATTTGTTCTGGATTGATAAAACTCTTAACTTGTTCGCTTATATTACAAATGGACTTGATCATATCAACGAATAATTTCGAGGTACATTCATTACACTCCACTTCCATTACCTGTTTATGTCTATTGTATGATATGCTCGTTACACAATTCAGCCAGTGCGCATAAGTTCCTTTTTCTGTATTTAACCTGCCGTATTCTACTTTTGTCTCTCCATTTCCATATTTAATTACTCTTTTTAGAAATGGTTTTGCATAAATACTAAAACCGAAAGGTTCGGCATTTAAAGCATCTAAACGAGAAGTTCCATCTCTCCATTCTCCATTCTCATAGTTCCCTGTCCATTCCACAGAGGGGTTAGGAACAATGTCTCCGTTTTGTCATAGGCAAATGAACAGAGAGTTTCTAACTGATACTTAATAACAGGTACTTCTTCTACTATTTTATAACTCAAACATCTCTTCAGAACTTTCCTGATTTGACTCACCAGATCAGAAAATGATGTGCTATTGAAATATCCTTCGTTACCTAATCTGTTTGTAGGTAATTTGATCCCATAAGAACGAATCTTATCCACATCTTCTTTTGATAAAGTAGTGGTAACCACTCCTTTTTTGGTGATATTCACTTTAACAGTTACAGATAAACTGTTGTTATCATTCTTTTCCGTTATATTTAGTGTTGTTAATACTGCCATAATCAGATCTTTTTAAAATCAATTTGAATAAATATAATGCATTCCTGCTTCATATACCTTATGTACATCAGGGTCATTCTTGTCTTCCGGTTCCAATTCACTCTCTTCACAAGTATAATCCCATTCAGAGTTGTAGTACATATCCTCGTCTGTTTTCTCCAAGGAACAATCTTTCATTAGATTCATATTTTCTCCCCATACTGCAACTTCTTGTCGTTGCTCTTCTTCTGTCATAAGAGATATTTTGTCTTTCAATTCTTTCCAGGTCATGATTTTTAAAAGATGATTAATAGTTTATTCTACATCAAAAAGTTGATCTAACACCAATAATTCGGCATCCATATCTTCGTCTTTCAGAAAACGAACTTTTATATTCCCGAATTTAGATGTCTTAAACAAGATGTAGGGGTTCATGTCTTCGGCAGTCACCGGCTTATATTCCTTAACCTCCGACATCTTGAGATACCAGTCGCCTATTTTTACAAATTCGGAGAAGACAGAACACAGATGCGCTTTTACAGACAGTATTTCCCTTTTATCTTTAAAGGGTATAATTTCCTCCTTCCCTCTTATCCTGATTGACAAGAAAGGACGAATGTTATCTGTTTCATTTTGAAATTTGAAGCCTGTTATGGCTTGCTTGGGGATTCTTCTTCCCATTAATATAAAATAGCTCATTGTGATAAGTGATTTTGTTTTATATCAGGTAAGTAATTTGTAATAACATCAAGTGATATCCATAACTCTGGCTCTATGCTGTTTTTTATTCTATCACTGAAAAGAGAATTATCATCACAATCACAATGAGAGATTGTGATATAACAATCTTGATAATCCCACCAATGAGCCGATTTAAAATCGTCTCCTCCATTCCAAAACCCTATTCTTATACCTCTTGGGTTGAAATCTTCATCTATCCAACTTGGGTGATAAGCCAACACTTCTTCTCCCTCTGAAGGTTTTTCCTCTTTGAATTTCTTCCAGTTCATCTCACCTTTAATTAGTTAGACACAAATGTACAAGTTTTATTAAGATACCCTTCTGTCATCTCTATGAAATTCACACAATCTAATTTACTTAATTTGTAAATCAATGCCGGATTGTGTATTATGGCTATAATTTGTGTTTGTGGTTTATGAAATGACAATACATTGTGAATCTGCATTATGTTGTCAATGTCAAGGTTCCTGTCTGGCTCATCCATGAGAACCGTGTACTCAAAACTGCTTTCTGTTAATGTTATGCAGTTCCTTCTATAATACTTCAACAGGTTGTCAATTCTTTTAATCCAAAATGCATTTGATTTTTTCTTGTATTCTGCAAGATCTTGCATTGGAAACGCATAATCCTTTTGGCTGAACATTAAATTGAAAAGTGATTCCAATGATAACACCACTTTTTCCCCATAAGATTTTTGAATACTATTCGCATACAAATCGAAATTGCTGATGTTTTTTAATACACTATCTCGATTTGTCTCCGTTGACGGCAATAAACGGAATACTTTCCCTATATAATCGGATGATATATCAATCCCATCAAGAACCTTGTCATCATCATCAAATATAGGTGGAAAATCCAGCGCCTCAGCCGGCATTTCAGAGCACATGGATTTCTCGCACAACGCATACATTGATATGATGTTAAGCAAAGTTGATTTTCCACTACCGTTTTTCCCTATAATCACATTCACTCCTGGCTTGAAAATAAATTCTCTGCCATTTTCAAACGCTTCTATGTCAGAAGCATATTCAAAAGGAGTTTTTGTGTTGTCTTTTATTTTTACTAATGTTATCATATGTAATCCTTTTTAAAAATCAATTACCGTCCGAACCCTGCCACTATTGTACTTGTAGTTGTAGCTCGTGATGCCATTGGAGAAGCTCACAAACCATGCGCTGCCCTGGCTGTACTCGGTACTGGACCAATACCACGCCGAGGAGAGGGGAGATGCCGAAACATAAGCGAATGCTTTGTTTAGTTCGTCCATATAATGGGCCATTAAATTTAATTGACCAAGAGATGGTATATACTCGCCATCTTCCAGCAGATTTCTCAATTTTGGATTTCTGACTACAAGGCGTTCCGTATTGCCGCGTCCATTAATGTCAAACAGCGCATCACATTCACATTCGTAATATGTCTCACTTCCGGATTCTTCACGGCTATCATCGTCAAGCAATTGTATGATATCATGCTCCGTCAGTGAGATTGCAAATGACATGTATCTGTGCTTCAACCCAATGTATCGTACACAACCTTTGGAGTTATCGCCGGTAAACGGCTCTACATGTCCGTCTTTGTAGATTATATACAGTCCGTCAGTTGACTCTTTCTTATCCTCTTCGGATGGTACTCTGTTTTCACATGTACATTTCTCACTTTTGGATCTTACGATTATATTCAACTCATTTAATACATGATCCCTGATGACGCTCTCGCACGTTTTTCTTACAAAATCATGATCTCTTCGTTTGAGTTCATCATTCACCATGCATCTGATCCAGTTTTCTATCTGGTTGTCACCTCCATATGTATTAACCATGTACCGTTTTACGTGTTTCTCCAATAACGGCTCTATGTTTTTGATTATATCTTCTTTGGTAAGGTGAAGTTCATTTAATATACAGTTCCTTACTGCCTTGTATTCTTTACTTGTGCTCATGATATGCCCATTTAATACTGTGAATCATATTTTCTTTCTCTCCCGCTGTCTTCCCCTATAGGATTATCCCATCCGTATTTTACAGCCGTAGCTTTAAATAGAGGTAGCCCGTAAAATCCATAATCATCCTCATCCCAGTCTTCAAGACCTTCTTCCAGAATGTAGTTCCACATCATCACACATTCAAACATCAAACTGGCTGATATTCCTCTCTGATTTAATGCCTTTTCAAAACCGAATCTCACGTCTTCTTCAAGCTGTTTCAGGACATTTTCTCTGGTAAATTCAACTACAGTACTGTTCCACTTTTCCTCGTTGTCATATTCTTCATTCGGCTCCATACCGAAATCCTTTATCATGCTATATGGAACAAATTTAGCCAGTCTATTAAAATCTCTACCGTCTAAACATTTTGATGTTAATTCTTTAAGTTGTTCTAATGTTTTCATAAGCAATTTTGTTTTATAGGTTAATCCCATCCTCCAGTAGTGTACAAAGATACATCTTCCTCCTCTACATTTACACCTTTAAGAGCCTGTAGAAGTTTTTTCTTTGTCTCCCGGCACATATTGTAACCATATCCTTTATACCGATATGAGCGCTCCCATGTGCTTACCGGAAAAGGAATATTTTCGTCAATTACCAGCCTCTTCATATGAAGATGTTCGAAGAATTTCTCATGATAGAGTAGCTTATATTCGTATGCTACTATGCTTGCGGATGAGAATGGAAAATAATCATCTTCCTTTTCTTCGTATTTAGGCTCCTTATAGTAAGCCATTTTTGCCACAGTAAAATCGAAGCTCCTAAGAATCTCTTTCGGCTTTCCAAACTCTGACTCTATGAACTCTACCCATACCTTTTCTCCCTCTTTCTGGAATGCGCATACCTTCTTATTTCTATATTTAAATTTCCATCCTTCTTTCTGATGTTTTTCATCATTGAACAAATCAACAGCCTCCTGAAAATCGCTTTCGCTTTCAAAGAAAATATCAATGTCTTTTACTCTTTCTCCGGAAAGGATATTCTTAAAACATCCACCAGCTATGAACCCCTTGTGACCTTCCATATACTTGTCAAGCCATCTTATTTGCCAGAAATTATCTGGAGTATCTATTACAAAATTGTTCATATTGTTTGTATTTTACTATTACCAAGCGAGATAAAAATTCCGCTTTACGATAATACAATGAGTGTAATTATTCAGGTCGATTCCGTTGTCCGTAAATGTATCCAGGACCCGTTTTTCCACGTATTTGAGTTTTACTGTTATCCCCTTCTTAAACACTTCTATTAACTTCTCATTGCACTCAATAGGTCCAATAAAACAGTACCTATTTGAAGGACTGTCTGATATACAATATGTCTGACATCCTAACATGTTGCTTAAAATATTCTCATACATATTTTCTATATTTTACAATTTTTAGCTATGTTACTTAATTCAGCGGTCATTATCAAATCTGATAGTGATCGCCCCGCATGCACATTTTTGAATAAATTTTATCTTTAATAATTTTCTCATTAGAGTTATCCTCTATTTACTTTTTTCTTTATTTCTTCCGCGATCTCTTCTAATGTTGTTGGAGATAAATAATCATCTATCCTCAACTCTCTTACATAACCTAAGCAATCCAAATCTTTAGCATCCATCTCCTGCTTCTCTTCGTCGACCCACCTTAAAGTGCCATTTTCTCCACATTCCGGGCATTTATCTGCCCCACACGGAAGAAGCATTTGCGCCCCACATAAGACACATCTTACCCAGTCTCCGTGCTGCACCCCTTCGTATGTTCTTGTTTTCATATTTGTCATTTTATCATTTACAACTTTCACTTCTTCGCTCCACAAACGTCTCTTATATATCGGAGTGATGCCGATCAGAATACCACTATCTTCACCCCAATACTGAAGTGTTTTGGACTCAATTTTATGATGCAATTCCTGTATTCCTCCTTTGTTTCTGTCATAAGGATAAAAATCAGATAATTTTACCATTTTCATTTTTCTGGATTTTCAGTAGTTCCTAAAAGACATTCATTACCCTCAAAATGAATACAATAATCCCATAATGTTCCATTGGAACATTCGTACTTATAAGGCAATCCATTATAATCGTCCACAATTTCCCTTGCAAACAAACTGATATTCCATTTTTTATTTCCTTCTTTTCTTACCAGCACTTTGTCAAACGGCTTAAAATCATATTTCAGCTTTTCTTCAATCCCGAAGAAGCGTTTCAGATACTCTTTAGCTTCAGGTTCTTTGCTTGCCTTTAATGCGTCAACCAACTTTTGTCTTTCGGATTCAGTGGCAAATCTGTATTTTTCTATCTGATTTTCCCAAGCAGATAAACCATCTTCTATTTTAAGAATACCTTTTTGATTTAAAGAGGCATAAAAAGACGTTAAATATTTCCCATGTGTATTTAAAATAAAGATATAGCTACCATCTTTATTACTTAACACCTCTCCATCTTTAAACGTAGTATATTCTGGAACTTCAAGAAGGAGTCGATTTGCGCTGCTAAGTGCTTTTCCTGTAGCAGAAAACCAGTCTGCCGATACAGAAATCGAATGAATTACAACCAATAACGGACAATTTGACGAATTGTCTTCATATACGATTTCTGCTCTATTTTGTCCTTTCTCTGTCACAATACGACCTGCTATTTCCCCTTCTCTTATTCTCTTCGCCGTTTCTAAATCAAACGGTATTGTCACCATTTTATGTTCCATAATCTTATTTGTTTTAGTAATTATATACTATTTTACGACATCTATGTTGTAAAACATACGGATGATAATTAATCTCATATTCTTCTTTTCTAACTTTGTTTCACTCAATCGAATCACTAAGTCCCTTGTTTCGGACAAGACGGTTGAGTAAAAGAGGTCTTTGATATAAGGTTCCATCTTGAAAACGTAAGATGGGTAAAATCAAAAACGTTTTGTTCGGTAAAAGAATCCGGTGATCTCACTTTTGAGCAACCGGTAGAGGGTATTGGTGATACCCAGTATGATGCTTCGTACAAATGTATATCATTTTTCATCTTTGATATAAAATGGTGTATAATCGCCTTAGTTCCTAAAAATGTTTGTTAGTTCCTAAAAGATGTTCGTTCCCTTCGTATGGGATACACTGACTAAATGTTACGCCTCCCAAACATTCATATTCGTCATATGTTCCTGATCCTCTGGAGAATAAATGCAATTTCCACCTCTCTTGGTTAGTTCTTCTCACCAGCACTCGTTCAAATGGTTTGAAGTCGTGTTTCGGCATCTCATCTAATAGATGCTCATATTCACTTAAATATCTTTTTATTATATTTATTTTTCTACTGTCTTCGGCTTTTATAATCTTTTCTGCTAAAAATTTCTTCTCTTCTTCTATAGCCTTTCTTACATTCCGATTTTTATCTCTGTCATACACATCAGTCCATAATGTGCAACGATCAAACTCAAGATCTCCATATGTTGTCATTCCGCATATACTTCCCATTGCCCCTTCGGTAATAAGTCCATCATATATGAATTGACATCCTTTAGTGCTTGTTAATATATCTCCTTCCTTAAAATACGCTCCAGCCTCTACCCTCAATTCCAGAGTGGTATCGTCAAGAGCACAACCTTCTGTGTTAGCATATATAGCGCTTATTCCATATTCATCTTTTCTTACAAAAAGTAAATTATAAGGACCTGCACAGTCTTTCGACTCATATACAAATTCTATTTCAATATTACCAATTAATACTGAACCTTCTATTTCTCCGCTTTTAATTTTTCTCGCCGTATTTAAATCAAACGGAACAATAATTGAATTTTCCATATTTTTCTTAGGTGATTATATACAACTTTGCACCATCTATATAAAACAGAAGCCGGATAATGATTAACGTATATCCGGCTTCTGTTTTATATGGTTAAAATTCTTTTTCGTTACCACCTTTTTTAGAGGTGGTTTTATCAAAAAGAGGGTCGTTAGGATCTGTTTTGGGATTATAGCTAAATATGCCTTTAGCTATTCTCTTCATATCTTCTTCTATGTTTGGATCTCCACATTCTCCCCTCATTATCTCGTCATACAACTTATCTTGTACTGGTAAAGCCTTATCTAACATTTCTTTGAACTTATCCCAATTGTAGTCTGAAGCCCTTCCCAATGCCTCTATTGCAGCTAAATGTTCTTTTAATTTAGGCTTTCCAAGATCCTCTGATAAGAATTGATGATCTTTTTTAGGTTTATACCCTTTCTCGTTTTTAGGGTTTCTTATCTTAAGTTCTTCAAGAACTCCCGGTCCAAGTCTTTTATAAACAATATCATTGATCCACTGACCAACAACGGCGGGCCTCTTATGTATATTTTCCCAATCCCATCCCCTCATCTTGTAAATCATTTCAAAAAAGCTATCATTAAATGTTTTCACCCATTTACTTGCTTCCTCTGTAAGGAATTGATTTAGGAATTTCTGTAGTTCGTCTTTCGCCCTATTTTTGTCTTCTTGATACCCTGTGGCTTCATCCACTAATGCTATGATACCAACTTTCGCGAGTGCTCTAACAATTATATCACATCTATTTATGACTGTTTGTTGATTGACACCTAAAGATGTTTTTTTGCTTAATGCACAATCTCTGGCATTAAGCATGATTTCGCAAATATCAGGTAATATTGTAGCTTCATAAGCCATTATTCTTCTATATCCTTTAAAACAAGGAAATGACTTATCTTTTACCGATAAATAACCATTTGGAATACAGTCGCTTATAGCTTTGGAGGATAGTATTTTTACTAATTTTGTACCCGATCTATCATTAGGATCGTCAAGTCCTAAAACGTTTTGCATTCCGGTAGTAGATAGGACTCTTCTACCATCCTCCAAAACGTAACAAGGAATTTTTAAACCATTGAGGTCTAATTCTCCTTCGTACTTGATTTTATTATCTATTTTTTCCATTGCATTAATTAATTTGTGAATACCTTAATCGTCGTTTGGTATTCTGCAAAAATACATCGAATCTTTCAGATTCCGATAGATGTTTCGTGTTATATCTGAAAGATTCGCAATCTACATATCTTTGAAGATGTTTTCTCGACACCCAGAAATGGGTTCCAGAAATCATTTTCTTCAAATGGCTCCAATATCCTTCGATTGTGTTTGTTGATCTTCTGCCTATTACATACGCTCCCTTTTTGTGATATACTTTTTGATGATCAAACTTTTCTTTGTCGATCCCGTTATACGCATACCATTCGTCAGAATATATGGTAGAATTAGGGTGAACGGTATTGTATATCAAAGGAAGTAAGGTTTTACCTTTTGTGTCTGTAACGACATAAGCGACAACAAATCCTTCTCGTTGGAGTGTCCCAAACACAGGGGTTTTATCTTTTAAAGATCTCCCCTGTGCATCTTTAACTTTATCCTTACTATGTCTGTTCTTGTTTTTGCCACCAATATAAGTTTCATCCACTTCAATCTCGCCTTTCAAACACGGCTCTTTTATTTCAATACTAAAACAATTATGAATACGTTGAAGCATAAACCAAGCCGTTTTCTGTGTTACTCCCACGATTTTAGACAACTGTAAAGATGATACTCCTCTTTTCATTTCAACAACAAAATAACAAGCCAGCATCCATTTTCGTAATGAGACTTTCGAATTTTCAAAAATCGTTCCTGTACGAACATTGAAATATTTACCCGTATTTTTACACTTGTATCTATTTCCTTTGCATTTATACACCTTAGATTCCGGATCAAAAGGAGAAACAACGTGATCTCCCCACCTTTCTTTTTCAAGAAAGGCTATACACGCTTGCTCATCAGGGAACAATTTTGAAAATTCAGGAAGTGATTTAAAATCGAACATACTTCTTATCTTTATATTGGATTATAAAAATACAAAAATATATTCATATAACCAACTAAAAATCAATTAAATTCATCGAATATCTGATTTTGAATTATTTTTTTTGTTGTTAAATTTCTGATTCTTTTCTATTTTTGAGGATTGTCTAACTTAATAATACTAATATCATGGAAAATAGAGAAATAACATTTTTATCCCATTATAGATATGTGATAAATAATGAAGATAAAACAAAGCCAGTTGAATGTTTGGAATCAGGAGATAATCGTTCTGGTAAATTTTCTGCTAAAATAACTGTAAATTGTATTAATGTTAATTATCGTATAAAAATTGAATCTAATATGTCTCCTATAGATTATTATTGTAATGAAAATAAACGTATATTACATACATATATTGCTACATATAATATTCAAACTTCAAATCCATGTAATAAAGAAGAATTAAAAGGGCTTGTTACTGAATTTTTGTATCAGCATTTTATACATCAAGCTAGCTGGTTACAACTCAATAATGGTATTAATATTAAAAATCCACCTATGCTGTGTTTTTATTTGCATGTTTCTGATAAGATAAATACAGATTTCCCTTTGGATTTAGAAATCAGTTTTATCCAACAGAACTCTTATAGTTGAAATGAAATAGAAGTATCTATAATTGTTTTTCCATAGTTACTATGAAGTTCATTTGTCAATTTTACAAATTCCTCATGTTCTTCTTTAGAAAATTTTCTCTTATCATTTATATCAAAAAGTTCATTAAGTCTTTGTTCAATAATTTCTTTTCTGGATTCAATTGTTTTCATGTTTTTAATTTTAAAAGTGAATAATTAATTGATTTATAAAAAGAAAGCGGTGATAAACTAAGTTACCACCGCTTTTACTATCATATTGTTTCGTATTACTTTATTTTGTACATTGAGAAATCTTCAAAATCACCAGATATACAATCAAGTTTCAGCCAACCTTCTGACGCCTTTACATCATAAACAATAGGTGGCTCAGGGTCACTATCAAATACAATGACTAACCTCATTGTATTTTTATCAAAAGAGTATGTGAAAGGATCTGGGCTTTTCTTTTTGCCTTCATTGTAATATACAGTCATTACGCCTGTATCGTCATTATAAAATGTGAGTTCGAAAAATTCATCTGCGGGGAATTGCTCTCCCCATGAACCTATTAATATGCTGTTATTGTCATTATTCACATTATCATCGTTACACGAAAATGTGAATAAAAGTAGCAAGGTTAATAATATATGTAGTACTTGTTTCATGTTATTGTTAAAATTCATATCCTACCTTTATACTAAATCCGTTCATGTCACCACTTCCATCTCCCCATTCTTCATCAAATGATACCTTTTGTATAGAATATCCTATACCTAAATTAACAGCTTGTTTTTTAGTAGTCATAAACCGTACACCAATAAAAGGGTTACAATACAATCCACCTTTTTTTGCATGTCTTGGTGCTTCTTTAGTATTGAACTTATACCCTATTCTTAATGCAATAAAAGGTGATATTGGACCATTTAAGGCATATCCTCTCACATCAGCAAATATAGGTATGCTTACTGTTGAATAATCGGTCATATAGTGTATGCCGGTTCCACCTCCTACAAATAAATACTGATTGATTTGGCTTCCATACGTGAAATATAATTCTGGACCTTTGTATCCACCTGCCCAGTATCCGAGATCAATCATAAATCTACTCCCTGTCAAATCGTACTTTTCATTGGATATTTTAAATGGAATTTTAGATTCTTTCTCTTCTTTGGTTATTTTACTGATATCTTCCATAGGGTACACAAACGTACTACCATCAGAAGTGCGAATAGTAATTTGCTTGTCTGGTATCTGCTCGATAATAACCCCTTTTATAACACTTCCATTTTTTAAATGAATAGCTTCAACCATTTTGTTTTGTGAGTAAGCGCATACACTACCCAATAGAACAACTAACAATAATAGATACTTTTTCATATGAAATAATTTTGCTCTTTCTGCCTCCTTCGAAAGATTAACAAATAAAAAAAGCGCGGAGACTATTGGATATTATGACATTGAGGCTCTGGACTGCCCATCGAACAATAATACACAATAGATCCACGCCTTATGCTGGTATATAGTTTGCCCTTCACACTTCTCTATCTCTCCGTTGTCAAGTACGATATCGAACTTTCTACCTCCGAAAGCTTCTCTTCTCTCATTTCTCTTTGCAAAGAAATCATAGAATATACCTCCTATCCTTCCAATAATGGTATCATCTCCGTACTTTGTGCTAATTTTATCAGGCATTTCGTCGAAGACAAGAAACTTCGATTCTCCCGACTCCACTAAGTATAATAGCTTCATGATTTATCTCTTTAGATGTAAGTTATGCTGCCAACATTAATCTGCATTATATCGTTTTCCAGCGTAATGAAATTATTTTGTTTTATGGGTCCAAACATCAATCCATATACACTTACTGTATTAAACAGCCTAACAGTGTGAAAATCTTCATTTAGCTCTACCCTGTTTTTATCCCAATACCCCAAATCGTTGATAGTTGCCGGGAATCCTCCTACGTCGTTATACTTATAGTAATCGTTTTGATTAAAAACGATTCCCTTTATTAAGAGGTTCCCGATGCTTTTCATGTTGAATCCGGACAACGCGATCTGCTCTGAGATATAACTAATCAAACAGTTATGATACGTGTTTGGCTTATCTCCTCTCTCGTTAATAATTTTCTTCCATTTCTTCGTTAATGGAACCCTAATATCCATATATGTACCAAATACGACTATGTTAGGACATTCTCCTTCAAACTTCGTTAAATCTTCTACTCTCATAATCAACAAACATTTGTATTGTTTTCGTCGTTCACTATCTGACTAATGTACGGTCCTGGCCACAGACAGCCAGGCCGACCTCATGGCAGGGCAGGCGCCGCCTTACTCTGGCTGTTCTACCCACTCCCTGTATCCTACATTAAAACCAATAGGATCATACCTTTTGATCATAGTGCCATAATTCTCTCTACCGTAATACCTGTTCTTTCCTCCAATGATCCATCTCTCATCGTCTCTATCTGGAGATATTGAGTTAAGATACTTCTCATAATCTTTTCTACTCTTTCCCATCTTTGTCTTGATTTAAGCAATAGTTAATAAAATAAGCAACCTGTTCATTTTCCCCTGTATTATCATAATCACCTAAAGTCATATCATCATAATCCAGCAGAACTATACGAAAATCGTTTTTTTTTGACATACACTTCCGTTAAATACATAGGAATCCCAGCAATTTCTATTATCACCGGAAACTGATCGTCAAAGTCAAATACATCATTAGTTTCTTTAAATTCTTTAAACTCTTTAAATTTTAGCTTTATAATTCCATTGTTTTCTGCTAATGCTTCTTTGATGTACTTTAATCTTTTTGCATTCAGATCAACCTCCGCTTTTTCTATTTCTTTGTACAATTCATTCAGATCCATATTCCACTATATTTATGTTGTCAAATTTTTCTTTTATAACATCCAAGGCGCCACACTCGTTTGTTACCATAGCATACTTTCCTGGCTTCATTCTCCACAGATTGAAATACCTTGTCACATTTATAATGTTGTTAAATAATGATATTTCGTATCTTGTATTCCCATTTACATCATGTCCAGCTTTTTTAAAATAACATAGGGTCGGCTTGTATTTGAAATAATTAAAAAGCCTATACCATCCCTTTCCGTTACATGTTTCACGATTCCATATTCCAGTAAGCTTCCTATATCCCCTTACCGGTATTTTCTCTATTTCTTTTGGTACAATCTTGACATACTCTCCTTCTCCGATTGGTATAGTCATATTACCTGCCTCTTCCGTGCAAAAGTATTCTATTTCAGATGCCATTCCTTTATACACATAGAACCGGTATGGGTTCCCGTCAGGGTCTACCCGATCCATATAGTATAATATCACTTTGTCTACTTTTATCTTTTTCATTCCTTTATTCTCCTTATCTTTAAATCGTTATTCCCACAGTATTCCTTCAACCAACTATCCGTTAGATAACGATTAACTCTATCGTATTTCTTTTTCGGACCCTTGCTCCAGAATTTCCATTCGTTTGTGATATTGTACCCATATTTATCAAACCAATGGATATAATACACTACGTTACCGTACAAATCCACTCTTTTTCTTTCCTGTATGACTACCTCGTAAGGCATCTTCTTGCCTCTTTTCTCCATCTTTGTCCTCCTTTCTTGAATAAAAAAAACGGCACCTATCTTCGCAGACCAGTGCCGGTAACTAACTTACATGGAAAACTATTTTACTTCAACTAATTCTACAGAGCTGTAGAATTTAGTGAAGCTACCAACAAATTCTCTTATATTTTTATATTCTTCTGGTCGTTTTCTGTTACCGTCTTTTATATAATTTACCCACAGTCTATCTTCTATGCTCTTAATCGCATTTTCTATAGTAAATTCGTCGCTGACACACATTAAACACGAAGATCCGGTTTTCTTATGTGGTTTATACACCCTTGAAAAAGACCACATTTTTATCCTGTCGTATATATATCCGTTGTTTGGATAAACGAATCCTATCCGGCTGTCACCTTCTTTGGCATAAAATACACCTGGCTCCTTCCCGCCCTTTCTATATACTACGAATCCTTTTTCTTTTAGGATCTTAACCACTTTATTTAATTTATTTTCTACGTTCATTTTCATGCAAAAATTTAAAAACGACCTTCATTACATTTCCAAAGTTCTCCACCTTAACCCACTCGTGAGCTACTGCTCTAAGTACGGATGTTTCGTATGTCGGAATATCGTCTTCTTCAACCACCTTACAAGAAGCCAGAACTCCTTCAGTCGGCTTTAGTCCGAGGTCATGCAGCTCGCAGAGACCGCCCGGCTGGCGGAATGCGCACCACCCGTCTTTCTCTGTTGGCTGGATCATCGCTATTGGTTTTTCTTTCACTGCAAGATACCCTACCATCCACATTGTTTCTTTTAACCTGTCAGCGTATCCGGCATCTATGATAGCCTCTATGTCTTTTGGCGTACCAATACAAGGAACTTTACACATGTTTTTACATTTATCACATGTACAAGGTTGCTCCCATCTGTTATGATCTATGCCTACCAACTTCTTTATCCGTTCTACTTCTTCTTTCATATTATACTATCTCTGTTAGTTTTTCATAATACAACTTCATTTCCGGTGAAGCATATTCCATGAATGCTTCGAATAAGTAGGGTACCTCTATTATCATATTCACATTACAACCTTCTGCCTGTGAAAGAGATTCAAGATCATTGCTGTATGAACACGTTACATGAGCTCCTACATTAAACACATGTAAATCTAATCTTACATATTCCATACATAAATCTAACGCTTTAAACAAGTTTTCTACCTCAATCTCCTGAAATAGGTCTATAAACATCCTTAAATCCATTATTTTACTACCCTTTCTATGTGTTTAATTAATACTACTGCCATCCCCTTACCTGTTTTTATCGCACATTCCGATCCTTTTATCCATTCTACACACCCTACATACTTTTCCGTAGCATGAAATCCGGGATTGTATTTTCCAGATGTACTGAACTCTACCGTATCCCCTACCTTCAGATCATCAAAAGCAATAGACCATGTGGTCCAAATTCTATCATGTCTCCCAGGCTGAATAGCTCCGATTACGCCTTTTTTACGACCGTTTTTTATCGCCCTTAGTATTATCTTCCTATCACCTTCGATAAGGCTGCAAAAGCGCCCGTAAAAGGTCAAATCAACCTGTTTTCCTCCTATTTCTTCTCTTATTTTTGTTATTCTGTTCATTTTCTGATTTTGTTTTATTTTTTTCTTTGTTTTTTCTATCTTCTATAGAAGATGATAATAACATTATCTTTTCTATGTTACTTTTTGACTGTAAAAAAGAATCGCATTTCATTACTACTACCACCTTCTTAAGTTCCCCATTATCGTATAGCGATACACGCATCATGTTTTGCACCTCGTCCACTATCAGACCTGGAGTAGTCTTAACCATTTTGCGTAGCTTATTATACTCCGGTCTTTTCATTTCCTCTGTTTATTACTCTATAGTATTTATCCTTGTCCCCTTCTTTCAACTTCTCCAGATAGAAAATTCCATCATGTAAATGAGACAAACAAAACCTGTATCCGTATTTCTGTACTCTTCTTACATGATCCCGCAGTCTTATCTCTTCACTTTTGTCTTGTACTTTGATCTTAATACTGTCTCCTTCTTTGATTGTGTATAAAATAGTTTGAATCTCTTCTTTTTTCATCTTATAAAATATTTTAACGGCAGCACCTATACTCACGCACCACTACTGCCTTATGTTTAACAATTAAATACTTAACTCTTCAATGGTCAAGCCTTTTTCTTTTGCCCATTTTAACATTGCGCATAATTCTGTTTCTGACTTATATTTCGGATCACGCCACGCCCATCCGAATTTATCCAGGACATGATGATATAATTCGTCGGCCTTTGCCGTGTAAATGTCTTTGAATAAATGCTCCGAACCTTCTGGTATAAGCATCTCTGTTGTTGCAAAATCAGAATACGACAAACATCCGTAAGCATATTCTGTTATTTCACTCCATGCTTCTCCGGCTTTAAATCCAAATTCTTTTACAAAAGCCAAAGTTAGATACATGTTTAATAATATTGTTACATCATATCCAGAATCCGACTTTCTTTCTATTATTTTCTTTTCAAATTCCTTTAAATCTTCAGGCCCTAAAAAGATGTATCCTGGTACCGACCGATAATTAGCCTCCGCATACTTCTTGCATTTATCATCATTAACAATCTTACCAATGTTAGATAACATCTTTTGCCTCCATTCATCACAAAACTCTATCCTTACATCCATCCAATCAGTATCATAATTGTACTCTTTTGGATGTCCTACCGATATTACCTTTATGTTATTCACGCCATATTCATAAAGGCGTTCACCCACCTCATTCGCCCATTCCTGTACAAAAGGAACAAACTTATTGCAATAAGAATCAAAATCAAAATCCGATTCTTCTTCATATTCCGGCATCTCATCATATTCCTGTGAAAAGAAATGACGCGGGTCTGCTATTGTTTCATAAAAACTTACGTTAATGAAACAAAATTCGTTGGTTGTTGTTTTTAATATCATAGCTTTTTGTATTTACGTACATTTTTCTTGCCATAGAATCTACACATGGCACGAATCTGACTATAAAATACTTTTGTCCTCCTGGCCTCAAAGTATTTAAACATTTCTTCATTCTTTGTTTCCCACACGTAATCCGTTTGGGAACTCATGTGATTTTTGTCCTTGCGTGAATAATGGTAATATGATACCACAACACGTTTCGCGCCATTCTTTACAGGTACGATATTCACGTCTATGTTATTATCTGTCATATTATTATTGTTTTATGTTATTTAATGGTAATACTGATCCCATTTATGTGTCAGATGATAATTAAACATTATATTTGCCCTGTCTTGCGACCTCGGAAGGGCATTTCCGAGTTGGAAAGTGCGGGTGATTCCAACGATTGTAAAACCGGGGGTTCCGTACGTTTGTATCCAAGAATCCCGTTTGCTTTAGCGATGGGAGTATGTCAAGCATTATATAAATACAAAGAGCGCATACCTTCACAGGCCGGCGCTCCTTTCAATAAAAATGAAAAAACTAACATTAACATAAAAATCCGTTTTCTACTTCTTATGTTTTAATCTTTTAATGGCATCCTTTCTTGAGTATGCCATTACTTTAGTGCCATTAATATCAAATTCTTTTTCTGTTCTGACAATCTTTTCTCTTCTATATGTAGATTGCATTCCTTTTCCCCTTTTAGTATTTAGCACAAAGGCATCATCTCCGCACATTGCAGCTAATATCATAGGGAGCAACAGACCTCTGTATTTCATATTTTTCCTCCACAATTATTATATCTGCCATATTCGTTTCTTCCATCATTCCGTATTTCAAAAATCATCTTCTTATGATCTTTGCCTGGTAACTTATCCTTAACAGCCGATATTACGCCCGCTATAGACGTGAATCCCGAATCTGTTATTGAACACAGTAACACACCTCTGTCTGCGCCGGTGCTTATCGCTGACGCCTTTATAATATCATTTTATATATTCTCATAATCTTTCGTTTTATTATCTACAAACTTATCTATATCGTCTCTTATTCTTTTTAGTACTCCGGCTATAATTTCCGGCATCTCTCCTTCGGTACGGTTCAGAGTTTCTGTCACCCCATCAATCCTACCAATTTGACGCCATAAGAAATTGGCGTCTTTCGCATTAAATTCCCCCATCATGTCTTATTTTACAGTAAACAACTTGCTTTTTTAAGCACCAGTCTTGCGATTCTGAGAGTGAACACCGTTCGGAGTTGTTAAAAAATATACAATCTTTGCAGAACATAAGAGGATCTTCGTCGTCACCAACTACTTTGACATCATACTCTATGCCATACAATTTTAATCTAAATACATCCCCTGCTTCTTTAGAAGACAAATCCATGTTCGGACCGAATGTTATTACTTCCATATAATTATGTTTTATTGTTTGTGAGATGCCCAGAATCGAACCAGGACCGGCACATACGCACCGGCACGCCGCGTCATCCCTCTATGATACAGAAATAGGCATGTCTATCCTCACGAACCGACATGCCAAAACCCAAAACTTAATTTGATGAATAAAATAGATTAACAAAAATACTATTCTAATTCTTTTATAATATCTTTCACAATATTCAGCCTTACCTCCTTCGTTTCTGGACTAAGACAACCAAACCACCCATAAAACGTTCTTGTTTCCTCTGGTTCTGTGGCCATACTTATCTTCTCCTCCAATTCCGGGAAATATATTCTCACCATTTCGTCTGAACGAAACTCATATATATTTTTATGTGTTTTGAGATACATAAACACTACATTTCTTAACGCAACACATATGTATTCCCCATCCTCTAACCTATCAATCATCTCATATACCTTTTTCCATATGAATAATCGCTCTTCTTTTGTAAACATATCCTTCTTTATTTTTATGGTATTATTTGACTGTATGCAGACTTTTCCATGTACACAATATTATGCTCCTGTCCAAATATCTTCTTTGCCGCCTCTTTCTTTATCGCACAATATCTCCCTGTACGATACGGATTCTTTTGATCTGATCCATCCTCGACTTCGATAATAAAACAGCCTCCGTCATCTATTATCTTTTTGCAATTGTCACATACTCCGCCCGTGCATATATGATGCGGCGCCTGACCTTTGATATTATTCCCTAATAAAGCAATCCCCATCTCTTCGCCGCATACTATGCATAGTTCTATGGATGGATTCAACCCATGCTCTGGATGCAATACAATACCGTCTTTCATTTTCTTTCCTCCTTCATTAATTCTATTATAAACTTTTTATCTTGTTCCCACAATGGCAGCCCTTCTTTTACTGTGTATGCCACTGTTTCCCTCTCTCCTATTAATCGCACGGCAATCTCTCTTGCTTTCAAGTCATCCTCCTCATGCGATTTATTTATTAAATCATAGGCACATGATTCCACCTTTTGCCTTTCGATTATTATCGAACCCATTAACTCGCTTATATACGATCCTAAAAACGATAAGACATTAATAGCTTTCCCAATATCATTTGAAATAGCATTTGCTAAATACATCTTATCCATATACTCCGGCAAAGCCTCGTATGCCGTTTCTATGTTTTTATACTGATTTTCGTTTACCTCCCTTTTAATCAGTTCTTCAAATTCTTCTTTTAACATGTTCTTCCCTATTTTAATGTTGTGTGAGATCGCCGGAATCGAACCAGCCTACCGCACCATGAATCCCATAAAGCAAATGCTCCGATCTTCGCAGATGGGAGCATTCTGTCTAAAGCATAAGAAAATTAATGAAGAAATTTTTCTCACTTACGCCATAGCATCTAAAATAGCTATCAGCACTATTTCTATGACAAACATAATAGAAAATATCTTAAATGCCTTTTTCATATCGCTATCTCCTCCTTTTTATTTTTTTTAGTTCCACAATAAACTGTTCCGGCTCTGCTCCGACCTACGTTCCACCTACAACCGCAGGCCTTAGCCCAAGGCGCCGCCTACTCCCCCTCTATGGCAGCCTGTTCGTACCTACAAAGCCAGTCTCCTTCTACACAACTAACACTACGCGATAATAAACATTTATCCTTATAACAATCATAAAAAAATACACCTCTCACAACTGTAATCCTTAACGTCTACACAGCTAACTACCTTAGCATATACTATACCATCACTGCCTTCTATTCCTTTCACCCCAAAAATAGAACCTTCTACTTCTTTACTCAAATCTAAATCGGGTGCAAAATCATATACGTTCATACCATCCATATTTTAATTGTTAAACATTCCGATTACCACTAATCTATAGAATATAGTTTTCAACTCTCAACCTATTGAATTTTGTAGAATAAACTCACATTATGCTGTTTTAAAGCACTGTAATCCTTAATTTTGTGGGAAAACCCTACATAATGTTGTTTTAAAACGCTTATCTATTGAATTTTGTTGGTAGTATCTATTGAATTTTGTTGGTAGTATCTATTGAAT